CCATATTGGCACTCTCCAAAAAGCAGTTGTGTATAAAATTATATACTGCTATCACACTAAATAGTTATATGGCAATATACAATCCAGACGGCAGCGAATATAAACCATCAGGTAGTTTAGCTCAATTTGATCCTAAAAACCCAGAATTTAATGTTTTTAATGTTTGGGACCAAGAAGCTATCGAAATGGGAGGCACTCCCTTATATTATTATGAGGTTTTCATCAACGTCAATAACATTGATGAGTTATATGTAGAAGCAAGAGACAAGATATATTCGCAATTCCCTGTAATAATCCATGGTTATTATGAGCCAATTCCCTGCACAAATACTTTGGGAACATTTGGCATTGATTCTCCAGACGAAATGATGTTTGAGTTTAATTATCGACATGTACTGAAGACTTTGGGACATGCTCCTAAGATTGGAGCTAGAATTTTTTCTCCTCATAAAAGCGAAAATTGGATTGTAATCCAAAGAAACACTGAAGTTTATAAGCTTTGGGGAGAATTAAGACTTCAGGTCATGTGTCAACGATTCCAGGAAAGCCTTACGACTGGAGAGGGCAAAGTTACTTTGAATAATCAGCCTGATTATAAAATCAATAGTATTAAAGACCTGAAAGCAAATAATGGAATGAATATGGCCGGTGGGCAAACTTCTATTCCCTAACAGGTTTATGTACATGCCTGAATAACACAAGAGGTATTTTAGGCGGGATTAATTTGAAAATTAATTTGGTTTTCTTAATCGAATTTTTATTTTTAAAGAACTTTAAAGCCATATCATAATATATAAACAATATAGGAATTTTTTTATGTCAGAGCCTACTTTAGTTCCATGCAATGAACCAGGAGATATCAAACAATTAAATGCAGATCCTGCGGTTCCATTTTGCAAACAGGCAGTTGTTCAAGAAACATCTGGGACTATAGATCATCAGCCGGTTGTCACCAATATAAATGATGTTACAGGAAGTGATTTATCTTGGTTAGAAGAAGCAACACAAAGAAAAATGGGACAAGGAGAACCTGTTACTTGTGATCCTCAGCAGACGGGTCACATTATTAACGAACAAGGAATGAGTCCTCCTAATAGAGACACAGTATACAGATATGAAAAATCTTTACGAGGAACTGACGAAGCTGTCAGAAAGATGTTTCAAGACATAGTGGTAATAGATGAATCTGGAAAAGCACACAATATACCTATTATTTGGGCCACACAAGAGAAAGCAGTGGCTTATATTATTCAAGAAAATGTGCGTAAGGATGAAAGCTTAGTAGTGGATCGAGTTCGTTTGCCCATGATGGCAATACATCCTTCAAATTACCAGTTTAATCAATCTAGATACACTTACCATAAAGCGATAAATTATTTAAGAAGACGAGATTTAGATTGGAGTCCAGGATTCACGGTCAAAGAACGTTATGAAAGAGATACGGTTTTTGGAGTTTCTCGGGGAATTCCTATTGATATTAGTTACACTTTGATTGCTTGGACTTTATATGAAGAAGATATGAATCAGATTCTTACTCAAATTGCTACAAAATTTAGCCCTATGGCGTATATAAGAGTAAGAGGAGTTTCGTGGGAGGTCGGTGTTAAACTTGACTCGATAGGAAACAATGTAAATGTTGAGCCAGGAGACAAACAAGTACGAGTTTTTAAATATCAATTTGGGATTACTGCTGAAACTTATATTTCGCAGCCAATTGTTAGAAGAAAAGCAGTGCTGAAAACTAAAGTTGAAGTTACCGATAGTACTAATGAAGAAGACATAAGTGAGGTCTTGATTAGGTTAGAAGAGGCAGTAAAGGAATTAGAACCATGATAGAAATTAAAAATAAAACAAGAAGTCCGATACAACTACTTGTTAGATCAGGGACGGCCCCTCGTTCATTTACAACTTTAATCGTTCCTGGAATAGGAAAAGGTAATAATGTCACATTAATAGAAGATGAACGCAAGACCGATATTATTGAACGTGTGGAGAAATTGGGCCTCATCTCCACTAAATATATTCCAAACTCAGAGATTCGTTTAAGGGAGATATAACAATGGCAATATTAAGGGGATTTCCACCGTCAAACACAATTGCACCCACAGTAAAAGTCACCGAAAAGGATCTAAGCTTAATTGAGCCGCAACAATCCTTTCATCGTGCTGGGTTAGTTGGTTTTGCCTCCAAAGGTCCTATCAACATTCCGACCTTGGTCAGTACTCAACGTCAACTCAACACAATTTTTGGATATCCGCATCCAGAATCGGGCGATCCTTATCTGATTTATGCTGCACAACAATACCTACAAGTCGGTAACGAATTATATATCGTTCGTGTAGCCAATGAAGAAAATGTTAGCGATCAACAAGCACAAGTAGCTGCTGTTGATGTACCTTCTTCTGGCGGTCAGATTATTATACTATCTGATACTGCCGGACCATATACATTTGATGCCGACGCATTTTTCCGCTGGAGATTAAATGGAGTTCTACATTCCAAAACGCTTGTAGTACTTGCAAATGACGAAGGGGAAAGTTATACAGCCGCTCAATTAGCAGAAGATCTAAATGCTCAATTAAGCAGCGATATTGATGGCATCGAATTTTTCTCGCACACAAATGATACTAAAATCGGTGTAAGAACAACTTGGGCTTATGGTCCAGATGCTGAATTAGAATTAGTCTCCGTACAAGATTCTATGTATGGTGGATTGGTTGCTGACGGCAATGTGACCGGATTAGGAACTAGCATGACCCAAGCTACAATCACTGGCAGTTTGGATCGTTATCCCGCCTCCTACCAGAGTGCAGGAAATTATGATCTAACTGGTCTAACTAATCTTAATATCCAGATTGTAGTGGATGGCACCGATAATGGAGTGATTGATAACGTAGTTCAAATTATTGACTTAGCATTACTAGAAGGTTCTGAATTTACGATCACTGAAATTGTCAATGAAATCAATTCACAAAAGGCCGAAAATGGCGGAACACTTCCTGGTGGTTGGACCGCAGTTGATGAAAGCGATAATTTACAATTTGTTACAGATCACTATGGCCGTGATGCCAGATTGCTCATTAAACCAGACAGCACAGCTATTGACATCTTTGGTCTTCAAAGCGTCACTGTGCTAGGCGACAGTCCAATTGGAACTTCTGGCGATCTTGCAATCGCTACTTATGGAAGAGTTAATGGTGATGCTAATAGCACTGGTGCTATCACCATGACAATTACAGCCGACTCCGCTGGTATTGATGGAAATGCAACACAGGTCGTTATTGAAAACAACGTTCGTGAAGGTAATTTCCAGATTCAAGTTTACAACAACGGTGTTCAAGTTGAATCTTGGGGAGCTTTAGTTAAGGATGAGACTTCCAGGTTTTATGCTGAAACATACATTGCTTTGGTATCAGATTGGATTCGTGTTCAAGATGAAACCACAAATGCCGCACCGCCATTAGACGGAACATATACGCTTTCTGGTGGTACAGATGGTATTCCTTCTGATCCAGATGATCAGGATGCTTTAATCATAGGTAATACTGTAGGGTTTACAGGCATGTATGCACTTGGCGAACCTGAACAGATTGACATTGATTTGATTGCCGCACCAGGACATTGCAGTACGGCAGTAGTAGAAGCTTTGTTAAATCTTTGTCAAAATGTAAGATCTGATTGCTTAGCTATCATTGATCCTCCATTTGGTTTGACTATTAATGAAATTGTCGATTGGCAAAATGGTAGTCATCCATTGAATTTAACAAGATTGGACAGTGATTTTGGAGCATTATATTGGCCATGGGTTAAGATTAGAGATTCTTACAATGGCGTTGATGTTTGGGCTCCTCCATCAGGTTCTGTAATGGCAACAATTGCTCGATCTGATCAGTTATCAGCACCTTGGTTTGCTCCTGCTGGTCTGACTCGTGGTATTGTTCCTAATGTTTTGGATGTATTTTCAAGACCTACACAGGACGAGCGAGATTTGATGCAAGGTTATAGAAACGCAATCAATCCTATCGTTCAATTTGCTGATATTAACGGATTTGTTCTTTGGGGTCAAAAAACATTGCAACGCACTCCAACAGCTTTGGATCGTGTCAATGTAAGACGCCTTATGTTTGCTATAGAAAAACGAATTCGTATAGCTGCAAGACAATTGTTATTTGATCCGCACGACGAAATTCTTCGTCAGAAATTTGTTCGAATTGCCACTGAAATATTGCAAGAAGTTCAAGTCAATAGAGGTATTAATGATTTCCGAGTTAAATGTGACGAAGAGATCAATACGCCTGACGTAATTGATAGAAATGAATTAAGAGCACGTATTGCTGTACAACCTATTCGTGCAGCAGAGTTCATTTTCATCGAATTTTCAATTCACCGAACAGGTAGCTTCACTGAAAACACTGAAGCTGGTACTTTCTAGTTTTATTAATAACCTTCTGAGGAATTAATTCCTCAGAAGGTTATATTACAAATTTAAAGGTAAACATGCCTATATCAATGGGAATCGGAGACTTAGGCTCTCCTGCCATAATTATAAAGAGAAAATTTAGATTTACACTGGATATTCAACATCCTTTTGGAACTATACCACGTTCATATGTAAAAGTGGCAAGCAGACCTAAGTTAACTATAGAAGAAAAAGAATTAAACTTTCTTAATTCAACTGAATATTACCCTGGAAAAGGCAAATGGGACGCTCTTGATGTGACTTATATTGACGTTGTTGATAAAGCAGGCACAACATTGCAGATACATAATTGGATAAGAACAGTTTGGAATTTTCATGATGTAGTAAACATGAGACAGTCTGAAATGTTGGGCTGGGGTGGTTTAGCAAATTTAGGTATGTATGACGGTTGTGGAAATCTGTTGGAATTATGGCAATTGGCCAAGTGTTTTCCAACGAGTGTTGATTTTGGAGATTTGAGTTATGCAGAATCAGATGAAGCTACAATACAATTACAGATAAGATACTCGCAAGTTCATTATTTTAATTACTGTGGACCTAAACTTGATCCTAATACAAACAATTGTATGGGATGCTACTTTTAGTCCAATTTTTATAATTTTAGGAGAAAAAATGGCACAAAGAGATATGGGAATCGGCGTTATAGGCCAGCCAGATATTACAATTAAGAGAAAATTTCGTTACACCTTTGAAATCGTTGGTTTTTGCAACAATGCAAAGAATAATGTTCCAGAGCATTTTGTCAAAACAGCATCTCGTCCTAATCTAAGTATCGAAGAAACGACACTTAACTTTCTTAATGCTCGTACTTGGATTCCTGGTAAAGCAGAATGGCAAGACATTACCATTACCTACGTTGATGCTGCCAGCGAGCACATGGCGTTGTTATGGAACTGGCTAGTCTCTGTATATGATTTTACCAACCCAACATCCTTGAAAATGGGAAATAAAAGAGATTGGGCGGCAACTGGTATTTTGACATTATATGATGGTTGTGGATCACCATTGGAAACATGGGAATTGAAGAATCTTTGGCCAAAAACAATCAATTTCGGAGATCTTGATTATGGCACAAGTGACGAAGCCACCATCGAATTAGGTATGCGTTATTCTGATGTTAGATATACTTCGTATTGCCCGTCATTCCAGCCTCAAGGTTGCTGCACAAGTTGCTCAACTAAAAAATAGCAATTAAATTAGGAAAACGCCCCGATTAAGGTCGGGGCATTTACTTTTTTAAAAGGAAAACACTTATGGCTTCAATGGGAGTGCAATTCGGACTAGAGAGGAATCTCTATTCTAAACGAAAGAATAGATGGTTTCTTGAAATTAATGGAATTAGTCCTGGACCTTCAGATACAAAATTGGTCAACATTCTGCCTCCTGAAAAGGCAGCAAGGCCATCTTTAAGCTTTAAAGAAATGGTCGTTAATCATATTACTGAAGATGTTTATCTTCCAACAAAGCCTGATTGGAAACCGCTTAACGTTACTCTTTATGATTTACAGAGAAGCTATGCAGATGGAAGTCGGGCTGTTCAATCACATCCGGTTTGGGGATGGGTGCAACAATACTATGAGCCGCATTTAGGAATGGTAGCTAGGCCCAATCAATATAAGATGTTTAAAACTTGCATAGTTTATATGGTTGATGGCTGTGGAACGGTTATTGAACATTGGACCTATGAACATGCTTGGTTACAATCTGTAGATTTTCAGACTTTAGATATGTCAGATTCATCTATTATGTCTTGCGATCTTGTAATCAGATTTGCGAGAGCTTATTTTGGAACTCCTAGCATGTATGGAATAGGCTAGCTTTCTTCCAGTTGAAATTCATTTTTTAATAATTCTCGCATATTTTCCAAAGCATCTTCTAATTGTTTATTTTTCCATTTTAATTTTCTGGTGGTTGCACTTTTGTTTAAGCGGCCTTTTTTAGTGTAACATTCTGCTTCATTGTCCAGGAGGCATTCCACAACTTCTGAATATCCATTTTTTCTTAATTTTTCAATTATTTCGCTTAATTCGAGCAATTGCACCGGATTTGCTGTTATTTTTGTATCCATATACATAATTCTATAAACCTGAAAAAAATATTTCAAGTACATATTAATAAAATTTAGAAAAAATTATAGAATTATTTAATTAAAGAACTAACTTTTTCAAAAAGTCTCTGGTCATTATCTCTAAATTCACCAAGTCCCAGTAAGATGCCAACAACAAAGGAATATTATTTTGCTTACAATATTCAAGTTTGATGTTGTCGTTCTTGTTGATATATTTTAAGCCTTCTTCTCCACCGAAGTAAGTTACTGCCTCATAATGCTGTCTGCCCTGAAATTCAATTAATCCTGCTATCTTACCTTTGCCAAAAATAGCAAAATCAAAAGGCAATGGTCTAATATTCTTGCAATCTGGAAAACGAAATTGAGCCTTATGCTCAATATTGCTATTTTCTAAAATCTCTTTAATTAATTTCTCGCCTCTAGAAGATGCACAAAAAGGACATCCTGTACCATCAACTTTTGTTCTGGAATCAATTCTAGATTTCCATATGTGATTTGAATTATTTGAGCATTGCCACCAAACTTTTATTTTATTAGTCGCATAAGTCACATGTTCTGGTGTTAATCTTCCATTTTTAGTTGGATGCCACTCAGAAGCAATTTGAGGATGTGTTGTGGATAAACAGTTGGATTTGACTAATTTTCTTCCAACACAACAAGGACATTGAAAACCTCTTGTTCTATTGTACACTGTTGCTTCCCATTCATGGTCATCTGCTTTATCACATTTCCACCAAATCATCTTGTGGCTCATAGCAGTCACATCAGTAGGTAACAATAGTCCATTTTTGGTTGGATGCCATTCTTTAGCCAATTCTGGATATAACGTGGACAAACAGTTATTTTCATCTGTTTTTTGCCCACAACAATACGGACAACCTGTACCTTTGCCTTTTTTGCCGCCATTAGTCCTGTTTGTAATGGCAACTTTCCATTCGTGTTTTGGATTTTTTGAACATTGCCACCAAATCTTTACTCCGCTACCTTCTACATGATTATTAGGATCAAGTCCTTTATTGTATATTGGATGCCACTCTCTAACTAATTCAGGATGTGTAATGGCAAGACTATTGGTTGATCCTGCTTTCTTATTTTTACAAAAAGGACATCCGGCTTTATTTTTAGTTCTAGAAAATACTCTTGCTTCCCAAATATGTTCTAGATTTTCTTCGCATTGCCACCAAATCTTTCTAGCACTCGAAATGGTTACTTCTGTAGGTTTTAAAGTGTTTTTGGTTGGATGCCATTGCTTGGCAATATCCGGCATATTATTGGCAAGGCAATTCGACCAAACTACTTTTTGTCCTGAACAACAAGGACAGCCTGGATATTTCACTTGAGAAAATACATAAGATTCCCACTCGTGGTCATTGCCCATAGGACATTTAAACCAACACTTCACTTTAGATGTTCTGTGTACATCTGTTGGTCTTAAAGTGTTTTTGGTTGGATGCCATAGTTTGCAAATTTCTGGATGGGTTTCTGTCAGATTTTTAGTTGTTTTTCTCATGTGTCACCTTAATTTTGTTGAAGTATCCTATAACATTAATTTAAGCCTAATGCAACATCAAAATAAAATTTCTTCAAATTTTCCATGGATGTTACGTAGTTAAAGGCTTTACTATATATAGTAACTTTCAAACAAAAAAATTAAGATGTTTTTTCATTATCGTAATTTTGACGCTCTTTTCCGTTACGAATCACTAAGTTTTCGAATTTGTCCTGTAAGAATTTGTGATATCTCTTCTTCAATTCGTTGTAATTCCTCGCTCCTCTATATAACTGGCGCAGGTGATTAAGGACACAAGTTGATAAATAATTAAACGCCTTCCCCTTACGTGGATCGAATCTGTCTATTTTCTCAAAGCAGATCAGGACGCCTTCTTGAATAGCATCATCCATATCAATGCCGTTAAATTTAGCCCAATGGGCAATGTTTTCAGAGAGAAGATAGAAGGCATGGGCCAATTGTTGTTGATGAGTTTGGAAATTGTCGCAAATTTCTTGATGCCTCTGTTTGATTTGTTCTAAATTTGGTTTTTTTTGATTGTCGTTGTATTTCTTTTTGCGACGTTCATGAGTCTGCTGAAGATCGCTGACAATTAACTCATATCTTGATTTTTGTCTTTTGTGTTGTTGGAATGCTCTGATTACAGATTCAAATGTCTTATTATTAAGATATTCGTTTGTCAAAAAACCTCCTATGGAATATTTATTTATTTTTTCGTACTATTAATTTAGTGTGGAACTACTGAACATATATTCAAAAATACAGACAAATCCCAGAAATATTGCAGCATATCGGCAATTAATTCAGTATTATAAAGATCGTCATATGACTAATGAATCACAGGCTTTTGAAGAACTCATTAAGATAAAATTCAATGAATGCGATAATACTCACCAAGAACAACAGCAAAACAATCCAGAAAACACTTGATTCCATATGTAATTGCTGCTCTAGAATTATTGTAGGAGATCTAGGAAGCTGTGATGGTACTTTAGATATTTGCCGTAATTATCAGGCTGAGATTCACTATTTAGTCGAATTTGACCGTGATCAAGCTAGAAACCGTCTTCAAAAAGACCTTTCAGGCTATAATTTGATGATAGAACCTTGGGAAATAATACTAAAACAAGATGAAATAGCCCTGACAAGTGATTGTTATTATGTGAAACTATTAAAAGATAAGACGATTACTAAAGAAATCAGACTATGGAAAGGATTTCAAGAATTTGTTAATCCTACATACGAATGCATCAAATCGACTACAAATTCTGAAATTGATTTGATTTTATATAGCTTTGCCAATAGAGATCTGTTAAGTGACTTGGAATCAATCAAGAAATGGAAAGAAACAAAGCCATCTGCCTTCCAACCTTATTACTACGAAGCATGTATCTACTTGACTTTAGGGGATCATGAAAAGTTTTTAAATGCCATTCAACATTATTTATTTTTAAACAGAACACCCAGCATTTCCACAATTATGAGCCATTATTATATGGCTTACGCATATATCTGTAAGAAAGAAGTCAAAAAGGCTTTACAAAACATCAATATTTGTTTAAGTTATTGTCCATTAATGGCTGAGTTTTGGTGTATTTTGGGAGATGTTTATTATCATTTATTGAAAAAATTTGACGAAGCTATCGAATTTTATGAAAATGCTATGATTTTAGGAGCAAAAAGGCTAAAAACAGATAAGTATCCTATTGATCTAACCAAATACAAAGAATATCCCGAAAAAATGATAGCCAGTTGTAATAAAATCAAGGAAACACAAGGTATTTATGTCAGATAATATATTGACTACAGCTATGGGAGCTTGGGGAGATGTTTTTACATCTTTGACTCTTATTGAACGATTGAAATCTCGTGTCTCTAAAGTAGATATTCTTTATTATGGATTTGATGTCGAAATTGCTAAATTTCTAGAACATCAAGAAAATATCGATTCTGTTATACATGTTTTGCCTAAATCTCATGACGATTATCACAAAATTCTTGACGAAGCGGCCCAAGACAAATTGGATTGGATCGAGGCAATTAGTGATATTAAACTAATGGACAGGAAGATACTTCCGACACATCTTCGTTATAGTTCAATGATCCCTGAGTTAATTTTTAGAAAATTTAGCTATAAACTCCCCAAAATAGAACAGTCATATCCTAAACCGTGTATTCTTTTAAACCCAGTTTCTTTTCACTCATGCAGATTTGAGGAGCATTGGCCTTTTATCCCAAATGCTATTGAATTTTTAATTAAAGAAAGTGGATGGAATTTTATCCTCATTGGTCAAGAAAAGACAAGACATTGTCTAAAAGGCGAATATTGGGACTATCCTTACCAAATTAACATGCCGAATGTGGTTAATTTAGTAGGGCAAACTGAAAGTATGGCTCAAGTTTTAGCAATTGCTGAATTATGCGATGGCATTATCACCACCTCCAATTGCTTGTCGATGTGGTCGATTTTATCCAACAAACCAGCAATTGTTTGGTTAAATTCTAAATTAACCCATCCATTTGCAGTAGGACATTTCTACTATAGAGAATGGATTACTAGCAAACCTAATTCAATTGTGAGTTTTGATGACGATTTTGCTACCTTTATGAAGGTTTATGAAGAATGGAACAGAAACTTGAAATCGAAAGATGTCCCTGCTGCGATGGAATCTTTAGGAGAATCTCAGGTCTAAAGATAGATCAATATTGCGATAATTGCGATACCCTTTTGACCCCTATCGTAGATGAAGATATTTACGGGGTTGATTATTACATTAAATATGTCAGATATCACAGCACAACATTAAACGCCAAATTGCAAGAAACACGTTGGTCTATTGTTCAGAAATATCGCAATGAAGGAAATCTGTTGGACATAGGCTGTTCTGTAGGTTCATTTATTGAAAAAGCTCCCTCTGGGTTCAATGCCGAAGGATACGACGTAAACAAATTTTGCTTAATCCATTGTGGTTGCTATGATTTGGTCACTCACAAAAAACTTCCCATTGACAAACGATATGATGTCGTTACAATGTTTGATGTTTTGGAGCATGTTCCAAACATAGAAGACATTGTGGTTAAAATCAAGGCGATGTTGGTTCCAAAAGGTATTTGGATCGTTACAATCCCTAATTTTTACCATGAGAGGCTTGAATCCATTGACAAATGGAGGCATTATCGCCCTAAGGAGCATGTGTATTGTCTGTCAGAAAATTCCATGAAAGCTCTGTGTCAAAAATTTGATTTTGAGTTGTTAGAGGTCAATTTTGACGAATCCGAGCATCGACCTCCCAAAGACAATTTAGCCACTTACATTATGAGAAAACAATGATTAAAATTGCCAAGTTGGACCCCCAGCCCAAGCATATTTTTAGTTCAGGCTATCAAGGCTATGAATTTGGAGTTACAGAAGGGATTGAAAAGCCTGATGATTTTTTTGGAGGAACTTGCTTACATGAAGGCCCATTTATTCCTTGTCCAATTGAAGTAAACATGGAAGAATGGGCGACTAGAGAAGTTGATTTCATAAAAATCGATGGTGAATGGTGGTGGATTAGGCGGGAAGCATTAGATGAAGCTTCCAAAGGAGCAAAGCAATGAAGTATTACTTTTTGTTTATTCATGATGGGAAATTTCCTAAGTTTTTTGGTCCTTATGATTTGGAATCCGAAAGGGATGATGCGGCAAAGAGTTTTTGGTTCATACATCGTAAAGAAGGACATCTTATATTCAAAGTGCAGTCACTTACTGATCCTCAAATCTTTACCTTTACTGATTCTGAACTTACGTTTAATTGGACGTAACAAATGTATCAAATCATTGCAAGTGTCGTTAAGATCCATGAAGATTTGTCACAAACTGGATATAATATTCCAACCTTTTATCTTGATCCTCAGTGTCAAGGCATAACTGATGCGACTCATGCAGAAAAGGTTGCTAGAGACATAATTAATCCAACAAATGATCACACTATTAAGGTGAATGTTTGTGCTGTTTTCGTTTTTCCAGATTAGGCGTGATCCATCGGATGATGGACTTTAATCCATTCGCCTGAAAATGCCGAATCAGGATCTTCATGTTCTTTGGGCATATCATCATAATGCCTGCATGAGCCTAATTTCTCAAGAATTGGCCCTTTAGGTCCCATATTGGTGCAAATCACATCTGATATTGGCAGATGATGTCTTTTGACCATATCTACAATTGGAAGACGATCTCTAGAAATTCTGCTAGTTACAATAATCACAGAATATCCTTTTTTGGCATAATCTCGGATTAGCTCAAATCTTTCGTGGTTTAGATGATCGTCATTATCTGAATCTCCATTGAACCACAATTGGGATTCATCGTCCCATTGAGGCACGGTAAGCGTGCTATCAAAGTCAAAAGTGACAACTTTTTGATTTTCTAACCACATCTGAAATTTCATATTTCCCTCTTTAGCTCGACATTATATGTATGCCGAACAAGCCGCACAAGGGACAAAAAATGATTCTTTGGCACTAAATAAGTTATTATGGGATTTAAAGATTTTGTGATATTTGAGGCTGGTTTAGAGCATCGTGCTTTCAACAAGTTCAAAAAATTAGAAGAAATTCGCAATTTGCTTATGCAACAAGGATATTCTGAAAGTGATATTTGGGTAACTTATTCGGAAGTTCCTAGAATTACTATTTGGGGAGGCTCAGCAGATAAAGCTCAAGGCACTCCTCATGCTTTGTTTGCCTATCCTATAACAAAAATTCTTGAAAGAAAAGATACTTTTGGCGAATACGCCACTGACAGACCTTATATTGTTGTATTTATTGCAAACGAAAAAATCAACGATATAGGAGGAGCAAATGCCGATTTCAAGATTAGAAACAGATTTAAAGCAGCAGAAACTCCTGAGGTCGTTAGGTCTGTTTATAAAAACATCGATAAATCAATAAAATCTAATCCTTATTTTAATTTGATTAGTAAAAAATTTGGATCTTATTGGTATATTGACTTTTCATCAATAGACGATGATGAAATCAAATACAAATCAAAAGATACATTAAGACATGTTATTGAAGAAAACTTAGACGAGGTTATGGATTTACGAGGTTCGGATACCATACTTGGAGATGAAATACCATACGTTTATAGACATTATAAAGATTATCACAACTCTCAAAGCATCCAACTTTTCAGCGACACATATTTAAATGTGAGTTTATCTTTGGAAGCATTTGATAAAATTTTAAATATTCCCGAATTTGACTACATTAGTCAATATGGACGTACACTTTTGCCATTAGATGTATTGCTAAGATTCGATTCGCAAATTAGAAAAGATGGCATTCCTAAAATATCTGAAGTGATAAAAAGACTTCGTCAAGATGAGCCCGAGATCACAAAAATAATTCAAATGCTGTTTGATAATTGTGTCAAAAAACAAAAAAACATAAATAAACTAAGAATCAGCAAGGCATTCGGCAAAGACTTTCCCAATAAAAAGAAATTGCTTCAATTTGCCCAAAATCATGGATTGGATGTGGTTAGGGCCTTTAAAAACATGCAAACTTCAGGAAATAAGATTGAAAATGACAGTCAGGTCATCTATCGTTTTACTGAACAATTAGCAATGCAATGGGCAGAAAAGGATGGAAAGTATCGATACTATCCATCTAGATGGACCAGAATACTTAAAGCAATTGGATATACTAACATAGCAGATTTAAGGAATACTGGTGCAGTGCATGTTGCCGAATCTACGCAAGGTGCGTTTTTTGATACAAGAAAATTAGAGATGGTCGGATTGGTACGCAATAAATCCCATAATGATTATCGTTTTTATCAAAGTCCCAGCTTCATATCTGGGGGACGAGAACAACGAAAATCTGGCTCTCCTAATAATTATTTTAGTTCGCCTCAGGAAAAAGAAGCAGAAGCAAGGCAATATAATACCAAAAGTCGATTTGTTGATTTAAAGAATGCTTTGTCCAGGGTCGAAAGGAGTTTGGATTTTGGCGTTAGTGTGTCAAGTGAATACGTTGAGTATTTGAAAAAAGCTTTCAGTAGTTTCAAGAAAGTCTTAAATTGGGCTCAAAATCAATCTTCTTGGGGATATGATTTGTATTCTTTAAAAAGACTAATATCACAAATTGAATTTAAAAACAATTCAGAAGCTATCAAGCCTCTCTTAGACAATATTAAATCTACAATCGACACTGCCTACGAAAATACAATGTAAAATAGGATTCTTTGACACTAAATAACTTATTATGTTGTTCAAAGAATTTTTAAATATATCGGAAGCCGGTCTAGAACATCGGGCTTTTAATAAATTAAAAAAGCTGCAAGATATTAGAAATATGCTTGCTAATCAAGGAATTGCCGATTCCGATATTTGGGTGACATTTTCGGAAGTTCCTAGAATTACCATTTGGGGCAGATCCGCAACTAAAAGTCAAGGAACTCCCCATGCATTATTTGCTTATCCTATTCAACAAGTGCTTGCTGCTGGACAGGACTTTCGTTATTATGGTAACACTCGTCCTTATATGGTTGTATTTATTGCTAACGAAGCCATCAACGATATTGGAGCAAAACATATTGAATTCAATATGTTTAAGAACAATGAATCTGTGAAAAATCAAGACGTTGTAGATGCTGTTTATTTAAAATTGGCAAATGATGAATCTTGTAAGTACATTGAAGAAATACATAATTATTTCACAGATGAATATATCGAAATATCAGATTCTAGTAACAGATTGAATGCTTATTGGTTGAATAAGGATATTTTCGATCAAAAATCAAAACAGATAGCACGATTGGTGTTTTCGAATATATTAAAACAAAAACTTCAGAGTTTGAAAGGGTTCGATACTATATTCGGAAATAGCGTATATCAAATTTATGATGTTTATTATAGAACGGATCATGAAGATACAGATGATATTTTTAGCAGAATTATTGTTGAACTATCTTATGACGTAAAACGAATAATCAACAGCCCTTACAATGAGGATAAGTTTAAAGATCTGCAACAATATACCTATTATTTGAACAAGCAAGAGTTAATAGATTTTGACAAAAAAATCAGACAGTCAGGCCCTGGTGTGGCCGAAATTATCGAAAATTTGAAGAATGACGAAGCCGAAATTAAAGCGTCCGTCAGAAAATTCATTAAAACCTGTATCAAGACATTTAAACAAATTAAAGATCAAAGGTTGAGATCTGTGTATCGTTATAATTTTCCTAAAAAGAAAGAACTTACGGCTTTCTGCAAAGAAAATGGACTGAGCATAATCGATGCTTTAAGACATATGACTGGAACTTATAAACTTCGAAACAAGCTTCAATTTGTCTACCGGTTTACAGAACAACTGGCACTTCAATGGGCTAGAAAAGATGGGAAAGAGGATTATTGGCCAGCTAGATGGGCTATGATATTAAAGAAAATTGGATTTACCAATATCGCAGATTTACAACACACTGGAGCCGTTCACGCTAGTGAACCCACACAAGCTGCATTTTTTGACACAAGAAAATTAGAAATGATAGCTTCTATCAATAATATATCGCATATTGACTATCGTCCTGTACAAAGCGATGATGCTTCATTAGAAACAGAAAAGTTGACAGGAGGAAAAAGACAAAGACAAAGAGATCCTACTAGTTCACTAAGTTCTTACTATGGAACTCCAGAAGAAAAACAACAAAAAGCTTTGGCAGATAAGGCTTATTCTTATGTTATGGCTTTAAGGGATGAAATTTCTAATCTTCATTACTTTGCAAGATCTCATGCTCCAGTGCCAGTACATCGTGTGTCTGCAATAACGGGTGCTATTCAAAAATTCTTGTCTATTTACAAATGGCTATCTGGTAACTTTGAGCAAATAGGGATTGATAAAAAAGAAATTTTTGAATTATTAAAGGATCTTAATGGTCTTAATGTAAAAGACTATACTGGTCGTATTATTCCTGTATTAAATAGACTTAAAGCAAAATTGGAGCCAAATGGGGTTTAGAGATTTTTTTTACATAGAAGGCGGATTGGAACATCGTGCTTTTAATAAGTTTAATACACTTAGAGATGTATTCGATAAACTTGTCAAGCAACAGATCCCAGAAAACAACATTTGGGTTACATTTACTGATGTTCCTAGAATTACCATTTGGGGCGGATCTGCTACTAAAGAACAGGGCACGCCTCATGGATTATATGCTTATCCCGTAAAACATATTCTAGAATGGGAGTTTTCATTTAGCGATTATGCATTTGGCAGAGATTATATGGTTGTTTTTGTGGCCAACGAAGAAATAAACGACATTGGAACAGCAGATCGTTACAAAAAATTCGACTTACTTGATAAGCTCAGATCCAGAACAACCGAAGAAATAATCAATGAAGTTTATCAGCAAAGCAATAAACAAAACAACAAATATCTCAAATTGATCTATAATTATTGCAATGAAAACTTGATGTTAGATAACAGCACGGATAAATTTGGAGTAAAATCCGAAATAGACCCTGATTACATTGAAAGCAAGGTCAAATCTGCGGCAAATTTTGCTCTTGCTAGCTTTCTGAAAGATTATTTATACTTATCTGGACCTGATAGTATTTTTGGAGAGCGAATATGGCACGTATATTATGTGGCTAGTGGTTATAGGCTTGATCGGAAGGATTTTTATAACACAATTAGTGTGTCATTAGATGCAAATCTTATACATTTGATCAACAAATCTCCAGAATTGCAAAGATTCAAGAAGTATATGGATGGCGACAGTTTAACCAAAGAAGAATTAATAGAACTTGATGCACAAGTCAGAATATCCCAGTCTATTTTAGGCGAAATTATGCAGGATTTGTATAAAGACAAGCCTCAAGTTCTAGAAATGGCAGAGGAATTCATAAACAGTTGCATGCAAAAAAAGAAAGAATTTGATTACGCAAGACATCAAAGCATATATGTTGAAGATTTCCCTAAAAAGAAACAGTTTATGGAAATTTGTAAAGAATATGGGTTAGATCTGCCTGCTTCTATAAACACGGTCGTAGATGCTTATCAGCCTAGAAATGAGGGGCAATTTATCTATCGACTTGCTCAACAATTGGCTTATCAATGGTCACGGAAAGACAATAAACCAGAATTTTCTCCTTCTAGGTGGAGGAGAATTTTAACCAGGGTTGGCTTTACCAATGTAGTGGACTTAAAAAAGACTGGTACTGTTCATTCATCAGAAGAAACCCAAGGAGCATTTTTAGATACGAGAAATTTAGTTTTGACAGCAGTAATCAGAAATAGATCCCATACAGATTCTCGTTTTCAACAAGAAAGCCCTTATGAAGTTAGAGGGGGCAGAGAACAAAGAAACAGAGTCCAAGTAGATTATTTGGCAAGTCCAGAACAAAAACGTTTACAAGGTCTGAGAGCAAGTGTAAACGATACAATTAAGAAATTGTATTATGCTCTTAGGAATATTGGGACCATAGCTCTGTATCCTCGTAGTATTTCTAAAGAGGATGTTGAAAGTATAGAAAAGATTGTTGATAGATACCTAAAAATAAATGATGAAATATTAAATTACAATTCGGGTTATGGCTTTTATAACCCTAGAGAAATCAAATATTTATTGGATGGTATTGAGCGTAATGATCACATTAAGGAGTTTTTGCCAGCATTGGACAAATTATCTTTAGGAATTCAGGCTAAAGAACAGAGGTAAGATGGTTTCATTTAAGGAATTTTTACTTGAGTCTAATTTAAAAGATCGTGCTTCCAACAGATTCACGAAAATCAAGGATATTTTGGCTAAATTGACTCAACAAGGAGTTCCTGAAAGCAATATATGGCTTACATTTACTAATGTTCCTAGAATTTCTATTTGGCCCCAATCAGAAACAAGACAACAAGGAACTCCAACTGCATTGTTTGCATATCCATTGAACTTTATAAATCATTATGGTCGTAAATTTGAAGATTTTTACTATTACGGCTGTGATCGAGCTTTTATGGTTATTTTTATTGTTAATGAAAACATTAACGATATTGGAGGAAAAACTGATTTTGACATTAGTCAATATTCTTTAAGTAAAAATTATGCTAGCGTAGCTAAAACAGTATTTAGAAAAATAACCAATACAAGCGACGAAGAACAAGAATGCTTAAGTGTAATTTTCAGTTACATACAAAATCATACTCATGGTGCTGTATCGCCAGTTCCTAATGTGTTGCAGATGGCAGAAAATGCAGTGGATATAGCCTTAGAACGTGTTTTATTTAATGCTTTTGATACCCTACATGGCGGCGATACTATATTTGGCGAAACGATAGATAGAGTTTATCATAGTGTAGAGAAATTTGAACCAGAGCTATATTCTGAACTAGCAGGATCAGAATATAAAGCAGAATTATCTGCGGGAGTAGTTCTAAAAATCGAAAAATACCCCCAATTCAGTCATTTGGTCAAATATGCCAATAAAGTAATCCTATACGGAAAGGAATTGTTAGATTTTGACAAACAAATTAGAAAGTCTACAGCTAGCATCGATCCATCTAAAATAGACAAAGAAGAATTGTTTAACAAAACCGTGACATTTATTAAAGAGTGTAATAGTTCTTTTGCAGAATTTATAAAGCAACATAATGATGTATTGAATAGCAAAACATTTCCTAAAAAGGATGAGCTTATAAAAATCGCAACTGAACACCAATTAGATCTTAATTTAGCAATAATAAACGCCGCACGCTCTGTCATGCCAATTGAAAATGAAAATCAATTTGTTTATAGAATAGCAGAAAATTTAGCAATGCAATGGGCTGATAAAGATGATAAGCATAAATATTGGCCGTCTAGATGGGCTAGAATCCTTAAAAGACTTGGAATCTCAAATATAGTAGACTTACAACATACTGGGGCTGTACATGGTTCTGAGCCTACTCAAGGTGCATTTTTCGATACAAGAAAATTAGAGATGGTGGCGGTGTTAGTAAACAGATCGCATCTAGATCCTCGTACTGTATTGGTCGATAAATATAATTCAGGACATCTTGAGCCAGGAGGCTCTCAACGAAAGAAAACTCCTACAGGTTGGAATTACTATAATTCTCCAGAAGAGAAAAAAGCTACAGGCTTGGCTGTCTATGCAAACCAATTATTTACTCAATTAGCAAGCAGCATCGATTATATAAAGTACTTTATGGTAAATCCAGAAGTTGAAATAGGAAAAGAAAGAGCCTCTGTAAAACGATTAAAAAATTTGGTCAATAGATATGTTAAGATTCATGACTGGATAGCCCGTAATAAGCCTCATTTAGCAAATGAAATTCGGAGATCTTTACAGGAAATTGATTTAGATTCAAGAAAGGAACTATCGCCAATATTGCACAGGCTGGATACGTGTTTAAATTTGGATAACATATAATAAATAGTGTGGAGTATTACGATGGTTTCATTTAAAGAATTCTTTTTTATTGAGGCTGGTTTAGAACATCGGCCTTTTAACAAATTTAAGCAATTAGAAGAAATTGCCAATAAATTGAAACAAGAAGGAATTCCTGAAGCCAATATCTGGATTACATTCACCAATGTGCCTAGAATTTCTATCTGGCCTAGAACAGAAAACAAAGAACAAGAAACCCCAATGGCATTATATGGCTACCCCATTAAAATCGTCATAGACAAGAACACGGATTTTAGTTATTTTGCATCAAAAAGACCATATATTGTTGTTTTTATCGTCAATGAAGACATTAAAGATATAGGCATTAAAGACAAAAATTTCGATGTAAATCAATACAAAATAGATATTGATAGTGCGAAGATTTTAGAATCAGTTTATAGAAGCCTTCCTACAGAAGGAATCGAAGAAGAAAAATGCTTAAAAGAAATCTACGAATATTTGTTGCGATGTAGACACTTTGCATTTTTAGAGCTTTTACATAGTACTAGTCAAGCAGCATTCCACGCAAAACAAAGTGTTTGTTACGAAGCTTTTTGTGAACTAAAAGGCAAAGACAGCATATTTGGAGGTGCCGTGGATGAAGTGTATGGCAGTGTGCATCATTCGGGGAAATTCTGGGTTCAACTGTCTACAGAGACAATAGAAGCAATCAAATACAATCCTAAGTTCAATTTCTTATTAAAGTACATCAAATCTCCTTTGTTATATGGCAAAGATGCTCAAGAATTTGATGCTTTAGTCAGAAAACCTTCTTCAGGCATTGACCCGTCTAAAATAAACGAATCTAAGTTATTTGAAAAAGCCAAAAGTCTTGTTACTAATTTTAAAGCCGAATATGATAGAGTAGAAAAAGAACAGTTAACAAATCTTATCAGTAAGGATTTTCCCAAGAAAAAGGGGTTGATGGAAATAGCTAATGAATATGATTTGAATATAGGCTTGGCTTTGTCTAAAGCTACAGATATTTGGTACTTAAAGGCTTCAGAAGGAAGTGTTTTGCCCAGAAATAAAGATGAATTCGTATATCGTGTGACTGAAGAATTGGCTCGTCAATGGGCAAGACAAGATGGAAAAGATGGGCATTGGCCAGGAAGATGGAGAAGATTATTGATGCGACTTGGTTATTCAAGTATTGCTGATTTGCAACATTCCGGTGCAATTCACAGAGCAGAACCTACACAAGGTGCATTTTTTGATACTTCCAAGCTAGAAATGATAACGGTGATTCGTAATTTGCCTTATATGAGTGATAGATTTAAACAAAACAGCGTATCAGAAAAGCTGCCAGATGACACAGAAATGCCTATATTGCAGGACAAATCTATTGTTCACACAAGGCAATCATCCACATCTCATCGGTATGAAGATTCGCCAGAAAGAAAAGCTTACAAGGGTCTTTTAAATAAAGCAACGGAGCGTGCAAATGATTTGAGAAGGACCATAACAACTATTAAGTCGTATCCCATAGATTATCAATATACAATATCGCTTCATGGATTTCGAAAAAGTGTAAATGCATTTATTGCGAGTTGTGATTGGATTTTAAGAAATAGTCCTGGCATATTAGACAATATCAAGCAAATAATAGATATAGATCCAAACAAAGTAAGACCAGAATTTCATTCCATACTCAACAGTTTAAAGTCTAAAATTAGAGAAAAAGAACAAAGTGTCATAGGAGCTTAATATGTTTTTAGAATGGCTAGAACATAGACAATTGTGCGAAGTCACTAAGAAAGGTTGGCGTGGTACGGTTGCGGCCATGTTACAAAAACATCCTGATAAATTCAGCAAAGCAGCATGCAAAAAAGGATATGAAGGGGATAAGTTGTGCCCTTGGGCAATAGCACATTCTAAGGCCAAGGAAGATGCTGAACCTCATTATAAAGATCAGGAAAGTTCTTTAAAGGGAAAACCTAAGAAAAAGAAGAAGTTTGAGGAAGATTAAACGCCATCTAAATGGTTCACGATTACTGTAACTTGGTCTTGCCATCGTGCGATATCAATTTGCTTTCTTCCAGGGCCTAATTCTCTTAATTTTTCGGAAAGTTCATGGGTTGTGCAGTTGATGACTTGCCAATTATTAATGTGTGGTTGTTCAACTTCTTCTTTTAATTCTTGATCGGTTGGGGCTACTTTAGTGGGAAAGTATTCTAGTAATTGCTTATGTCCTTTTTTCATTATGTTGATATAGACAGAAGTATTACATCCACAGGTGGGGTTTTTGAGGAATTTTTGGACATCTTCTTGCAACTCTTCTGGCAGAGAATCACGAAATCTTTCGTCAAAAAGAGCTTGTTTAACATCATGGATTGTAATTCTTTTCTTCATCCTAAAAATTCCGTTTCCCTTTGAACAGGAGTGCCATCTTCAATTCGTTTTTTTCTTTCCCGTTCTGCGTGTTCTTTTTTTTGTTTTTCTTCAATCTCTTTGATGGTACTTGAATAAGCACCAGGAAGATTACGAACTGTAATGCCCCTTCCGCATTTGGGGCATTTTAGTTTTATTTGATCTTTAATTGTTGTTTTAATTTGATGTAAATCTACCTTAAACTCTTCGCCTTCTACGATTTGTTTATAAGAGCAAATTTCACAAAATACAATCCAACGCTTATTTGTCTTCTGCATCGTTAATTTCAAATCCAATTTTAGAGCGAACTAAATCAATACAATCGGTGTAGGTTTGTGCTAAAACACTTCCTGCAAAGCCACACATGGGCCACATAAACCAATATTTGCTGGACAGGAAAAATAATCCGCAAAATAGTCCTGCCCAAAACCCTGAGCATTCATAACATTCAAACACCTGAAACCATTCAGTGTTCATATGTTTTTTAAGCCACGGTCTAAGTCCAATTACGTCTAATATTTTACCGTGAACCATAATATTGGTTAGCCCGATAGTAGCTAATGCGAACCAAATCAGTGATACTGCTATCATTTTCAACCTTCTTCTTCAATTAATAATTCTTCTGGATCTTCTTCTTCAATTACAATAGGTCTTGGCAGATTGGTTTTGCCAGCACTAATGGCGATCCAGCGGGGGAAAGGAGCTTCATAATCTATTTTTTCGATTCGACATGCTTCTTTGGTAGTAGGGAGAAGCATGACTTGGTATCTTCCGTCATTTTTGATTTTATCTAGTGTTTCAGCATTGATTTTCTTGATGAGATTTATCATCTCATCGATTCCAATGGCCACATCAGGATGAAAATTGATATAAAATGTCAAAAAACCCTTGTTTTTAGGACAATATTCTTTTTTATCTTCCTCTTGTGGTTGAAATATATTCTTCTTCTTTTTTGTTGTTTCTCCTTGGCCTTTATAGACAAAATCGTTTCTGGATCTACAACGAGGATAAGGTTCCTCGAAATCGATTTTTTCTATTCTGCTGCCTTCTCTGGTGGTTGGCATGATAAAACACATATATTTGCCATCTTCTTCTAGCAATTGAAGGAAGGGTTTATTCATGTTTTTGATCATATTGATGGTATTTTCTATATTTTGCCCCAATTCAGGGTAAAAATTTACATAAAATACAACCATACCTCTTAATTTATTTTCCACAGTTTATCTCCAAAAGGATATATAAAGAAATTGTTCGTCTCTCCAAGTACTAAAGTAGTTAAAACTTTGGATTTCGCATAACGCTTCACATATTTGTGCATTGTTTAAAGGAATTTTAAGATTTTCTACTATATTATAATTGAGTTTCTGAACAATGATTTTTTCACCAAAATACAATTCAAGAATATTTATGTCCTCTTCATTGAGGGAATTAATAAAATCCAGAAGAGCTTGTTTTCCTACATTACGAAGAAACGGCAGTCTTTTAGACAAACGCCACTGTTCGAAAAATCCAAACATATGATCCGGCAAAATGTTTTGTAAATTTTTGTCATAAAAGACAAGTTCTTCAACATTAGAAAAATTAACTATTTTCATACTCTATTAGAGTACTAAACAAGGAGAAATTTATGGCAGGAGATGATGAAGTAATCCGTTCAAGAAAAAAAGTCACCGCAGAAGAAATTAACGACCCACTAGCTCAAGTTAGGCAAATTCAAGAAGCAACAGCCAGAGAAGTTAATCGAGAAATCCCTGTTCCTTTTCAGGAAGATGCACCCTTTACTGTGAGTGGTAACATTCCGCCAGAATTTCAACAAATTTTAGCTCAGAAAAAAGGACAGGTGCCTCCACAGCAAATGCCCTATCCACAACAAATGCCTTATCCTCCACAGCCGCAAATGCCTTATCCGCAACAACAAATGTCGCAACAGCCTGTGCAGGATAATTTTGAGGTATTTGAAGCACCTCCAGAAAGAAAGAGGAACATTCAAACTCCAACCCAAGCTGGTAGCGGAGAATTAAATGCTTTGTTAGAGAAACTAGCAGAACATTATACATGGGAAAAGTTTGAGCTTTGTTCTAAAGGCAGATTTTATTCCAATATTCCTCCAGTTATTCATGTAAGACCTATGACAGGTGGCGAAGAGCAAATCTTAGCAACTGCTCGTTATGTGAAAAAAGGACAGGCTATTGATATGATCTTCCAGAAATGCATTCAGGAAACAATTCCTACAGAACAGCTTCTTTCTGTAGATCGAACGCATTTATTGATTTACCTACGAGGTATTTCTTATACTCCTTCTTTTGATGTAGAAATTAAATGTCCTGCTTGTAATATCAAATTCTCTACAGTTATTGACTTGAATAGTTTAGAAGTCGAAACATGTCCTGACGATTTTTCGTTTGATCAGTTATCAGGTAAATTGCCGACTAGTGGTTTTTCCTATACATATCGCTTAGCGACTGGATCTGACGAACAAGAGATAAATCAATATCGTGAAAAACGTATCCAACAATGGGGAGATCAAGGCGATGACGATACTCTTCTTTATCGAACTGCCTTGCTCTTGGAACAAATTGAAAATGTGACTCGTAAGAAAGAATTGGCCACATTATTGAAAAAATTGCCAATAAATGACGTTGCACATCTAAGAAATACGATTAATGATCCTCCTTTCGGAGTAAATACAAATATCGTTCAGTATTGTCCTGCATGCGGCGAAGATTTTGAAATTGATTTGCCATTTGATGCAAATTTTTTCTTCCCCAAAAAGAAGGAGGTGGAAGTTCAAGCGTAGAGCTTTGGGGAATTCTCATGGAGGAGTTATTCTTTTTCCAATATCACATGCACATGAGCAGGCGTGACTGTATGAGCCTGCCCATTCATGAGAGGAAATGGATGATTCAGCGATTTATTGATCAAAAACGATTAGAACATGAAGCTTTAGAAAAAGCAAAGAAGAAACGATGAGAAACTTTTGGATATTAAACAGGAAAAAAAAAGAAGAACTAGCAAAACAAGTGCCAAAACATCTAGATATTAGAAATATCGTTATTTTGAAAAAACTTTTAGGGAAAACAAAATGGCAAAAGAACGCTACCAAAACCCCGTAGTCGGTGACTTATTAAATTTAAGACTTTTTGCTTATAATAGCAATAATTTTGCTGATTTCAGGGAAATCGAAGAGGTAAATATTTACTATCTAGATCCCGCCGAAATCAATGCCGACAATCCTGACGGCAGAAGATTAGTAGAGAGTTTTAATGGAGACAGTGTCACTTCAGAAGATACGGGACAATATCTGCTCCAGACCCAACTTGAGCAAAATGTATATGTAATTGGAAGATATTGCGATGTTTGGACTGTCAGTGTGTTTGAGGACCAACCCTCTCAAACAGTAGAGCAATATTTCGAAATATATCCAGCATTATGGTATACCACGCCAATGCCCATTGTTTATGATTTTAGCTTTAATTTTCAACCAAATAAATTCAGGCAAAATTCCAAACAATATTTGATTATCGAAATTACTCCCAATGTGCCACGAGCCAGTGATTTACGAGCTTATTACGAAAATCTTGCTATCGTATCTGATTTAAAACTCACTATCGAACAACGTTGTGGAGATTGCCTTCCTGCTGAACGGGATGCTCGTGTTATTGTAGAAGAAGTAAGCGTAGATTATCGAGAAAAACGATTCGGCTATTACCAACTTGATACTGCCGATATGGAATGCGGCATCTATGATGTGACTTTTAGACTGGATTTTGGCGGAAATAGATACATTTCTGATAAACATCAATTTCAAATTTATTAAAATGATACAAGATAATGAACCAAATAGTTTTAACTTGATATTCAAGTCAGTACCAAAACTATCAGAACAAGTCGAGCATCTTTATTGGGATAGTTCTGCAAAAATACTCAAACTGATTTTAAAAGAAACAAGTGAGTTTCATGTTTATAGATGGGTCAACGAAATAAAGAAGTATTGTGCAGAAATTAAAAAAAGTCCATTTCATCATATGGAGAAAGACACACTAACCTTGCAGTTTTTAAGCGACAATAACGTTCTAATAAAAATCCAATTTACCGACCTGAAGATTGAACAGCATTGTTGTAATTTGAAAGCAAATTTCAAAAATCCCCTCAAGTATAAAGTTGTTGTGTCATATGGCAGCGAATCACTATGTTAATGAGATGTACTTTCTGGTTGTGGAAGTCTTGGTTCTGAAGGGTTTAATTTAGGCATCTTTTTGTGATGCTTATGGAATTTAGATGGATGGTAATGATGAGATGGAGGATTGATTATTATATGTGTTGGTGGAGTATTATAACACCCACATAAGAACAACGAACCAATAAAAACAATTTTTTTCATAAATACCTCTATGTTATTTCTATAATATTTATAGTTATTATTGTATTTTAAGGAGATAGGTGAAAAATACACACAAGAGCAAATTAGACAAGAAAAAATCTAATGAGAATTCCAAGTATTGGAAAAACAAACTTTGGGCTTTAGTCCGAAAAATAGTCTTAGAACGAGATGGACATTGCTGTGTAATGTGCGGTAATACAGAAAAAACTAACGTCCATCACATTATAGATCGAAGATATAAGCCTTTTAGCTTTGAAACTAATAATCTTATCAGTCTTTGTCCTAAATGTCACAAATTTGATTCTTTCAAATCAGTTCATTGCAATCCTGCTCGATTTCTAAAGTTCTTAAAAACGTTCAGAAAAGAACAATGGAAATGGATCAACGAACATTGCAATGAACCATTTGAAGAAAAACAGGAAACTATTTTGGAAATATACAACAGGTTAAACGAATCAACCTGAAATAATTCTAAAAGTTCCTTCTAAATCAAACTTTGTTTGCTCCAATAATTCTATTAATTGTTCATATTCACCAGTACCGAGATTGCTCTCATTAAGATGATTGACTGTTTCTGTTTCAATAGACTGTGCCAAATTAATTATTTCTTGGCACAAATCTTGATACCTAGAATCATTCGGTGGTGTAAATAAACCCTCTTCTAGAGTGAATTCCTCTTCCTCTTTTACCGGTGGAGCTTTCTTAGGTTTTTTGACAATTACATTCTCAAAATCGTCCAATTGAGTGATTACCGGTAAGTTTTTCTCTGCTTTTATGATGTTTTTAATGGGTTCTGGCTTCCATTCTTTGGTACTTTCTGAGGTTTCGATTTTAAATCGAAGCAATTGTGCATTATCGGTCATCATGGGATTGTTTTCATCAGTCCAAAATGCCCAAATTTCATTAGTTGGAATCTCTATTAATTTTTCATTGCCAGAACAAGCCTTGGTTAGCCATTTTGAAGATGCAACTGCCTTAAACCAAATAAATGGCTCCGAAAAAAAGAAAATTTGACCCAACAATTCCCTAAGATCACAAATCCATAAAGGACGTTTTTCATTCCTAAATAGGAACAAATAACGCAAATCATGCTCTAGTCTCTCTCCTAAAGCAACAGCCATTCCTCCTTGGGAAATGACCGACCAAATGCTTTTAATTCCATTAATACGTCGAGAAATTTCCGAATTGACCTTCAAATCCTCAATTTCTGCGTCCATGTTGTGTTCAAATAGTCTCAACAACACTTCCGAATCAGTATTGGATTTGATTTTGTATTTCTCTTTAAGAAATCGAAATTCACTAAGTGTTCCGTTGTGAATCATGCCGATTCGCTTGTCTTCACTCACAAATGGGTGATTATTGCAGTTGTCAGAGGCATTTCCTCCACCAAATGAAGTAGCTCGTGCATGAACCAGCATCATGTTTAATTGGAGCTTTTTAATCTTTTTCCAAAAAGTTTTTTGGATGAAATCTGTAGCTCTAATCGGTTCTTTGTGATACAAAATTCTTCCATCATTGCCAGTCTCGGTTCCCCAAACTCCAGAGGCATCTGTTCCACGGATTTCCAGAAAATCAAATAGACAAGTTATCAACTCGTAAGTGATTTTGGGATTTTTAGACTGACCAATATATCCAGCGATACCACACACTTGTCACCTCTTTTTTAAGTAAAAATTTTGTGTTTTGCAATAAATACTATACTTGCTGGAGTTAATATGATATCAAATTTTACGGAATGGGTCAATGTCAAAACAGGGATAAAATTAGAAAACGAAGAGTATAATAAAGAAGTCGTTTCTAATTATCTGAGAAACAAAATCTATTATGGAAAATTTGATATCAAACCAGAAATTGGAGACATTGTAATTACTAATCCGGCAGTAGTTGTAGCAAATCTTAAAGCAGCCACAGAAGGTCGAGTTCTTTTGTCACAAACGCTCAATTTAACAGATGAACGAATACATTTTGCTGTCGTGAAAAATATAGAAAATTTCATTCTAGCTCTTACTAAAGGGGGAAAGCCCATTAGTTTAGACTATGACGCATCAAAATACCGACTTGTTACTCCCTTCTTTGGTCAATCTGGCAATAGCAGAATTCTTTTATTTTTTGCCGATAAAAAAACCAAAGCTTTTAAAGATTTTAATAACTGGATTAATGAACAAGTGACACTTCAAAAAGGCGAAGATGAAAGGCAAAGACCAATAGTAAATAATCTTTCAGATATTTTGCCTCAAGATATGCCTCCCCTTCCTGATGAAAATGTCGCAAAGTCTCCTCCATTAAGCCTTATGAACAGAATGAGAACTCCTTTGTCGCCAGCAACAGTTCCTAGTTTAGATCAATTGGTTGGTCAACCTACAAGTGAACCACCTAAGGCAACACTGAGAGACAGAATACAACGTCGTTTCACAATATAAAAGAGGAATCATGAGAAATTTTATTGAATGGCTCACAGAAATGAGCGATGGCAATGTCGGTGGAGATAACTTTTTCTGGGGCGATAATGGCTCTGGAGGCTCAACTGTGGCTGCTGGCGTTTTGATTTTGGCCGCTGATACTAAAAGAATTTGCCTAAATCACAGAAGTAATTATATCAACAATTGGATTGATGGCAAGAGCGTTGATAGAAGTTATGGAGCAGGATTGCATCACTTAGATGATCCAGAATTTAATAATATGTACATGAAAGGATGCTGGGGAACAATTGGTGGAGCATTAGGTGGAAGAAATCCTTTAGAAGCCGCCAAAGACGAAGTTGAAGAGGAAATAGGCTATGGCGGTCCTTGGTTGAAAATAGAAAAATCTATGACTTGGAACATTCCTGTTAAAGGCAAAAATATAAATTACCAAAATTTCTTGGGCTTAGTTCCTAAAGAGAAAAGCGTAATGTTTAAACCCTCCCCAGGATCATCTTCTGGCTTGAGTCATGCAATGGAATCGTTGGGGATTGATTGGGCTACTTTAGATGAAATCAAAGGCAAAAATGCATTTAAAGGAATTAGATTTCATGATGGATTGACCAAGCTTTTATCAAATCCGTCTGTAATTGCTCAAATTGAAAAAATGTTGGGTTTAAATAATCAAGATCAAGACATGCCTAACTCTCAACCTAATCAGCCTAGTATTTGAACATAAGCGACATTCCTGGCTGAGGCTGTTGTGGCTGAGGCTGTTGTTGTGGCTGAGGTTGAGGTTGTTGTGGCGTTGGCTTGAAGTCATTATCGCTAATGTTTCCAATTGCAGGAACTTGTAAATTATTTGTTTTTACCTTCAATTGACCAATAAGTTTTTGAGTTTCTCGTATTGCATTAGGTATCACTTCTTTTAAATCGCCTTTTTCTTCAATTGCCTTGGCGAGATAAACTCCAATTTTTCGCAATACAGGAAGATACGGTCTGGCTTCTTTTGACCATTGACTGTGTAAGATTTTCCTAATCTGATTCACAATTTCATTAGCCAGTCTGTTTAGGTGTCTGCTTCCTAAATTCTCCATGTCTTTTTGAACATCTTCCATGCCAGATAATACATCATTAACTCGATGTCCCAAATGGCTTTTTTCTTCGTTGATTAAAAAGTTTTTGAAATTTTGCATAATGTATGTAGTTTTCTGGCTTTATCTTTTTCAAATCCCTGCAAACAATTGCCGTTCAATTGCTGCTTGTATAAGCCCTGCAAACAAAGGACTTGCAGAATCCAAACGACTTTGGAACTCAGGATGAGCCTGCGTACACACAAAATAAGGATGTAAGTCCTTTTTCAATTCCATCATTTCGACCAATCCGCTTTGAGGATTACGCCCAGAAACAACAAAACCTTGCTCCTCATACCGTTCTGTATAATCATTATTGACCTCAAAACGGTGCCTGTGACGCTCACTGACGACCTTTTTCTTGTATAGGTCCTTGATGATGCTGTCCTTCACCAGTTCGCACTCGTAAGCTCCCAGACGCATTGTGCCGGATCGCTTGATCTTATCGTTCTGTCCCTCTACATAATGAATAACTGGATTTTCACATGTAATATTAAATTCCTGACTGTTTGCGTCTTTAATGCCTAAAACATTTCTAGCAAATTCAATAACGGCACACTGCAAGCCCAAACAAATGCCCAAAAATGGTATTTTTCTTTCTCTACACATCTTAATTGCTTGAATTTTGCCTTCTACAGATCGGGAATCAAAACCTCCAGGCACAATCACGCCATCTACATTCAAATCCACCTGACCCTTTTCAAATAATTCAGCATTGATCCATTCAATCTTTACCTTGGCATGGTTATGCACTCCAGCATGAAGAATCGCTTCCTTCAAACTGAGATATGCTTCGTCACAATTATCGTATTTGCCAACTACACCAATAGTTACATTGGCCAAATCATTGCCAAACACATATCGTTCTACTAATTCTCGATATTTGTGAATTCTGATGCCTCGTCGCTGAATGTGAAAACGATCAACAATAAGATCGTCTACGTGTCTTTTGTAAAATTCAATGGGAACCTGATAAATTGTCTCTACATCAGGTGCCTCAAATACCCCAGAACGATGCACTCCGCTCATTTTGGAGATTTTATCCAAAATTTTCTCGGGAATTTCACGATCACAACGACACAGCAAAATTTCTGGTATTAATCCATCATGCCGTAATGCTCTGACAGCATTTTGTAATGGCTTTGTCTTGAATTCTTTTACCGTAGGATTCCAGATAACCGGAGCGACCATGATAATCAACACATCATCTGGATTTTTGTGTTTAAATTGACTGATGGATTCAAAAAATGCTGCACTTTCAAAATCCCCGACTGTTCCACCAATTTCTACAATTGTAATATCATGTCCTTGTGAAACTTCTACTAATCTCTGTTCAATTTTGTTGATGACATGAGGTACAATTTGTACAGAAGACCCTAAATGTTTACCTTGCTCCTCTTCTTCTAGCAGTTCTTTGTACAAAATACCACTAGTAAAGATGTTTTGTTTACACATCTGAATACCAGTGATTCGTTCTATATGGCCAAGATCAAGATCCACTTCTGTGCCATCGTTGAGAATAAAGACTTCGCCATGTTCTTTTGGTGCTAGAGTTCCAGCATTTATGTTCAAATAAGGGTCACACTTGATGTATTGCATATCAAGTCCACGCATTTTAAGCAATAAAGCTAAAGATGCTGCTCCAATGCCCTTACCTGTTCCACTATAAACGCCACCAACGATAATAACAAATTTACTCATGTCAAAGTCCTTTTAATGTAATATAGCTAGTTTAGAAAAAATGCGTCACAAGAATTCTTGTGACGCATTTAAAGAAACTTTATGCATAACTAACAGTACATGCTCCACCTGCACATGCAATATCTTGTGTAAATTCCACATTGTTCTGTTCTTCGATCATCAATGTGTAATCCACTTCCTTATATTCCCGCTTTAGAGCATTCCAATAGTGTAAATTATTGATGTCTTTCAGGCAATAGGTCATTTGTTTGACATCACCACCAAAATAACGATCTGCAAATTGCTTGGCTCTACGAATCCAATCCGTCTGTGCCTCAAACTTTTTAGACTCTTCTTCGAAAATCTTACGATGCAAGAACAATATTACACTTTTATCTTCTTCATCATTATAATTGCATTCTGTTTCAAGTTCGGGTTTTTTAAGCTCCTCAAAACCCAACAATGTATTACATGCCTTCCACAAATCATTATCAAAAACATGCAAACCATCTACAATCAAACCACTAGCAAACATACTTCCATCCCCATACATCTGTTGAATCTCTTTGGGAGTATAAATTGCCGTAAATGGAGCTTGTGGATAGTCTTTATCGCCTGTAATTGGCAGCAAACTAATACCAGTAAAACTTGAACGATTATCATAAATGTAATCAGTTACAGCATCCCATTCATCTGGTCTAACTGTAATCGTGTTAGATACATTGTGCATTAGCCAATCTTGAGTGCAACGTTCCTTTTTGGTTCCTGCTGCCACCCAATTATTCTGAGTTAATTTAACATGCTCCAATAAAGTCAAAGCATCAATATCATTCTTGGTTTTAGAGCCCTTAGGCACTTCAATACAAAATGAAAGAACTTCATCTGTCTTATTGGCAGACCAAACCGACTTCTCTACCGCCAAGGGATTAATTGACTTAAAATACTGTAGTGGTGGCTCCAAATGATTGCCCTGACTTCTACGAATGTAGCGATTGGCATGATGAGCATGAATTCCAGATGATGTGGAAAGTAAACAACTTGTAGTTCCACTTGGCTTTACACAAGTTGCTCTGGCACAAGGATTTATGCCGATTTTTGCAGCTATTTCTTCGTTGACTTTAAGAATGTATTTGGCGACTTTTCTTTGAGTTTCTGGATTGAACAGAATATCTGGGCTATCCATCATTCCGGTAATCGAAACACCCAATAAAGCTTCACGTTTGAGGATGTTTTCGGTGGTTTCGCCAAGATACCTCATGGTAGTGTAACCAGCTTGACATGTGCCAATAATGGCAGCGGCTTCAGCGGCAAGCATGAAATCGTCTTCAGTTTTGCATTTCTTACCATTAATTTCACAGAGATTACAGAATTGGAAGCCTGATTTGCCAGTTTCGATATCCACAGGATACATGGAGATTTCACAACAGGGATTTACGATTAATTCTGTACTATCGGAAAATACAAATCCTGGCTCTCCAAATTCCCTCACCGACTTCATTAATTTAATAAAATCTTCTTTACTAGTCTTATTTCGGATCAATAAAGCGGAATTATTGGAACGTCCTCGTTGTGGATTTTCAATAAACCAATTGCCCGTCTTAGCAGTTGCCATTTCCATATCATCTGGTGAAAATAATACAATTGTAGCACTTCGACGGATACCTCCTGATAAAACCGCATCTGAGGCATGCATAATTGTGTCATAAGCATGAATCGGACGGAATTCTCTTTCTGCAATCGCTTTTTCTAATAAACTACGGATATTTTCGAGTGCGATTTCTAATGGCTTGTATCCTGGGGCTTTTCCACATCCCGATGACAATAGAGATCCTTCAGGACGAATCTGGCTATAATCAAATTTGACGTTGGTATTGTAATACTTCTCAAAAATTGGTTCATCATCAAAATACGAACTTAACAACACGCCAAGGGAGTCTGCCCAACCTTCGATACTATCTGGAATAACATAAATGCTATTGAATAATTTTTTGCCAGACAATCTAGCCGCAGAAAGAGGTGGTAATTTAGCAATATGATGCTTTTGAACAGATAATCCCACTCCACAACCACAAAGAAGCACCCAAAAACACTCTTGAAACGCTCTTAAGCGATCACAATATGTGGCTGAACAATTGTAGATGCGGCAATGTTTTTTCTCAATTGGTGAGCCACCATATTGTAAAGCTCGTTGCGATCCCAAAACCCTTCTCTGTCTGACCTGTTCAAATGACCAATCAATCTCTTTAGTAATCTGAGGATATCTATTCAAATGCATGTTTCTAACACGCTCTACCGCTTCTGACCACGTTTCTCGACGCTTTTTTTCAGGAAGATAACGGGCATATTTAGATACAAATGTATAATCTTGTAACGCTTTCATCGACATTATAATCACCTTAACCTTTTAAAATATTTTTTTTGTGTAGTATAGGTAAACGTTATCAATCAATTTTATTTCAAAGAAATTTAAAATTAATCTTAATAATCGTAACCCCTTATCAGGTAACGAGTTGCGTCACATCGTTTTTCTTTCTTAATAAAATAATTTCACAACCTTGAAGTAAAGTGAATAAGTTTTCATTATGTGTGGTGACGAAAACTTGACGTTCTTTAGCAAGCTCAAAAATCATGTTGTAAACGCCTGTTGTGCCTGCTTTGTCAATGCCTCCACCAGTAATTTCATCAAGAAAAACCAAACTAGGACAACTGCCTGAATTAAGCATCATAACATAGGCAAAAGCTTGAGAGATTGCAAGATTAATTCTTCGTCTTTCTCCGTTTGACATTGAGTAATAATAAGCAGAAGAGCCATTTCGACTTATAGTTTCTTCAAGTTGATTGTTGAAGGTTAATTCAATTCTTCCATCGATAAGATATTGCAGCCAATAGGCGACTCTAGAGTTTAAAGCAGGGATTATTTTTTCTACTACATATTTACGAATTCCCTTATCGCTAAAAGCTTCGACCCAATAATCGTAATAGGGAATGTCGCTTTCTGTTACGTTGATTTCTTCACCTTTATTTTTTTTATTTAACTCTATGGTGTTTAAATCGTCCTTGGCTTGCTCAAGAATTTCTAGATAAGGAGAATTATCGATCTCTTTTTCTTTTTCTCCTAATTGTTTTTTAAGGTCTGTGATTTGCGACTCTAAGACTTGTTCCATCGCTTGAGAATCCGGCTTGGAAATGCCAGATAGCTTAGAAATCGTGTTTTGCATTGTTGCAATATTTCGGTCTGCTTCTTGTACACTTCTTTGAGCATCGGCAATTTTTTCACGAATTGTCGTGACCGATGATCCTTTTTTACCAAGATTTTGTTTTTCTAGTTCTATTAGGGTTTCTTTTTGTTTGATTTGAGATTGACATCCCTGAACAGAATTCAAACTATGGGTTAAAACGCTGCCAAAATTGTTCTTGTCAATAATGCCATGGCATGTTGGACAACGACTGCCTTCTTTTAATGATTGCAGATCTTCGACTAAAGCACTGTGCTTTTTCAATTCCATCCTAAGAGAACTGGCAGCTAAATGAATTTCTTCAATTTGGGTTGCGAGTTTTCTTTTGTCATTTTCACAAGTTTCCAGTTTTTCTGTGGCTAATTTAATCAGATCTCTAGTTTTTTTGCTTTTTTGCTGTGTTTGTTCGATCTTGGTATTTAGCTCTTGAATTTGTTGTTGTGCTTGTTGCCACTCCTCTAAACGACCAGAAATATCAATCTTGACCAATTCTTCTTGTTTTGCCTTGATTTTTTGAGTTAAATTAACAATTTCCTGATTTTTCGTTTGTTTCCATGTTAATTCCTGCTTGCATATTGTTGAAATACGACCCTTTGCAGTCTCGACTTGATTCTGTAACTGCTGATATTCGGTTTTTTGCAGGCTTAATTTTTGTTTTATTTCTTTTAGTTTTTCTTTGGCATTTTCGTGGTATCCACGATATCGGTCTAATCCTAAAAGATTTTCGACAAATTCTCGTTTGCTAGGACCATCAGCTTCCAAAAAGGAATAAGTATCTCGATCATCAAAAATTGCAATATTACAGAAAGCTTGATGTGTTAATCCAATTTTTTGCTCAATCCATCGTTGTGTATCGGTCGATTTACCTTGGGTTTTTTCCGTTTTTTTACCCCAAATTGCTTCTGTGCTTTCCCAAACTTGCAACTTACTAGTTACAGAACTTCCAGTTTTGTTAAATGTTCGCAAAATCCGATAGTCGTCCCAACAAAGCTCTATTTCTCCTTTTTCAGCAGAAACATTGATAAAATGCCCGCCTTTGAGCTTGGTGGGGCTTTTCACTGTTTTGCCAAACAAACCAATAGAAATTAATTCTTGTAGAGAGGATTTTCCGGCTGCATTACTGGCTGGATCTTCGTCAGTCCCAGGATTGTCTAGATTTTCGCCTTTAATTTGAACGATGTTTCCATAATTTCTAAAATCTAGTTCGATTCCAGACTCACCGAAACAAAGAATATTTTTGGCACGAACATAATTAAACTTAAGATTTTTCATTTAAACATCCTTTTCCAATAGCGAACAATTTATTTTGATCTAATCCTTCAGGAATTCCTCGTTCCTTCATGTAAGTCGTCAAAACATCGGCTATATTCGTTAAAACGTTTTGTGCCTCATTCAACATGGCATGACTTACTTCTTGAGTCTTTTTACTGTCAGTTTCTTTAATATCCAAACTTAATGGCGAAGAACTAGATGCAATTTGTCTTTTGAGATCCAAAATTGATTTAGATCCAACATCATCCACCGATAATCTTACAAAATTGCCACTTAATTCATAGGCTTCATTTTCCACATCGGTAGGCGTTACAATTAAATGTTTGGGGCTGAATTCATTTACAACATATTTTCGTTCTAAAGTTTCTAAGTCCAATATAGCAACATGTTTCTGTTGAAATGCTTCGCCAAAACTTAACTGAAGTGGAGATCCTATATATTCAACTTTTGAATTCAAATTTTGAGCACCGTGGTAATGTCCTAGAAATACTCTTTTGTAATCCTTTAAAATGCCGATATCAACTGGCATCATCTCGTTGTCGTATTCTGTAATTACGTCTGACTTTACACCATAAAACGTGTTAGTCATTGCCCCGTTAATAGCAATATGGGCTAAAAGAACATCGCCTGCACCATTGTGTTGTTGTGCTAAATCTGCTAATTCTTTAATTGGATTTTCGGTATGAGGCAACCAGTCGATAAGACAATCATCGAATTTTAGAGCTTTTGGCTTTTCGATAATATGAACGTTTTGGATGGCTGTAAATGGTTTGATGGAGTTAACATCCCATTTTTCTTTATGATACATATCGTGATTGCCTACCAATAAATATACATCTATTTTTTTGTAGGCATACTTCATGAATACTTCAAAGGCTTTAAGATAATTTAGAACATCAATTTTGCTACGTTCATGAAATAAATCCCCAAGAAAGAAAATATATCTGCAATTATGGGATTTTGCGGTTTCAAAGATCCATTCCAGTGTTTTTACACAATCTTGCAGTCTGTCAATGCGATCTTTGTGAGCATGAAGATGTAAATCAGAAAATATTAATGCTTTAGACATAGTTGCTTCCTTTAAGTAACATAAGATAGCAACTATTTTGCATTATGCAATGGTTATTGTGTCAAAAAAGGAGGTTGCGGCCCTGGAGGAATATTTCCAGTATTAGTGTTTAATGGAGGCATTTCAGGAGATGCGCCTTTTTTGTTATGCTTTTTGTTTTCTTTGTCTTTGTTATATTTTCTATCTAAAAAATCAAAAAAATCAATATCTTCATCATCTTTAGGTAAAGTTGGATTACCACCGACAGGAGGGCCTGGAGGAGCCCCTAAGCCACCACCTAAATCTGGAGGTCCACCTAAGCCAGGAGGAGGGCCTGGAGGAGCAGCACCGGCACCGCCACCTAAATCTGGTCCACCGAGCCCTGGAGGTCCACCAGGAGGAGCGGCTCCTCCCATTCCCATTTCAGGACCTTGTTCATTAATGATAAAGTGCTTAAATCGCATATCTTATTTAGTTCATTGGCTGCAAATCTTTTGACTAAAAAATTAGAACTTATTGCTCTTGCTTTAAAATGTTTAATAGGATAAGATTCAGAGATCTTATTCACCAAGGAGACATACATGGCTAAAGCTACGTTTTGGAAAGCAAAGGAAGTTGAAGAAGTTGCAGTAAATTTGATCGAAAAATACCATCAGCATTTATTGGATTTCAATGTCAGAATAGAATATATGTTTACTGACAAAACCCCGAAGAACAATGGAAAAGAAGTTTGGGGTTGTTGTCGTAAAGTCTCATCTCTTAACGCATATCTTGCTAAAGACAATGTAGATGGAGATCCATTCTTTGTTATTGTAATCAGTAAAGATATCTGGGATATACTTCCTGCTGAAAAACGAGAAGCTTTAATAGACCATGAATTGTGCCATGCTTTAGCCGAAGCTAATCAAAAAGAAGACGAAGATGATGCCGAACCGGTGAAATTGTCAATTCGTCCTCATGATTTGGAAGAATTTGCCTGCATTGTACGCAGACATGGCACTTGGAAAAATGATATCGAAGACTTTATTAAAGCAAGTCGAGAAAAAATTTCATAATGTCAGGATCTCACAACCATGATCTGTCACTAAAACAGTGTGTTCATATTGTGCGGATAATCCGCCATCGACTGTGACTGCGGTCCATTTATCCTCAAGTATTTTAGCAGTTGCTGAATTGGTGCAGATCATGGGTTCTATTGTGAAAATCATCCCAGGTTTCATTTTTCGATTATCAAAATTTCTTCCATCAAAAAAATGACTTACTTGTGGCTCCTCATGAAATTCTAGACCTGTACCGTGCCCGCAAAATTGATAAACGACCGAGAAATTATTTTCCCTAGCATGTTTAGAAATAGCTTTGCTTATATTGCCAAATTCAGCATCAGGCTTTACTTCAGCAATTCCTATTTCTAAACATTTTTTCGTTACTTTTATCAGTTTTTTAGTTCTTTTAGGAATGTTTCCAATCTGAAACATTGTACAGGTATCCCCATAATAACCATCCAAAATGGTTGTTACATCGATATTTAAGATATCTCCATATTTGAGAACTGTAGAATCAGGTATTCCGTGACAGATTACTTCATTTAAAGAAGTGCAAATGGATTTAGGAAAGCCATTATAATCAAGAGGTGCCGGAATGGCACCGTGATCTCTAATATACTGATCTAAAAGATCATTGAGATATAAAGTGGTCACTCCTTCTTTGACATAGTTTTCAATAAATCGAAGTGACTCAGCGGCTAGTTGACAGCTTTTACGAATGCCTTCTATTTGCTCAGTTGTTTTGATTATAATGCTCATTTTTTGAGATTACGCCTAAATTAATTCCCATCTTTTTCATTGCTTCATCAAGGGTTACTGCACTAACGTCAATTGATTTTTCTCCCTTAGATGCAATTAGTCTCCATTGTTGTAGAGTCCTTTTTTCAGGATCAATATTGGATTTTCGAACAGGAATTTCCCGTAATTTCCAACCAATGCCATTAATCCTTGCCCGAATAGAGTTTATGTCCACATTTCTCCTTATTTGATTGTGAGGATGTTCTTTTTCAATTTTTTTCTTACGCCAAAAACAGAGCCATTTGATCATTTTTCACATATGAATGTTAGCAGCTAGTTTAGAACGAATTTGCATTTCTTCAAAGGCTTGTCGTTCCATGTTTTTTTGTCCCACATATCTAGCAATCAGCCACTTGCGATAGTCTTCAGGTAAACTTTGAACTTCGCTAGGTGCCCAATGAAAATGATACATTAGAAAAAACTGTTCCTCATCTGCTTCTGTTGCTTGATATTTTAGTTCTTCTTCCATTTTATACCCTCTCTTAATATAGTCACTCTATAGTTAAATATTGATCTAGATCTTTTGAGTTAACCATCAGTTTTTTAATATCAAAAATTGCTCTTACAGAATTATAGTAAGGAGCTTTGTCCATTCCTATGCCCCAAAATGGCAAACTCACTTCTTCCCCTAACAAACAAAAACAAGGCTTATCCATTGCTCCAGCAATATGCATGTGCAATGTATCCACTGTTATAATACAATCTGACTCTTTAATATAAGAACATAATTCTAAAATATCCTTACAAGGCAAGAATTTAACCGGTAAATCGTATTGTTCGATATCTATTTGAATTTCTTCAATTAAATCTGTTCTTTGAGGAATATAAAAATCGCAATTTTCATAACTTTTCAATAATGTAGCCAAATCCTGCATGTTGATTTTTTTCATGGAGGATAAATGCTTTGCTGATATCCAATTTATTATAACCCGTTGTTTCTCAGAACTTGGCAGTTCTACACTAGGAATTATATCTAAATATTTTTCATACTTAAAAGGAAGATGTTCCATCAATTGATATATGTTCATGATATAATCAACATTTACCAATTCTCTACTATCAAATCCTGGCAGCAATACCTCATCAATATACAATAATTGATTTACTACACAATGCAGATCATGATATGCCGCAAATTTAATTCTACAACTAGGATACAGTGTCTTTAATTGATTGACTAATCCTAACAGCCATATATTATCGCCCAAACCCTGTTCTGAATATAATAAGACGGTTTTACCATCTAAACTACTTCCATCCCACTTATTGGGAGGTGTCCAAGGCACAAATACATGTCCTACTTGTTCAAAAATCTTGTATTCATAAATAAAAACCGGACTTTCTATGATCTTATTTGAATTTCCAAATATTGTCAGTAAATCTGGAGAATTGGGGAATCTTCTTACTAATGACAGACAAAATGGATGCAAACCAAAGTACAACACCGCTTCTTTGTTTTTTCCCAATGCTTTTGTGTATTCTTCAAATTTATTGCTATATCCTATTAGCTCTATTCTTAAGGACGCTGTCGTTTCGTTTTTAGGATCTAATGCTTCAGATAACATCAAATGCTTTTCTGCTTCTATCAGTTTTCCCATACGAGTGTATATTTTGCAAAAAGTCTGATGCAAGAAAGCATCTGTATTATCAATTGCTTGACATTGACGAGCATAATCCAATGCTTTGTCATATTCTTTAATATCCATGTATGCATTGGCTAGGTTTACTAAAGCTGTCTTTTTTGTCAAATATGAATCCAATGCTCTTTTAAGCGTTTCAATGCCTTCTGTGTGGTTTCCTTTTAAGCACATTTCAGAACCAACCTTCAAGAAGGCATATGGATTGAAAGGCACTACAGAATGCAATACTGGCTCATTTTTCTCGTTCATTGTCAATTCTAATCCCAATTCGTCCAAAGTTTTATTCGACATTTAAATGCTCCTTTACTATTTTACCTTAAAGGAGTAAGTAAATGTCGAGAATTTTTGTAGATACTTCTGAGAATGGTGCTAGTTTTGGTTTAGGAGATTCTATTTGTTTTATTCCTGCTTTGCGTGCCTTAAGGGAAAAGCACCCCCACGATGAAATTGTACTAGTCACCTATTTTGCTCATATTAATGTTTTTGCGTATTGTGATTTTGTAGATTATGTTTTGCCATTAGATTTTCTTAATCCAGGCGATTGGACCTATGGCTACAATGTGTCTGTAGATGAACGATTTAATATCGTCAATCCCAAGCACACTTTCCTCCAACATCACAAAGAACATATGGCAAAAGCCAATATTCGACATATGCTCCTTGAATCTCCCGAAGGTCATTCTTTGGATTATGAACTTTCCATTCGTGATCATGACAAAGAGCCTATTCAGAAATTTAAAGATGATATTCTGAAACAGGCCAAAGACAAGCCAATTGTGGCTATTTGTCCTTCCATTACCATGTATAGCCGTATGTGGCCCAAACAACGATGGGAAGAATTGACCAAATTACTTCAAAAAAATAAATATTTTGTGGTTTCTATTGGTCATGCTGAAGATTTTGAGATTGATGTGGATTATGATGCTCGTGGTAAATATCCTGTCCATTACATTCCTAAAATACTTGATATTTTTAAGTCTGTTATTCTTATTGATTCCGGTATGTTGCATGTTGCTTCTATAAATCAAAAAGTTCATATCACAATGATCTCTACCGGCAGATTTCCTCCAGAAGTTATCGTTCCCTACCGAAATGGCAAATGGGCTGATAATGTCACTATCATTCAACACAACTGCCCTCAAAAAGAAGCTTGTTTTAAAGAATACGCCAGTGAATTGAGCACTAATGACCATATTGAACGTAATTTAAGAAAATACCAGCAAGAAAACAACAAACCGTTTCCACCTGAAGAATCCCAGTTGCTTTTGAAGTATGTTTGCTGGAACCACTGTCTTCGTGAAGAAAATAAATTCATTTGTAACACTATTAATGCTCAAGATGTTTACAATGCTTTCAAGGATAAAGAATCGCAATTAGTAGCTTTGGAGAGCAAAGGATTTCCGGTTTATCACCAAGTACAGCCAACCTTTACTGAAGATTATAAGGTTTGGAAAGAAACCATATTTTTTAAAGGGGCAGAACATCGAACTTTTATTGATGCTCATGAAATCAATAGCGTAGAGCTAATTACTGCCAAGGTCAAAATCATCAAAGACCTTTACCCCAAAAATCTACTTATAGTCATTGCTAGGAAGGATTTTGTGCCAATGCTGAAAGAATGTGCAGACATTTACCACACAATTCCCGTCGAATTCATTAAAAATAATTTTCGAATAGGCACCAAAGACAATTTCTTGAGATTGTAAAAATTTTTCAAAAAAAGTTATAAAAAAAACAGACTTGCTACGATAATATATTTAGACAGGGCAAGTACCAGTAAGGGCTTGCAACAAGATAACCAATGGTGGTATCTTAATTTTTTGGAGGTAAAATATGAGAAATCTAATCAGTAGAGACATTGCTCCCAATCGTGACAATCTTTTGTTCCCACTTGAAACCGCTTTTGATGAATTCTTTCGTGAATTCTTTTCTTCAAATCCTATTTCTCGTGTTAAACAGGGCGGTTATCCAAAAATGAACGCTTCTGAATCAGAAAATGAATTAGTGTTAACATTGGCAGTTCCTGGGATGAAATCGGAAGATTTAGAATTGGTAATTGATCAAAACAACATATTGACTGTTCGTGGAAAAATGTCGGTAGATTACCAATCGCCTGAAGGTAGTAAATATTACATCAGAGAATTGAGACAATCCGCTTTTGAGCGAAGTATACAGCTACCAGAATACGTGAGAGGCGATCCAAAAACCTCTATGAAAGATGGTATTTTGACATTGACTTGGGAAACTGAACCTAAAGTTCCTAAAAACAATGTCAGAAAAATCAACATCGAACCTAGTTGACACGCTCTTTGTTGAAAGAGTCAGGAGCGAACGCTTTTTAGAAGCGTTCGCTCCAATATTTTTAGCCAAAATTTTTTATTAACGCATAACTAATTTATTTGATATTTGAGGAATCAATGGAAGAAGATTGTAAAGAGCCTCCTGGTAGAGTGGCCGCTACTCTATATGAGCAATTGCCGAGTAGCGGTCGTAAGATTTTTGACTCAGCAACGAATGAAAATTGGAATGATTGGAAATGGCAATTTGCTAATCGATTAACTTCAGCCGATCTTGGAAATGTAGAATTTAAATTCCCTGTAGCAATTACCCCTTATTATTTCTCTCTAATTAAAGATTATTCTCTCAACGATCCGATCTTTTCAATGTGCATGCCAAATCCCAGAGAATTATCGGAAATTATGCATGCAGATCCATTAGGAGAAGATCAAATGATGCCAGTAAAAAATCTGGTTCATCGTTATAAAGATCGAGCTTTAATTATTACAACGACATTATGTTCTATGTATTGTCGTTATTGCACCAGAAAACGTACCGTAGGATCAAAAGATCACATTCTTACTCAAGAAAATTTAGAAGAAATTACAAATTATCTTAAATCTCATCCAGAAATCACCGATGTCATCATTTCTGGAGGCGATCCAATGGTGTTTTCCACTAAAAAACTAGAACACATCATCAAAAAAATCAGATCTGTTTCTTCGGTTCAGGTCATTAGAATTGGCACTAAAGTGCCTGTTGTAATGCCAATGCGAATTAACAAACATTTGGCAAGTATGTTGTCAAAATACCATCCGATTTATGTCAATACCCATTTTAATCATCCTAATGAAATTACTCCAGAATCCATGCAAGCTTGTAATATTCTAGCAAATCATGGAATTCCTGTGTCAAACCAGTCGGTTTTGCTTAAAGGGGTAAATGATGACAAGTATGTATTTGAAGAACTTTGCCGAAAACTCTTTAGAAACAGAGTCAGGCCATATTATTTATTCCAATGTGATCTTGTTAATGGAGTAGAGCATTTTCGCACTAGGGTTGCTCAAGGTATAGAAATTATGGAACACCTACGAGGTCGTTTGTCTGGAATGGCTATTCCTCAATTTATTGTTGATAGTCCCAATGGACTAGGAAAAATTCCAGTATCGCCCAATTATGTGTTGTATCAAACTCCAGAAAAGTTTGTGCTAAGAAATTATCAAGGTAAATTGGTGGAATATCCAGAAGTTAAGCAGTTAAGTCCATAAGGACATAATCACTTGCTAATTTACTTCTTGATTTCAAGATTTTTGTTGCAAAAAAACCAGTTCCTTGGAAGAAAAGCAATGCAGGCAAATTTGTCTCTGGAACTCTTAATTTGATTTTTCGCCTTTTTTCGTTCAATTTTTTCTCTAATTTTTGAATCATTGTTCGCCCTACACCTTGACGATGATAGGCGGGATGTACTGCTATGGTTAAAATTGTATAGTGGGTCTTTTCTAGGACATACATGATGTAGCCAATGATTTTTTCCTCCAACTCAACGACTAAGCCGATATTGTTTCTTTGATGCAAACAATATGTAAAATCATCTTCCTCCCATGGATATTCAAAATTCAATTCGTCTATTTTCTGCATTTGTGGTAGATCATTGCGAATAGCCCAACGAATGTGCAAGTTTTGTAGATCCATTTTAGGTTCTCCTCAAGCGAATGATATCATTTTGATCAAAAATTTCCAAGTAGATCTTGTCAAAAAAAGCTCGTACTATTATAAATTTGTATATGGCATCTAATCTAAAACTGAAGCTAGAGTGCAGAAAGCTTCCAAAAGGTAAAAAAGCGTGGTTTATTGTAGGCATTCCTCCAGGATGGCATAATAAAGGCGACTTACCAGAATACGGTCCTTACAAGGACAAAGAGGAAGCTCAGTCTGATATTCAAGGCTTGAAAAATTTTGCGGAGAAAAATCCAGATTATCTATGACCCCAAATAAAGAATGTTACTTTGATTTCGGACAACTTGAGATTGTTAATGCAAAGAAAGTGAAAGTTTTTGTCAAAAATGGACCTCGTGAATTAGAAGTGGGAGATATCATTGGCGGTAGACGGATTATCGCCATTAATATCAAAGGAATTAATTCAGACAACTTAGGAATTGGCATGAATGGCAAGATTACTCTCGATGGCATGCCAATGCTTACTATTGGCGTGCCATATGACAATATCATTTCAAAACAATTTTTGTTTTGATGCGATATTGATTGCTGAAGACGATTTCATCTACTGTCACAGTAGTTCCTGAAAATTCTGTATTGCCTGCATACTTTTTGCCTGTTCCTTTTTTGACATAGGCAATTGTGCAGTGGGGCTCGTACTTTGGATGCGTCGAGCTAAAACTGCAATTTTTTCTTAATTTTTCATTTAGACGATGTAAATCTTTACTTTCCACAGTGAATTTTACTACATCGTATTCTTCATTTTCAAAGACCGATGTTTCTTTGATTTCAAATGTAATAGGCTTTTCGCCTTTAACGACCTTTTTAACACGGTCTGGCGTTTTGTCGTGTAAACCATACAAAATAGTTACATGACAATCATCTTCTCTGCCATAATCTTCTATATCATACACATCAGAATCTGGAATTAATTTCTTTCCAAATTTCATTACTTTCTCAGCAAGGGCATGCGGCAAATTTACATGGGTTGACGAATATTCATGTTCTGTCTTCTCTAATAAAAACTGTTTCCAATTTCTCATCATTAACCTTTCGCTTTTATAATATAGTCACGCTATTTTATTTAGGATTATTCAAAGGATTAAAAATGGACTCTTTAACAAAAATTATAAAAGAAACAGAAGCCTTAGATATTAATATTGAGCCTTTTACAGCAGATTTTCCTTCTACTATTCGGGATTCTGTTCTTCAAACCAATTTTTATTGGGGGTTAGCAGCTTATATTTCTCTGTTTAAAGTGAAAAAAGTCTTAGAATTAGGCACTTGCACAGGAGCAAGTGCTGCTATTATGGCAAGGGCCGGTGCAGAAGTTGATACCTATGATTTATTGGATAAATGGGAACTTCCCAAAATAGACAATTTGTATCGCCATATTGTTCCTCAAGATTATTTGGAATTTTTGAAATTTGAAGGTTATGACATGATCTTTGTAGATGTAGGACACGATGGTAAAGCAGAACAAGAAATTCACGAAAAACTAACAAAAGAATATAAAGGCATTGTGTTCTATGACGATATCATCATAAACCAAGATATGATCTATTTCTGGAATGGAATTAAACAAGACAAATTGCCTTTATTTTGGCATGTGGCAAAATATCCCTCAGCCAATCCTGGAGGAGGACTTATCACCAAGAATGTTGGGTTTGGTATTGTCAGATATTAGTTTCTTTTGACCCCTGCGTTTATTTACATTTTCTTTATGATCGTGAGGAGCCATGATTCCATTTTTACCTGGAGGTCCTTTATCTCCATAATGAATCCAAAGATATGTAACAACATCAGCAGAACCAGGAGTTGTGTATAGAGGAGGATATTGCCCTACGACATCATAAATTGGCGGATATAAGCCGATTTTTGATCCTGTGCGTTGATCTTTTTCTAAAAGCAACCATTCTTTGAATTTCATATAAATATTTAGTTGTTTAAACTAAATTATATTGAGTAAATAGTTTAAGATTTACTTTTAAATAAGGATGGTATATGTCAGAATTAGAAGGATCACCTTGGTTTTGGAGGATTTTTGGCGGTGCAATCCTCAGTCTTCTCACTATTCTTTTTGTCACGCTCTTTAATATAATCCATACCTCAAACGAAAGAGCTAACTCTGATATTCTTGCCACAATTCAAGAAATTAAAGTTGACTTACGTGCTATCAATTCAGAAATTAAAGAACAAGAACAAAAATTATTAAAAATAGACAGCAATGCACTAAAAGAGTCTATTACCAGTTTAGAAAAAAAGTTTAATGATATCGATACCGACACAAAGAATCGCAACGAACGTCTGGCTTCTTTAGAAACAGCACTTACAAATATCAAAGAACAAATCGCTGCGGATAAAACCGACAAAAACAATACGGATTATAAAAATCTTTATGAGCGGGTTGTAGCACTGGAATTAGAGTTGAAACAATTAAAAGAAAAATCCGGTCAAGTTCAATCCACTGCTGAAGCCAAAAAAACTATGTTGTTAGAAAAAAATACAGATAAAAATAAGCCTTTATCCAATGTTCCTATCCTTAAAAATTTACCGCTCAAACAATAGATACATGCATGAATTTTAAGAGTTGGTTAGAGCAAAAAGAAGAACCTATCTATTGCTTATGGCGAGAATATAAAGATTATGGAGAAATACACATTCTCCTAAGCAATATCCGACATATATTTGCTGCAAATCTAGATAATTTTTATAACAAAAGAGACTTTGCTTCATGGAGAAAACAAAGCAAGATTCCCAATGCAAAATGGGTAGTTTGGCACAGAATTCAAGATGCTGTAGATCAAGGCTGGGTAGAACAAATAGAACCCAAAAAGCCTCCAAAAAAAGAAAGCCCTTTTAAACAAAAAAGACTTTTCTAATTATTGCTGCCAAAAACTACACACCAATAAATTGTGTCGTTCTTATTGGTGGCAACTCCTACTCCCATATATTCAAATTTCGAATTTAGAATATTTCTACGATGTCCAGTAGAGCCCATCCAGGATTTCATAACATCATTTTCTGTTTTTTGCCCAAAAGCAATGTTTTCGCCTCTGGTCTTAAAGTCAAAATTTAAATTTGAGTGTACCATCAATCCCTTTGTCGCCATCCATTCTGCATGTTTTTGTGCAAATAAAGACAAAGAATCATCTAATTCTAGTGTTTTAATGTTTTTAGATGCTCTTTCTTTATTGTGTAAATATTGCACATAGGTCTTGTTGACATCGACCTGTCTTACCTGGAAATGTTGGCTACAACCCACAAACAACAATAAAATTAACAAAAAGATTTTCTTTATCATATTTGTATTTATTATCCACTACATATTTATATGTTAAATCCTGTTCCATCACACTGGTATAATTCTCCGTATTATATTCCAGAAGGTGCCCCCGTCCCTTCAGGTGGAAATTATACTCCTGAAAATGTAGCCTGGGTCATAGAATTATTCGCTCAGGTTCTTGAAAAAGACAAAACAGAATTAAGATTTTGTTATCCAAATAATACAGAAGACGTTCCAGAAGACGATATACTCGTTGATCACCCTAATGATAAAAATTACTTGCCAGCATTACGATATAAATTAGCAACTACACCAAAAAGCAAGGAATTACTAAGATATGAAGCTGCGGCCAAAAAATCTTCAATTCTTAAATTATATGAAGAAAACTCTCCAGCCGGTATAAAATACTTCCAATAGGTGGTTTATGTCAATTTTATTCATTTGCAAAAAACGCATTGATTATGGATGCAATCAAAGTGGTGTTGCTTATGGCTTAGGCAATTCTGCACAATTTATTGTCAATTATCTTAACAAACAACATATCGAAGCAAAATTGGTATTTGCTGATGATGCAAATAGCATCGATAGATTAGTAACCGAATTTAACCCAGAATACGTCATTATTGAGGCGATTTGGGTGACTGCCAAAAAATTTCAAGAACTTCTTGCCATTCCTCGTCATCAAAATCGTGTTTGGATCGTTCGCTTACATAGTCGATTGTCTTTTTTGGCCAATGAAGGAATTGCTATTAAATGGCTTATGGAATATAAAGAAACAGTAATGCAGGATTACGATTTCTGGATTTCTCCAAATACCTACGAATTGGCTTGTGATTTACACGATTTGGGAATGCGATGCGTTTATCTTCCCAACATTTACTCGCCAATGGAAGGTTTTGATAATCCAAACAAAAAATTCAACAGAATTTTAGACGTTGGATGCTTTGGAGCCGTTCGGCCTATGAAAAATAACCTTGCACAAGCGATGGCAGCGATAAAATTTGCCGATGATTTGAATATGCACATGCGATTTCATATCAATTCTTCTCGGACAGAACAAAATGGAGATGCTGTTCTGAAAAATATTAGAGCCTTATTTTCAGATAGTTCCCATGAATTAGTCGAACATAGCTGGCAAAAACACCATGATTTCTTGAATCTTGTTCGACAAATGGATATCGGCATGCAAGTCAGTTTCAGTGAAACATTCAATATCGTTGCAAGTGATTTTGTACACTGTAATGTGCCAATTGTCGTTTCTCAACAAATCGACTGGATGCCTTTCTGGACAAAAGTCAAAGATCCTAATAGCACCGAAGAAATTAGAGATAAATTACACTTTGTTATGGCCACAAGCTGGCTGGGGTTACATAGATTAAATAAACAATGGCTGGACTACTCTAATTCAAATGCTGGAAGAGAATGGCTACAATTCCTAAATACTTCTAATGTTTAGATAAATTTGTAACTAAATTAAGTAAATAATAAGGGACTATTCCAAACATTAAAAAGGTGCAAATATGACAGGCCATTCAGCTACAGGGACAGGATCTGGTTCAGCAGAAGGTCCACTCAGGATGTTTCAAAATCTAGACTGGACTCGTAAAATAAGAAGTCTTCAAGGCTCACAAATTGGAGATGGTAGACTTACTACAAGTGAACTCTATGCATTGCAAGGAACGACTGGCAATATTCAGCAACAAATTACAGAAATTGCTGCTGTGACCAATCCCCAAAACATTATTAATGTGTCAGATAATGGCAATTATACGTCTATTGCAGCGGCTTGTGCTAGCATTACAGATGCAACGGAAAACAATCCGTATGTTGTAAAAGTTGCTCCTGGTGTTTATGAAGAACCATTAATCGAAATTCCAGAATTTGTGCATGTTATCAGCGAACATATCGATGCTGTAATTGTTCGACCAGATGGTAACCATCATGTGTTTCAATTAAATGAAAATAGCGGTTTGGTTAATTTAACTATTGAAAATGCCCCTTCAGGATATGCTGGGGTTTATTCTTATGATGTTGGCAATTTTTGTTTGATGCATAAAGTAACTATTAGAGATTGTGATTATGGAATTTTACACCAATCCGATTCTGTAGATTCGTATTTATTTGCAGAATATGTGGATTTTACTGATTGTAATGTTGTTGTCAAATCACATAATGTAAGTGACAAGTTGGCCCTTGTGCATGCTGAGAATTTGTATTTTGAATATTCTGCTTCCAATTCCGCTAATGCTGTAATTGTAGATGGAAGTTCAGCAGAAATTAGAATAATGTTGGCGAGTTGCATAGGAGCCGACAGAGCAGGAAATGCGTTTTTAGTTACTAATGGCGGAAGATTGGAAATTTCTTCGGCTCATATTGAAAGTTTTAATAGAGGCATTTATGCAGACACAACCTCTGGAAATCCTTTTTTGGCTTTGTCAGATGTCAGTTTCGGAGTAACCAACTACAATAACACTAATTTGGAAGTTGCCAATGCAAATGCTAGTGGAATCTTCACTGGATATACAGATCACTCCAAAACAATCATTAACAAGTCTAATACATTTTTTATAACTAACAAAGACGAACGAACTATTGTTGTAGCTAAAAAAGGTGGAGATTTCGATTCTGTCGAAGACGCTGTAAATTCTATTACAGATAGCGATTATGATAATCGATATAATGTTTATGTAGGTCCTGGGGTTTATTTAGAAGACGCCATTACTTGTAAAAATTATGTATCAATTACTGGAGACGAAACCAGATCTACCATCATAGAACTCAAAGATGGAAATGATTATTTGTTTGAAATTCCTGATGATGTAAATGTCACTTTAAGAAAGTTGATGTTAAGGCCCAATAAGACGGGTGTTGCTGCAATTAAATATCGTGGTGGTGTGGTACGCCTCAACCAATTAAGATTCGGAACCGACGATGACACATACACCAGTATTTGCGTAGATGCCTCAGAAGTCACTGGAGATGAAAATTCACTGAATATTTCGGATTGTTCTACGGCTAGAGTGTTTAAATGCCCATTGATTTTCAAGTTTTCTGACGATGGCACTCATGATTTAGATGTTGTTGTTTCAGATTTTGTTAGCAATGATGCCGCAAATGGCATTACAAATGTTGCAGAAATTGGCATTGTCACAGGAGGTGCTAGAGGAACTTCTACAGAAGTTCAATTTGTTAGTTGTACATTTGTAGGAGATGGAACTGGAACCTGCTTTAAAATAGGTGATGGATGTGATTTCCATCTAATGAGTTCAACTATTGTTGATTTTGATAAAGGAATTCATGTTGTCAATGAAGGTAATGCCCCAGAACTGGAAGCAGTGGGAAATCTTGTTTATGATAATGTGAATTATGATATTTTAGTTGAACACGCAGGAACAAACGGATCATTATCAGTAACTACTATATTAGACAAAGTATCTATTCCTGATACGTGCCCACTTGCTGTTTTAATACAAGACGAAGAAACCGGAGCCTTAGCTGTCTCTGGTGATTTTTACCAAGGTGGTTCCTTCAGTAAATTAACCAATATGACCGATGTCATGACCAAATCTCCAGCTTGTGGTGTGACCAGTGGCGGTGAAATTACTATAGCGTCTGGTAGATTATTAGATGTAGCAGCAGGAACTGGTTACGTACAAGTCACTGATTTAGATGGTGTAACCCATATACAACATGTTTCATGGGATGCTGTCACAAATTTAGAAGCCCCTGCCAATGCCAATACAAGTATTTATGTAAATTCTAGTGGGGTTGTTGGAACGTTAGCTGGAACTGGCTCTGTGGATTTCTTTACCCAAATCTTTTTAGGCAGAGTAGCTACTGATGCATCCGATGTAGTGGTTTTAGTAGATTCTTATCGAGATGCAGTAGCCTCCTCCACAAAGTACGATAAATTATTTAGACTGTATTTAGGTCCGATTTTCCGTTCAGGTTCTATTGTTACTGCAAATAATCGTAAACTTAATGTGACTTCGGGCGATTATGCCAATTCTACGACCATTGTGAAGCCAAGCGGTGGAACCCCAGTTACTTTCTCGACTTGGTATCGTAATGGGGCATACCACACTATTACCTCTAGCCAAACAGATGTTCCTAATGGACACTATGATGACGGAACAGGAACACTTCATGCACTAACTGATGCTTATTTTGTTAAACATACGCTATACACTTGTGGACAAGGATCAACAGAAAGATACTTTTTGGTGTATGGCCAGGAAGAATTTGCTTCCGAAGAAGCAGCAATTGCAGGCGGTTTACCTATAGCTCCTGCGGCATTAGGTGCTAGTATTGCTTTAATCGCAGCAGTGATTATACAGAAATCAGCCTCTGCTATTAGTCAAGTTATTGATTTAAGACCAACTTTGGTTACAAGAGCCGCTACCGTTACCTCTACAACTGTACATGGTAATCTATCAGGTCTTGATGCTAATGATCATCCACAATACTTACTGAAAAATGGCACAGCAGCCATGACGGGTCCTCTAGATATGGGAACTCAAGCCATTACTAATGTGGGAAATGTGGATGGGGTGGATGTTTCTGGTCATGCTTCCAGACATTTACCTGGAGGGGCTGATGCCCTTACAACAGATGCTCCTACTGCCAACCTTTCTGCACTTTCCACGAATCAAGCTGGTGTACAGGCTAAATTTGCTAGAAGCGATCATTGGCACGCAATTACAGCCTATTCGGATGGAACTGTAAGTGGATTGGTCAAGTTAGACTCCAATGGAGATTTTGCTGCTCGTAGAATTACCGCTGATCTTATTGGTAATGTCACAGGTAATGTTACGGGCGATGTCACAGGCGATGTTACAGGTGACGTTACAGGTAATTTAACTGGTAATGTCACAGGCGATGTTACAGGTGACGTTACAGGTAATGTCAGTGGAACTGCTGCTAATATTACAGGTGTTGCTGCTATTGCAAATGGCGGAACAGGATCATCTACTGCTTTAAACAATAACAGAATTGTTATCAGTAGTGCTGATAAAATTGTAGAAGCTTCGGCTATTACAACAAATCGAGCATTGGTTTCAAATGTTAGCGGAATTCCAGTGGCTTCCACTACAACCAGTACTGAATTGGGATATGTTGCTGGTGTTACAAGTAGTGTTCAGGACCAATTAAATGCAAAACAAGCCACCATTACAGGTGCTGCTAGTACTGTTACATCTTCTGATTTGACAGCAAGTCGTGCTGTAATTGCGAATGCTTCTGGCAAAATAGCCGTTTCTGCAACAACCAGTACGGAATTAGGCTATGTTTCAGGTGTGACTGGAGCCATTCAAACACAACTTAATGGCAAACAGGCTACCATTACTGGTGGTGCCAGTACTATTACGTCTTCTGATTTAACAGCGGATCATGCTTTAGTTGCAGACAGTTCTGGTAAAGTAGCTGTTTCGGCAGTAACTAGTACCGAATTAGGCTATGTTTCAGGTGTAACTGGAGCCATTCAGACGCAACTTAATGGCAAACAAGCTACCATTACAGGTGGTGCCAGTACTATTACCGTGTCTGATTTAACGGCAAATCGTGCTGTAATTGCAAATGCTTCTGGCAAAGTAGCTGTTTCTGCAACAACCAGTACCGAATTGGGCTATGTTGCAGGCGTAACTGGAGCTATTCAAACACAATTAAATAATAAACAGGCTACCATTACAGGTGCTGCAACGACCATTACATCTTCTGATTTGACAGCAGATCGTGCTTTAACTTCAGATTCTCTTGGCAAGGTAGCTGTTTCTGCAACAACCAGTGCTGAATTAGGTTATGTTGCAGGCGTAACTGGAGCCATTCAAACGCAACTTAATGGTAAAGAAAATACCATTACCGGTGCTGCTAGTACTATTACGTCTTCTGATTTAACAGCGAATCGTGCTGTGCTTACAAATGTTTCTGGAAAAATAGCCGTTTCGGCTACAACTGGTACTGAATTAGGTTATGTTTCGGGTGTAACCGGAGCCATTCAAACACAATTAAATAATAAACAGGCTACCATTACTGGTGCTGCTAGTACCATTACATCTTCTAATTTGACAGTGGATCGTGCTTTGGTTGCAGATGCTTCTGGGAAGGTGGCTGTTTCAGCAGTAACTAGTACTGAATTAGGTTATTTGAGTGGAGTTACCAGTAATATTCAAGATCAGCTTAATGCATCATCTGGATCTACTGTTTCGGTGGTGACCGCAGCAACTGCTACTTATTCTTTAACAACAATTGCAAGTCAAGTAGTAATTGCACAAGTAAAAGCCAATTTAACTTTATCTGGCACTGCCAATCACACAGTGACTCTTACTTACAATGGAGTAACCAAGGACACATTGACTGTAAAGGGAGCTAATGGCTATATTATTCCAGTTACGCTGCATTATACAGAAACACCTGGAGCAGCCACCGCAAATGTCGTCATTGCAACTTCCAATGGCACATTAGGTAACATTGTGCATATTATCCAGAAAATTTCCTAAAAACACTTTCCAAAAATTGTTTTTGTGGTACAATTTGGTATGATTTGTATTCAAAATTGGGGCGTTAGTTTAACGGATAGAACAAAAGTCTTCTAAACTTTAGATAGAGGTCCGATTCCTCTACGCCCTATTTTTCGAGACCATAGCTCAAATTGGATAGAGCAACGGACTTTTAATCCGTAGGTTGCGGGTCCGAATCCCGCTGGTCTCATTAGGAAATTCTTATGAATAATGAATATTGGAAAAATCCTGTAAAAGTCACAATTACTACAAAATGTCCACAATGTCACGAATTGTTTAGTCGTCTTGTCTATTCTATAGAAATTGCACCATATCAAGCATTGACATTGTGTCCAAAATGCGAAATCAACCCCGTTATTATGGTCAGTAAAACATATTAATGAAAGGCTCGAAATGACCGATCAAGAAATGCTAGAAATTGCTCAATTGATGGTTGAATATTACACGGACAAAATTAACACAAAGCCATTTGTACTTCAATATCGTTTTCGTTCCCAAAATGAACGTGAAGCTTGGTATGATAATGGAGAATGGCTTCCTAGTTGGGATTATGAAACAATTGAATATCGCAGAAAACCAGCAAATGAGGACTTTTATCAAAAAACACTGGAAAGAACATTGGAAGAAATGTTATCCGCTTCCAAATTGATGGTCGAGTACTATCAAAATAAAATTAGTGGCACTCCCATTGAAGTTCAGTGTTGTCTTCGCACTCCTACATTTGATAACAACTGGGAAGATGTTTCTTGTTCGGGTTGGGATATAGTAAAATACAAATATCGCAAGAAGCCTAAATTTTCAGACGATTTAGAATTTGCAATAGTAGTTGACTTTGTAGCAAATGCTCACAAAGGACAATTGCGTAAAGGCAGTAAATTGCCTTTTGTAATTCATCCATGTTCTGTTCTTAAAATCATCCGTAGTTGGGAAATTTCTGACAATACAATGCTAAAAGCTGTTTTGGCTCATGATGTTATTGAGGATTGTGAAATTTCTTATGACAAAGTTGAAGAAATTATTGGAACAGAAGCAGCAATAATTGTCAAAGAATTGACTTTTATCCCCAACAAACTTCGTTTAGTATCTGTTTCAAAGCAAAAAGCAGAATATCTTAGTAGTTTTAGCAAAAGATCATTGCAAGCATTAGTCATTAAATTGGCTGATCGTATTGATAATACTATGGATTTTTATTTGGATAATGACGCATATGCTTTGAAATATTGGGAAAAAGCAGAAGTTCTTTTTTATGCTTTTTATTCCAGAAAAAAAGAAATCGTAGAAGCATTTGGAGAAAGAACATATAAATTAATTGAAGAAAGTATTAAACAGGTGGAAGATCGGATTTATGTTAAAAAAATGGCGTAGAATAATTTCTGAGGCAGGAAAGCCTAAACACGAATTTAATTTAGAAACAAATAATTCTACTTGTGAAAATTGCAAACATTGGGAAGAGTACCCCAAAGAACCTTATGGGTTTCGGGGTCGTTGTCATCGATTTCCTCCATTTTCCTCTCACGATGAAATCTCTCGCAGAGTCACAGAGTATGGGTATTTTGGATATCAGCCCATCACAAATCACAACGATTGGTGTGGCGAATTTAGAAACAAAAATTACAAAAATTGGCTCTGGAATACACTAAATGCTCTAGGTCTTGGAATTTTCTTTTATGTGGCTTTGAGACTTTTTCTGAATGTGTAAAGTGTTACCCAGCAACCACTTACGTCAAATTTTCATAGTTATATAGTCAATGTGGGCGGTTATGGGGTATAATATAGCAGAATTAGGAGATTAAAATGCATTCGCCAACAGTAAATCATGAAATGCCAGAAGGTCCGTGGATGAGACGGTTGCAAAAAGACTCGTGGATTTGGCTCTGCAAGGAACAGCAGTATGCCAAGACAGTGTTTCCTTGGCAACCACCGCCACCAGGACGTAGATGGGGAGAATTAGCGTTATCGAGGATCGATGAACAATATGATAAAATACAAATTTGGTATGTTGGTCCACGAGGCGAAGGATTTGATGGAACACAATTGATTCTTCCTTGTGAGGGACATTTGTCAGAAACATTGGCAGAGATTATTGACAAAAAAGAAACAGATCTGTTTATAATTTTGGAACGAATTCAAAACCGTTTAGACTTACACCATATAGCTTTATCGCAAATGAACGCAGAAATGCTGTTTCTTCTTAAAAAAATAGAAGAATTGGAAGAAGTACAAAAAAAGCAAATTTTGCCGTTGCGTTTTCCTTTTAACTAAGGAGAGAAAGATGGAGAAAGAAGTAGCTAAATGTGGATTGTGTGGTGAGCCAATGCCACCTGGGGAAGAAATGTTCAAATACCATGGTTATAGTGGAAATTGTCCAAAACCTCCTCTGCAAAAACCGAAAGTTCCTCGTCAAAACAGCTTGGTAGAAGCTAATAAAGAATCTCCCCACGTAGAAGGAGAACAATATATTTTTCTTGGGGAAATTCCCAATGTGCCAGGACGTTGTGTTATAGCTGATTTGACGGGGCGAATTTGTACAGGTCGCACAGAACACTTTGTTGAAGTGCCAGAAAATAAAGAGGAAACTTCCAATGGGTAAGCTTGACGAAATGTTCGGCCAGATAATGTCTGCTCCATGGCTTACTGAAAAAAACAAAAGAAGCCTTCAAAAACTACTCGATAGAGCTAAGCGAGAGGTGGAAGAATCAGGAAAAACTGAAGACGAAGTAATAGAAACGATGACAAAAATGGTATTGTACGAATCATCCCGAAGAAGGGAGTTGAATTGATGAACAAACCAATTAAAGATGATGAAATCGTTGCTAAACTTGAAGAGTTTCAGCAATTGGAACGAGATACTAAGGACTATTTTCGTCTTCATTCGCCTCTTTGGAAAGCGATTGTTAATTACATTACAGATTCTAAGCCACATAAGTGTGTATTGGGAGATAAAAAACTTCCTGTCCGAATTTTTAAAGGAAGTGGAGCAGGAGTCCATATCAAAAAAATCTATGCAAAGCCACCTGGAGCTTTTCCTGATCACGAAACTACGTTACGATTTGTTGTTGATGTGAATTTCGTTGATGTAGACGACGATGAAAGAGATTATGCAAGCATTTGGGGAATCGATGTTCCAATTTCCCTGGTCGAGCATTTTACAAAAGAGGGATTTAATAAATGGATTGCTGAAAAGGAAGCAGAGCATCTTAAGAAAGAAAATGAAAAAGATCTCAAGGAATTAAAGGCAATTATTAAACGAAACCCAGATATTTTAAAGCTTTTGAAGGATAAAGGATGAAAACAGTTCCAGATGATCTATGCGTTAAATATCAAAGGATTGATGGCGTACTCACGGTAATACTTCCAAAACTTATCTCGAAACAGGATTTTTTAGATTGGTTAAATGACAAGCCAAATAAAAAGCCATTGAAAGTTAAAGAATTGCCAGACACATGGACTTCAGCGGAGGATCAAAATGACGCATAACGAAATTATTCAAGATTTTTTAGAATGCACAAGATCCTTAGATAAAGCAATTACCGATGCTGGCGGGAGTAAGCTGGATATAGATGATTTGGAAAGAATGACCGCATTGGAACTTATTTCTTTGATTTGTACCAATGGGATTCGTTTTCATGTTAAGCAAACAGTGAGTGCCAAGGTATTGAAAAAAACAGATCTTATTATTGAAAGCTGTAGAACATGAAAGAAGATATATTTGATATACCTGATGAAATCTCGATAGATTTGCCAAAATTTTGTAAATTAGGCGGTAAAAACTTCGCTATCAAGGTGCTTTCTCGCAAAGACGCTGCAAACTTTACATGTGAAGTGCCATGGGCTGCAATTAGTATTGCATCTTTTCCTAATGAATGGCCAAATTTATCGGAAGACAACAGAGTAAATCTGCTTCAGTTGTACTTTTTCGATCAAACAGTGCCAGGGGAACATGCTTTTACAGAAAATCATGCTAAAGAAATTATTCGATTTGTCGGAGAAGCATGGGGAAAAATCGATTGTTTGTTAGTTCATTGCGAGGCAGGACTTTCCAGATCGCCTGGAGTAGCTGCTGCTATTGCTAGGATTTTTCAAGGTGAAGGTCAGGATGCAGCTTATTTTAAGCAGTATTATCCAAATTATCTGGTTTACAAGATTTTGTTGGAAACTTACTTTGGAAAAAATGTGAATTTACATCCACAAAATGAAGAAACATATTGGGACGACAATGATTTTATAGGTTAGGATGTACAATGTATGATCCTGAATTAGCATTGCAAAAAGAACAAGATCTAATTAGAGATAAAGTCCTGTTGGAAAGAGTTTCCAAAAGACTTGGAAGTGATCATCCTTGGACAAAACGAATCAAGTTGATGACAGATATCTTTCAAACTTTGTCTCAAAAAGAAGATGATCTAGACAACTGTTTTGATCCAGATGTACAATATCGTCTTGAAAACGAAATAGACGAACTAATTCGTATTGCACGAGAAGTATTAAAAAAGAGCTAAAAATGTTTACTATAGAATGGATTACTCCTAATGAGGATATTGGCGTAAAAGGAATTGTTATTTGTGAAACGCAGTTTAAAGTAGAGACTCGTTTTTGTAATGCTGAAACCATGAATGGATTTAAAGAAATTGGGCTTTTAATGATGCCAGAGGCAACACGGCTCAGTGTTTTGCTTGGTGATACAAGATTCATTTTGAAAGATGGAGTTGGGTTTAATTGGGAAATTTCAACTAAAAAAGAGAACTCGTTTTTCTTACAAAAGGATTAAAAATGCTGACACGACGAAACGTTCTGAAATGGGCTGCTGGATTATTTGCATCATTTCCTTTTATGAAAGGAATGACAAAGGAAGCAGTTTCTAATAAGAACTATGGCATGGCAGGAATTGTTATTTGCGAAACACCATCTACATTTAAATTTGAGGTTCGCAAAGCTCAAACCATGAATGAGTTTACTAAAATTGGACATCAGATTTTGCCAGAAGCAACACGAATTAGTGTTGTATTTTCTGAAACAAGATATAATGCTCCTAACAGATATATTTTATACGTTTTATTGGATGGGCCTGGGACGGAATGGAAAGTTCTCAACGGAGTAGCCATATCATGAGCAAAGACAGTTTAGGCGATAGAATGAAGTTTTTTGAACAGAGATTTTCCATCTCTGTCATGCCCAAAACCCCTATTCTTGCGAGAATAGATGGACGTTCCTTCCACAGCTTTACCAGAGGTTTGGAAAGACCTTACGACATTCGGCTTTCCAACCTAATGATAGCAACTACTAAATTTCTGGTTGCCGAAACCAATGCACGTTGTGGATATACACAAAGTGACGAGATTTCTTTGGTTTGGCTAACAGAAGACGATCATGAAGAGACGTTTTTTGGCGGAAAACTCTCTAAATTAACTTCTGTGATAGGCTCGTTAGCAACAGCATATTTCAATAAGCATTTATCTGCTTATATCCCAGAAAAGGCAGATGCGATGCCGGTTTTTGATAATCGGGTCTGGGAATTGCCTACTTACGAAGAAGTAGCAAATTATTTCATCTGGCGGGAACAGGATGCTGTAAGAAATAGCATTCAAATGTCGGCCAGATCAGTATTTAGTCACAGTGAATGCCACAAAAAGAACACATCTCAATTACAAGAGATGTTGTTTTCTAAGGGAATTAACTGGAATGATTATCCTCGATTTTTCCGTCGAGGCACCTATATTCGTCGTAGGGTGGTGGAACGGGAATTTACTCCAGAAGAATTAGCTAATTTGCCACCGAAGCACAATGCTTTGAAAGACCCAAATCTTCCTATTCGTCGTACAGTGATTATGGAGGAGGACTTTCCGATTTTGACGAAGGTTCAGAATCGGTCTGGAGTAATTTTGTTTGGTGCTGATCCCATAGTACAAAACGATGTATTGGTGATTGATGAAGCATGAGTAACAAAGATAGAATCGGCATGACAGAAGTCATGAAAGATTGTTTGTCTGTATTACTTGATGCTGGCTTAACAGCAAACCAACTTAAGATTGCACAAGAGTGTTTGGCTAACTATGCACTATGTGCCTGTATGGACTCTAAAGTACATGAAGAATCTTTAGAGATTCTAAATTATAGGAAAATTAAATCATTATAGTCGAAAGTCTCTAGGTGCTCAATGAATAAATGGAAAATCGTTCAATATTATGGATGGACTGAAAATGGCAAACCGCTCTTGCCCAGTATGGACAATAAGGCGATTGCCACGTTTAAGTCATATTGGCGTGCATGGATTTACAAGTTTTTCCATTACGATTTTGCAGCGGAATCTGCTTACAAAACGTCATTTATTTGGAAGATTGAGAAAGCAAAGGAGATCAAAAGATGATTAAGTTATTTCACAACACTCTTTCTGAGGACGAATATGCTGGTTGGTACATTTGTGAGGCTAGAGATCTTTCATTTCAAGTTGAAGATAATAAGTCTTGTTACGAATTGATTCAAAAAGCCTTAGAGCAAGAAATTCTAGATGTTTGTTTGCAATTAAAATTGGATGTAGGAGAAGAAGACGGTTTTACTCCAATTCTAGATGAAGAAAACGGAAAGAAATTGACTGAAGAATTATTGCGTCGAGATTGGAAAAAAGAGTTTATTCCTATTGAGGGCCATGAAAATGATTAAGTTATTTTACAACGCCCTTTCTTACGACGAATATGCTGGCTGGTACATTAGTGAGCCTAGAGAACTTCCGTTTAAATCAGAAGGGCTAAAAGATGATGAATTTTATGCCAAATTGGCAATCATTCGAAAACATCTAGAGCAAGAAATTTTAGATGTTTGTTTGTATTTAAAATTAGAAGTTGAAGAGGTAGGTGGTTATACTCCAGTTTTAGATGAAGAAAACGGGAAGAAATTGACTGAAGAGTTATTGCGTCGAGGTTGGAAAAAAGAGTTTATTCCTATTGGACCATGAAAATGAAAATCTTGATCACATCTGGCGGAACAAAAGTCCCAATCGATAAGGTTAGAGACATCACAAACATGAGTCATGGAACCTTTGGCTCCAGAATTGCTTCTGTTGCATTGGAAGAAGGGCATGAAGTTTGTTTCTTGTGTGCCAAAGGATCTCGTACTCCATTCCGAAACGACTTCGATTTCTATAATAATAGCAAAGCAATCAATAAAGCAATGGAGTACTTTTTGTTTTGCGAAGAATATTGCGAACAATATTCCGAAACAGAATTTAGAAATTATGATGATTATGAAAAATTGCTTAGATTGCATTTAGATTGGAAGCCCGATGTGGTGATTTTGGCGGCTGCTGTAAGCGATTATGGCGTTGCCAATTATGTGGATGGCAAAATCCGTACTCAAGATAATCTCCAAATTAATCTGGAACCGTTGCCTAAAATCATCGCTACAGTTAAGGAACGTCTTCCTGATTGTTTTTTGGTGGGATTTAAACTGTTGGTTTATGCTTCAGAGACAGAATTGATTGAGGAAGCTAACAAGAGCATCATGAATAATCGTTGCGATTTGGTGGTTGCTAATGATTTAGCGTCACTTCAAGCCGACAATCATCGGTTATTTTTGGTTCGTCCTGATCAAGTTCCAGTGAGGTTTTGCAAGAATGATGCACTGGAAGATCCTTACTATTTGGCACGCAAAGTGATTGAAGCAGCTACAGAAAGGTAACGAGATGATAAATATTACGCCACAACGGGCCTTTCAATGTGCATTAAATCAAGGAAAGCGTTTTCCTGAAATGGAACCAGCTATCCTTGCCGATCCATATTGCGCTTATTGTTATGTTTTACATATTTTAAATAAACGTGTACGCAAAAAACCTAAACGTTGGGCAGAAGCAGAGAAGGTAATTATTGATGAAAAAAGAGCAGAATTGGCTTTCAATTATGCCAAAGAAATAATCCAAGGTCGTTGGGAAGAAGCAGAAGAGGTAATTGCTGCCAGCCCAAGATTTGCTTATTTATATGCTAATTATATAATTCAGGGACGTTGGCCTAAAGGTGAACTGGTAATTGCACAAAGTCCACATTATGCATATTGTTATGCAAAAGATGTGCTAAAATCTCGTTGGTCTGAAGCGGAGAAAACAATTGCAAAAGATCCAGAGTATGCTTATAAGTACGCTTACTACGTAATTAAAGGTCGCTTTTCTGAAGCGGAGAAAACAATTGCAAAAGATCCAGAGTATGCTTATAAGTACGCTTGTGACGTAGTTTGTGGCCGCTTTCCTGAAGCAGAAGCAACACTTGCAAAAAGCGATTATTATGCTTACAGATATGCTAGTGACGTAGTTCGTGGTCGTTGGGCTAAAGGCGAAAGAGCAATAATTACTGATCGAAATTGTGCCTGTTCATATGCTAAGGATGTGCTAAAATCCCGCTGGCGTAAAGCAGAGCCATTAATTGCTCAAAATCACTATCTCGCTTATGAATATGCAAGCCATTTTAAGTTAGAAATGTTTATTACTTTTAAATCCAAGAAACAAAAAAAAGGTGTCAAAAAATGATCGTTGACAGACGAGAATTTGATTTTTTTACCGTAGAGGCAAAGAAAAATACTAACCATGTAGATTTTATAATTTACGAGGGAATAGGATATCTGGAAGCTTTTGAAAAACAAATAGAACTAGGCATCGATCCAGCACTTGGTCCTAATTATGACGACGGGCCATTGGTTAAAGGCTATGTTAAATGGGATGGATGTTCAAATTGGGACTTCCCTCATGAGGCCAATACAACTCATCCATTGCATTTTTGTGGTAAACTAGAAGCAGCATGTTTTGGCAAAATGATTGTTGAACTTTATGAGTGGGCGGCTGAATTGATGCCAGAACATAAAAGCATGATATTAGAATAAACACACTTATGAAAGGGTTGAAAATGTACGTTTTTGTATCGTTTAGCAATGTAGATACTAAGAAAAATCTTGGCTGTTGTATTGTTCGGAGCAATGAAGAAAATTGGCTTGATGATTGTGATAGATTAGGTCTAAGACCAAATGGAGCAAATAATATTATAGGCTATCCATTAAACGAAGAAGAATTTCAAGCACAAGGAATAGAATTGAATCGTTTTTATACTCGTGAAGAAATGCTTCAAGAAGGCTTTGAAAAAATAAGTCCAAACAATGAAACGCATAGCGTTCACCGATTCGTTTGTGTCAAAGAAAGAACAACATGATTATACCAATCTGGACTGATGTGGATGGCAAAGACTGGGAAGAATGCCTGTCTGATCTAAATCTTATTGATTTACTTATCGAGGCTTATGCTAAACAATTAAAGAATGATGTTTTTCAGTATTTACAGGATCAAGGACATCAGCCTGTTCCCGTAATGCCACAACGTATGTCAGCGGACGTTGCTCAGTTTATTGGGAATAATGAGATTTTGGCTGAAGCCATCAAAGTCTGCAAGGAAAAAATCAAGATACAAAATGAAAAGGATGCATGTGAAGCTTGGGCTAGACATGAAGCATGGATTGATGGTCCATATAAGAAAAATTGTCAAAAAGCCCGCAATCTTGGCATACAAGCCAGAAAAGATGGATTGCCAAGGATTTGTAATATTACTGATGATCCTGAACTTTGCCATAACGGTACGATTTTCAGATGTTATGCTGATGCTTGGTGTTCTGGTTGGGATGGATTTACTATTCCTAAAGAATTTCTTCAAGTAGAACAAAATTTAGCCAAATTGCCAACAAGACCAATGACCGAAGAGGATTTCTAATGTACAACATTCTTCTAGGCGTCACAGGTAGCGTAGCTTCCACCCTGACAGTAAAAATTGTTAAAGCTTTGCAAAGCTTAGGAGAAGTACGGGTTATTGCCACTAAATGTGGGGAACAATTCCTACGTCCCGAAGACAAAATTGAAATTGGCAAAGTTTATCTGGAAGAAGATGAATGGCCTGATTTCTATTGGGAAAAAGATGATCCCGTCATGCACATTGAACTGCGTAAGTGGGCAAGTGCTTTAGTAATTGCTCCATTATCCGCCAATACAATGGCAAAAATGGTTCATGGAATTTGCGATAATTTGCTAACAAGTGTTTTTCGTGCTTGGGATCACCAAAGACCCGTAATTGTGGCTCCTGCCATGAATTCCATTATGTGGGAGAATAATCCTACAGGAAATCAAGTAGAAATTTTGAAGAATTGGGGTATTAAGGTTGTGTCTCCACAATCTAAAGTTTTAGCCTGTGGAGACGAGGGCATAGGTGCTATGGCAGATATTTCTAAAATAGTGGAAGTAACTGCCGCTAGTTTGGTTTGGGATTTCCCGTTAAAAACTATCTATGGAGTTCCAACTTGCAATGGAATTCCTATCAATCATCATCCAGGGGCTTTTGGGTTTCACCGAAAACACAATTTCCATACAGGCGTTGACCTTTATACTGAAGACAAGGCTTCAGTGAGTGCGGTAGAAAATGGCAGAATAGTAAAATTGGAGCAATTTACTGGCCCAGAAGTAGGTCATGAATGGTGGGAGAAAACCTGGGGATTGATGATTGAAGGACCGTCTGGAGTAGTAAATTATGGCGAAATCAGCATGCCGCCTTCGTGGATTAATGTAGGTGATAAAGTCATCAAAGGACAATATATTGGTAGTGTGAAACGGGTTTTGTTTCCTGATCGGTTACGTCCTGATATCCCAGGTCATTCATGCAGTATGCTACATATAGAATTGTATAAGCATGGGGTTAGGGATTTTACAGGTTGGGAAGATCCTGCCAAAAATCCTGATTTGCTTGATCCTACGCCTTATTTGATTAAGGCAAGATATGCACCAAATAAGACATTAACTTGGGATAATCCAGAGGGAAAGGAAGTAGGATAATATGCTTAAAATTACACTCAGCAATGGAGCAGAATTTACAGTTGATAAAGAACGATGGACTGAAAATGGTCTTGTAGGTCACTTTATCATGCCTGATGGCGAACTCACATGTGGAGAATGTGTGTTTTTTCATAAAAATTCTGCCAAAAGAAAATCTGATACACCATACATTGTAATGTTAGTGGAGAAATAATGACAGAAGAAAACGAAATTATCAAACAATATCTTGTGGATAATCCTTATGATCCAAACGACCCAAGTACTTTGCCGCCAGGATGGGAAGTTAGATTTAACCGAAGAGGTCGTTTTTATCAATATAAAACCATTGAAGAGGTAGAGCGAAGGAATAACTTGTCGTTTAGCGATGAGTGGGAAAAAATGAAGGCAAGTATGCAAGAAGGAGACGAGGTTTGGTTGTATGGCAATGATGTAGAAATACTTTGTTTAGTACGAAATAATGAAATCATTAAAGAAATATGTTTTACGTGTTTATAAGGAGATTTACATGATTACTGGAGAAGGGGGGTTTATCAGTAGGATGATGCCGCCTACTGATTGGAATCATGGTCCGATACCGGTAGAGTGTTTTGATAAGTCACTAAGTAAACAACAGATATTTGAAATGCTAAAATCTGTCTATCTTGAGCCAGATCGTGTTAGGAAATTGGCAGCAAGTGATGATGAAACAGAAATTTGGCGTACAAAATTTGCTATAGAAATTGTAGCAGAAATGGATGCTGATACGATTTGGTTTTTCAATTTGCAGAATGAGAAGGAATCGGGATAATGCGTATTTTTGACTGTGACCAAGACCAAGAAAAGATGAAAGGAACGCATGGTTTTGGCTATGATACAGAGTTTGGCACAGGCACAGGTTATGGCCGAGGCAATGGCGGCGGTCCTTGTGATGGAATATTGTCAGATTGCAATGGGCTTGGTGACGTATGTGGCCGTGGACATGGAAACGGCATGTATGAAACTAATTATGGATTTCCCGAAAGTTGCAATAAAATCTTTGAAATTCCCAAATTGGCTGGAACTTTCGGTTTAGAAGTATATGATTGAGGAAAAATAATGAAAGAAAAATTATTCAAAGAATGTTATGATTCTGTTGTTGCCAGAGGCAAAACAATAAAAAAATTAGAGAAACGGATTAGCAAACTTCGCCGTAAAAGTGCTAGTCAGCATCGTTATTTGAGCAAACCAAGAGTTAAAGTAACAATTGCCAATGCAGAAGAAGAAAATGTTGTTTTGCAAATGCAAATTGCACAATTGGAAAATGCCAATAAAGTTTTGAAAAAACAGGTCGAAGAACTGAAAAGTCATCGCATGAGTAAAATGGATCTATATTTGATTAGATTCTGTATGATATCCTTGGTTGCAGTTGCAGTATACATTTGTTGTCGATAAAGGAAAAAATATGCCTAGATTTGAATTTGATGCAACTTGGAAAATGTCTGGGAACGTCTCAGTAGAAGCAGAAAATCTAGAAGATGCTTTAGGAAAAGTAAGGACTGAAGTGCCGGTTTTTGAAAATGGCAATTTTGTTCTTGGTTCGCTAGAGCCAAATTTAGAAATTTTGACAAATCTTTTGATTCAAAATATTAATCAAAATTTAGAAGAATTAACTCGATTAAAAGCCACCACAAAAGATGCGGTTTATAACGAATTAAGAAAACTGCTTTTCCCTCATACGTATTTGTTATTGTGGCCTGAAATGAAAGCTGAATGTACTGTTGCAGATGCTTTTGTGGAGAAAATGAAAGCTGACGACAAGATAGATCCAGATGAAGCTTTTTGTCAGGCAATAGATGCCATAAGAGAATATATGAGTCAAAATTACCTCTCAACATTTGAGGTTATTAAACAATTTGGAGATTATTTTGTAGGCGATTGTACGGCAAAAACAAATTACGAATGTGGAAGTCTTTATAAAACTTGTAAGTGTGCCTTTCACAGAGCACTAAATGCTTTTGTGAAATATATAGAAATCACTGGGAAGAAGCCATCTGAAGCCTTGGGAGAAGTTAGGGTTTTTTTGCTCAATAAGGGTTGAAAAATCGCCAAATTAGTATTGCCTTGAAAATTGCATTCTGGTATTATCTTTGAAATCGATTTTGGTTCACAATTTTTAGGAAGGAGCCATTATGGCTAAAAAAGTTGCGTCGAAGAAAGTTGCGAAGCGTTATGTCATCGTCCGCACCTACTCTGCTGGAGTATTTGCAGGCATTCTAGAATCTCGTTCAGGACGAGAAGTCGTGATGACAAATGCCAGGAGAATTTGGTACTGGGAAGGTGCTGCTTCTCTTTCTGAATTGGCCCAGAGAGGCACGAGCAAGCCTGACAAGTGTAAGTTTCCCTGTCCAGTAGACAGAGTGGAACTTCTGGAAGCAATTGAAATTCTGGATTGCACTCCTGAGGCTCGTGCTAATATTGAGAGCGTGCCAGTTTGGTCTGCATGATTTTCGGTTTGTCTCTGGCGGATTTGTTCTTTTTTGGGGGCAAATCCGCCACTTCGTTTTTGGAGTGAAAAAATGAGTCTTTATGAAAAATTGGAAGTGGCTCAAGCAGGCTTAGACGAATCCAAAAAAGATACAAAATCCACAGAAATAAAACGGTTAGGTAAATTAATCAATAGACTTCAGAGGAAGCTTTCAAAGAAAAACAGGAAAAGTGCATCCCAGCATCGAACTCTTGTTAAATTGCATAGAACAATTGAAGATCAAGTAGACTTTCAAGGAAAAAAATTATGAAAAAATGGATATTTGGCATTTTGCCGTTACTAGCGTTTGTATTAATTCCATTGACATTTACTAGTTGTGATTTTACTGAGACATCATACGAAAATAATATTGAAGTCTTGGAATTTTCCCATAATGGACATCAATATCTGAAGTTTTATTTTCCAGAACATCTTGCCGACACAGGTACAGTTCATAATCCTGATTGTCCTTGTTTTAAGGAAAAATCAAATGGGAAAACACCATGAGTCAACCAATAAAATCCGATGATCCAGCAATACGATTATTAAAAGATGATTTTATTTCAATTCCTACTGTTTTTCGAAAAGGATGTTATATCTGCGAAGATCCAGAGTATGCTCGGATGGGACTGCCATTATGCAGATCTTGTCCAAAATGTGGACATCGTGGTGGTGGGCATATTCCTGCTGATGATTCTATTTGTGATGAATGTGGGTATGATGAGGAACATGAAAGTGAACAATGAGCGTTCCCAGGTGGTTAAATTGACATTTCGAGTCAGAGACACTAATCGTTGTGGGAATTGTTCTCATTATTATGTGGATTGGTCGGCACAATCGCCACGATGCAGATTATGTGATCGAATTACGCCAGATCCTCAATTCGGCATTTGTGATGAGTGGGAAATGGAATCAGGAGGTTAACATGAAATTCCCTATTCACGTTCTGAAACAGACTGATGACAATTGGGGACCTTCATTTAAAGTTGAAGGTGCCCACCTTAAATTCGTGGAAGTCAGTCTGCTTAAAGGTCCACACAAATCTGGTTTTCGAGTTTGTGCTTGGGGAGATGATGATTATGGGTTGGAAAAAGATTTTACATATGCCGAAAGAGGACATGCTGTACAACACTTTATTCAAATCATTTCTCTAGAAAAAGTGAATGTAGATATTTTGAAAAAAATGGGATTTCGTCAAGCTTGAGGTAAAAATGAATCAGAGTATTGAACTTTTAACAAAATTTATTGAAGAAAAACAACGCAAAAAGAATGACACCAACGCTGTGTTGGATGGAATTATTAAATTTCTTGACGAAGTTAGTCATTTGCGTATAAAAAGTAAAAGAGTTAAAGATTATGTAAAGTTTTCAGCAGGCAATATAAGGATTGATATACTTACAATAATATTAGATTTTGCTGCTGTTTGTGACGATGATGGAAACTCGTATATCGTTCAACGACATGCAAATCGTTTGCTTGATTTGGAGACTATGGCAAAGGTCTCTGAAGAAGAAGCAATTAAATCTATTATGGAATTGCTTTATAGAAGCGGAGTTGAACTGTAATGGCCGCTTGTCTTGAATGCGGAACAAATTTGCCCCCTTTGAGGACTAGTGTTTACCATTGTCAAAAGTGTGATGATAAATTTTGGAAAGAGGATGAAAGCATGACCAACAAAAGCATTGAACTTCTAAAACAACACAAACAAAGAAAAAAAGAAGACTTAGAAAGACAAAAGGCAGCTTTAAAAGGAATTATAGATTTTCTTAAAGATGTTGCTGGATTGCGTATACATAAAGGAACGGTGAGAGATTTTTTCTCTATCGACACAGACAGAGTTACAATTTCTGTTGATAGCATTGCAAAGCCTTTAATTTTTTATAGCACTTGGTCTTATCCAAATCACTATCAAATTACTAATGGAAAAGGAACAGTAACCGAAGAAGAAGCTATAAAACAAATTATGGATGTACTTTTGAAGCATCATGTAGTAATCCCTTAGAAAAATGACGTACATTACTCCTCAAGATATATTTGCTCGTTTAGTTCGCCGTCATCCTCATTGGTTTGAAGGTTCGCCAAAAGTAGAATTAGTGGGCGAAAATCATGATTTTGGTACTTTGAGCTTTGATTTTGGCGACGAAATAGTTGAATATCGACTTTATATCGATGATCGAGATGAAATACTGGCTACTGCTCAGTATTTTATAGAACATTACCAACAAATGTGTAAAGAAGAATGGAATGAATACAAGCATTGACCCAGGAGATGGAGCAGCATGAAAACTGCTAATCTGTTTCAAAGCGTGTGGTATATATGCCCTCAGTGTGGTGTGGAAAATACTGTTTGCTGTACAGATCCGCTTTTTAACAAAGGATTTAAATGCTCTGGCTGTCAATCGACTTGGACTTGTGATGGGCTTTTTACCTTGTGTTATGATGGCACTCCAGTTCCACCAAAAGATAAAATGGCAGTGGCTGGGATATGGTACTGTGAATGTGGACGCAAAAATTTAATTTTACCCCGAACAGAAAAAATTGTAAAATATAGCGATAGTGACAGATGCTGCATTGAATACGTGGAAATTCCAAAATACGGTTTGTGTGAAGACTGTTTTGCTGAATATGATTTAACTACAAGTGAGGAAAAATGAAAACTACAACATCGTTTAATTGCCTATGGTATGTGTGTCCAGAATGCGGCACAGAAAACACAGTAAACATTTTAAATAATCCTGCGTTGTGCTCAGGATTTAAATGTTAGTGGTTGTGAGTCAGTTTGGACTTATATCAAGTTGTGCCGTGAATATTTTGATGGCACTCCAGTTCCGCCAAGAGACAAATTGTTTGCAGGAGCATTGGAGTGGCATTGTGAATGTGGACGAAAAAATATCATTTTGCCAAGAATAACAAAAGTAGAGACTGTAAAAGTAGATGAAGACCTGAATCGACAAACAGAACATATAGAAGACTCAAAATTTGGTTTGTGTGAAGATTGTCATGCTGAATATGAATTAGAAAATGAACATTCTAAGATCATTTCATGTATGTTCAATTCGGAGGAAGAATGAGCATTGCCAAAGATCTTCTTGAAGGATTGGAAGAATTTCTGGATAAATTGAAGAGTGGCAAACCCATCAAGACCACTCGTGTCACTCGCAAAATGACACCAGACGGTCCCATGCATGAGTTTTCCGAATCGGAAATCAAGCCAAAAGAAAAGAAGCAATAAATGACCAAATTAAAAATGGAAGATTTGTTGAAAAAACATGGACATGATTTTACTTGTAGATCAGGTTTTGGTTTTGGTGATGATTCTGCTTGTGGTGGCGATAAAAAGGGTACTGGTAAAGGATGTGGTTTTGCTGTAGGTGCTGGCACAATATCTGATCAAAATTCTGCCACTTTCAGAGATGATATTTATAATGGAGGAGGTTATGGAGGAGGTTATGGAGGAATTGAAGGGTTTGGAAACCACAATGGTCAAGACTCATTTGATTATTTTGGCTATGGACAGAGAACAGGACTTTTCGGAACGGAAGATGGCAGAGGCATAGGATGATTTACAGAGATTTTGGTAGCGGCTGTCTTTCTGGTAGGGGCGATCTGGAAGGAAGAGGTTATGATGCAAGTGGGGATATAATTTCTTATGGTTATTCCCATGGTGTTCCGCTTGGAAGCGAGAATGGACATGGGCATGGTTCAGGTGATGATTGGTTTGTAGGTAAATCTTGGTTTATAGATAAAAAAGGCATTGGCAGTGGCGAAGCTTTTGGTAGTGGAGATAATAATGGCAGGGGAGATGGGTCGGGTGGTTTGGGTTTGTCTATAGGCACAGGTCATTCTTAAACAAGGAAACAGAAATGTTTTCACGAAGACAATTTTTGACAACAACAGCGTTGGGCGTAACATCCTTAGGCACAACATCTTTAGCGTCTACACAAAATTTGGATGATAAGACTTATCTCCGTAATAGAACTGTTTGGCTTGTTGTGGAGAGTTGCCAGGACATGGTTTTCACTGGGGCAATTGTTGGATATGACATTATAGATAAAATAATTAAAGCTACTACTATGTTTAATTCTGTCTATAAGCTTATCCGTTATCCTTTTGTTACTGATATTTCAAAGATAAAGTCCGAAAATAGTCAAAATGTATATTATCTTTGGGCTATGCATGATCTTAGTCTTCGTCCTGCATTAGTGCTGATGGATATGATGTCGGGAGATTTCCAATCAGTACTTGAACATGCTTTAAAAACATATCCAAAACAATTTGTTTTGATCCGTCGCTCTTGGAAGGAAAGGGAATGATCAACAGACCTGTTGTTGGCGTAGCATTAATCGTTCGAAAAAATTATCAGATTTTGCTCCATAAGCGAATAGGAAAACATGCTCCTGGCACTTGGTCTTGCCCAGGTGGTCATCTGGAAATGTGGGAAGAATTTGCAGAAGCCGCTTTGAGAGAATTGAAAGAAGAAGCTGGTCCCGTAGAAGTTACGGAACCAGTTTTACTTACTGTGTGTAATACCATGTTTAAGTCCGAAGACAAACATAGTATTACCATCTTTTTGGTATCTGATTGGATAAGCGGAGAGCCAAAAGTTACTGAGCCAGATAAATGTGAGGAATGGCTATGGTTTGATTATGACAATCTTCCTGAGCCACTTATGTTGGGCATTCAGAAGATTAAGGAGCAGAAATTATTGAAAGTGGTTATGACTAAACCATATGATTTGTTAGTTTAGTAGATTGGATGTGGAATCAATGAGTGGGAACAACCATGAACGATAGTTTTCTCAAAGAATTAGACAAATTGTTCGATTTAGTAGAATCAGGAGTGCTGCCTGAATCTGCTATACCTCGTATGTTTTATTTTGGTCATACTGCACTTCATTCAACTTATAAAAAAGTGAGAAGTTATAAATGCATAAGTTGTATGAATGTTTGGGAGTCAGAAACTTCCGATGTATGCCCAACATGTTTAACACATGAAAATGTGTACGACATTACTGGCGATAGCCAAATGTCTTTTTGGGAATGCAAAGCTTGTAAACATCAATTTGAAGCAAAAGATGGGACTGTATGTCCAAAATGCGGAGATGTTCGTAAGTAGCTCAGGATCTGGATTAGAATTTCAATCAATTTACAGGAATGACAAATGAAAATCTATGGCTGGCATGAAATGAACACCATTTCATGGTGCATTGTCTCAAAAGATGTCAAACCGAAAAATATCAATAAGATTGATGAAGAAGGCAGAGTCTTTTTGCTTTATAATAGCGAGGATGATGAGACTGATGGCTGTTGGTGGACAACATTTAGCCAAGCTAAACGTGAAGCGATTGCATATTGGCGAGAACAGAAAGACATTGCAATAGAAGCTTTGAAGTATGTAAAACGTATAAAGAAATCACAAGTCTGAAGGAATGCCAATTATGAATCCATTATGGCTACTGCTGATAATTCCAGTTGCAGTGATATTTGGGATTGCTATTGCATCAGGATTTTTTTATATTTTGTTGCTGGTAATTTCCAAAGGTGGTATAATTGCTATGTCGGAAGACACGGAGAATTGTGATTCCAAAAATTGCAAATGTGAAAAATCTCCGTGGATTAACCCATGGGAAAAAAATTCAGAAAATTGAAAGGTTTAAAATGGTTAAGATGCGTAGTTTGATGTATGTCTTTTTGATGGCAAGTATGGTCTTTTTGACCGATACTCCACAAATTTTTGCAAAAGGCGGATCGGGCGGTCGATCTTTCTCCTCAGGAGGTAGTCGATCTTTCTCCTCAGGTCGATCATCGTTTTCTTCAGGAAGTAGTGGTCGATCATTTTCTTCAGGAAGTAGTGGTCGATCATCGTTTTCTTCAGGAAGTAGTGGTCGATCATCGTTTTCTTCAGGAAGTAGTGGTCGATCATCGTTTTCTTCAGGAAGTAAGCCATCGGGTAGTAGTGGAAAATCATTTTCTTCAGGAAGTGGAAAATCATTTTCTTCAGGTAGTTCAAGCTCGACAAAAAGTTCTGGCAGCAAGACATATTCTTCTAGTTCAGGATCATCTGCCAGCAATAGCAGAAAACCAATTAGCAGTGGATTTAATAGCTCTATGAGCAATTCTGCAAAACGTGCAGAAAGTCAGAAAATATTTAAAGCAGCGACGACGCCAAAATCCACTTATACCTCCAAAGGTTCAGACGGTAAAGTTGTTCAACAGACAATTAAACCAGACTCACCTTCGGTTCAAACGGTGCGAAAATACGTTACCCATGAGCGATATGTCACCTATGATAACCGTGCTAGCACTTTTTATGGTGGATTTTATGGGTCGCCAGTTTATTATCACGACCCATTTTCGCCATTTTTGATGGGCTGGTTGTTTTCGGATGCCATTAATACTCACCAGCGGGCATTATGGATGTACAATCATCAGAGTGACATGGATGCAGCAAGATATAAAGAGATGCTTGCCAAGGATGCAAAACTTCAGGCAGAAATTGATCAGCTAAAAGCCAAAAATACGCCTCAAGATGCAAGCTATGTTCCACCTGAAATGGCTAGTAATCCAGATTTGATGTATAATAAAGAATTCGTTAATGCCTCGTACAATCCTGTAGAAGTGCCAAATGATGCCCAAGAAAGAGCCAACATAGCAGGCACAATCATATTCTGGGCAATTATTCTATTTTTCTTGGGTGGTATGGCTTATCTCTTCTTTATTAAGGAATATTGAAAATGAAGTTGTATGAAGTTCTTCTGAGGAAGATTGGTTTGTGGAAAGATCCTGCTGATAAACCAGAGAAACCACAAGAAGATATGATTTATAATCCAATTGGATGTAAAGTCGGGGATGTATTAAAGATAGGTGTTTTGGATCTGAGAGATTGCCGCTTCACAGTGAGAGAAATTCTGGAATATTCGATTGTCCTTTGTGGCAATAAACATCGGATGGTCGATTATATTTTGGATATAAATCATGCTGACAAGCGTAAGCTTCGTATTGCTCCCGATCCAGACAGTAAAAGTCAAGCAATTTATGGAGCTTTGTTACTATCATTATATGATGAATTTGTTTATAATGAAGATCTACACGCTGTAGTTCAAGATGATACAAAAAAGCTCGTTATTGATGACGAGACCAACCCTGATAATGCTATTCATGAAGAATTTTGGCGAGTAAATGATGTAGGTTCTTCTTATAAAGCCGATGTTAAAAAACTTGTTGATATTGATGGCGATGGCAAAATAAGCGAAGAAGAGGTAAAAGCATCTTCAGTTGAATTTTGGGATTATTCCCGAATGACTAACGTAGAGGGTGTGGAAATTGAAGAGTTTATGATAGTTGAGATGGATGAAACGGGATATTTTACTCTGTGGCGAGGTTCAGAAGTTAACCCTGAACGGATTAGTGTATTTTAGTTCTTTAACTTGAGAGAGGGAATTATGTTTACGACAATTTTGATTGCTGTGGTTGTGGTGGTTTGTTTGGCTGCGATTAGTCCTCCTGCTCGTCGTTTTTTCAAGGCAATTGGACTATGGGGTGGGGCACAAGCGGATAAAGGAGCAGAGGCAGTTCTGAATGCTGATCCTCTTGGCGTCCTAAAAACCCAAATCAAAAATGCTGCTGAAAATGGCAAGCAAGCTAATGCTGTGGTAGTGGCTGCTGCTAAACAGTTGGTTTCTTTGGAAAATCAAATTGCCGATGACCTAAAGGAACAGCAACGACTTACCACTCGTATTGAATCGGTTTTGGCTAAAGGCGATCCCAATAAGAATGCCGCAAAGTACGCTGCTGATTTGGCTCGGGTTGAAGAAAATCTGAAAGCCAATGAAGAACAGAAGGCAATCGCTCAACAGCAATATGATGACAATCTGAAGTTGGTTGAACGATTTGAACGGGAGATTCAAGAAGCCCGAAAGGATGCGGCTGCTCTTGGGGCTCAATTGCAGCAATCTGAGGCAGAAAAGAATTTGAATCAAATGTCTGCTGCCCTCAAGGATCGGCTTAATGTTGGCGATTTGGCTGCGGCACGCCAGAGAGTTAAGGACCAAATTAATGAGAATCGAGGAGCCTCCAAGGCATCTCGTGATCTAAATCGAGTTGCTCTGGCTGAAGAAGAAGATGAGGAATTGGAGCGATCTGCTGCGGCAGAAGCTGTTCTGGCTAGGTTCCAAAAACCCGTAACAGAATAAGGTCTTTATAAACCCTACCCCAGAAGTGGGGTAGGGTTTTTTTATTTTTTGGTGAATAAATGAGATGTTTTGATTTTTGTGCTAATATGATGCTTCGCTGGAAGAATGGTCAATTAAAATCGAGATTAGCTGTAGTAGAAGCTAAAATTGAAGATTTGCAAGCAGAAAATGTGAAATTGAAAGAACAGGTGCAAAAATTGCAGTGGGGGGAGATCACAGGAACTATCGTTGCAACCGCTGGTGATAGAGTTCCCGCAGAAATTGAATACAAAGATTGTAAAGGTAATGTGATTGGGTATTGGGCGTATGGCTATTTTCATCCAGGCTATCCCTTCCAAGGTTGAAAGGCAGATCCATGAATCCAGTCCGTTCAATTCTTTATAATGGCAAAACTGTTTCTATTAGAGCCATTGAAGACAGCGAGAAATTCATCCAGAGCAGGATTCGGATTTTTGGCAAAAAAGACATTTGTCCATTATGCCGACAACATATTGATTCTGGCGATATTACTTTGATAGTCTCCAATCAAGCAAACATTCCCAACAGGATTGCACACAATGCTTGTTTTGCAGATAAGACAGACGAATATGCTTTTCGTTTAATTGCCGAAGATTATCAGCGATTTCAACAATTTGAGAAGGATTACGAAGGTTGGATGGAGATGCATTGATGATTGTCAAAAAGACTGAGTGGCTTGAGTTGCGAGTGCGACATAAAAACCTGTATTTTATCAATAAAAAAAATACTCTTTTAATATGTTTCGGTGGCGTTGTAGCTTTTTTTGATCTTCCCAAGGATGTTAAGAGAATCAGGTTTATTGTTTACAATAAGCCTACCAAGATTAGTCATGAAATATATCTGGGCAGAACACAGGTGTATTCAGGCGGAAATGATGGATATATGATTACTTCTGCCAATTATGCTGTTGAAATAGACAAATATCTGTCTGATAAGACATTGCGACAATTAGGAGGCAAAAATTATCACATTGAATGTGAGTACGAATGTTATTCTGAGCGGGAATACGAAATTTTTCAGATTTTCTTTTTAAAGCTATTTAACTCGGTTTTTGAACATGATGCTAATTCAATTTGACGCAGATCCTCAACAGGTTTTATTGGGAAATTTACAAACAGGAATGCAAATAGTAGCAACTGTTAACGTGGAAAATATTATTGATGGAATTGCAATAAACGGAAGAGCATTTATGGCTTCTGCTCTTGGCGAGGAATTGTTGAAATTGCTGGCCAATAAAGGAAGCTTGGTCAATACCATTGATCCATCAATACATATTGCAAATATACGGGCACACAAAAATGTTAATTAAAAAAACTGACTGGCTTGAATTAAGAGATATAAATTTCATCAATAAAAAAGAAAATTTCTGGGTATGTGCTGACGGTCCCAGGAAAATATTTAGACTTCCAGAAAATACTAGAAAAATTAGATTTTACATCTATGATGAGCCTACTGCAAAAAGCACAAGAATTAAAATTGTTGAAAATATAAATTTGCGTTATTGGGAAATCGCTATTGGCAATATGCGTATTTCCGCAGATCATCATTTTATGTCCCAAGAAAGATTGCAAGAATTAGCTAAAAGACAAAGATTCTATTATGCCGAATGCGAATATCAATGTTTCACAAAACATGAATATGAAGTTTGGTTGTTAAAATCTAGAATTAAAGAACTTGAGGAAAAAAATCAAGATCTGAGAGATCAATGCTATTATTTAAGAGCACATTATGTGTGGAGTAAATCATGCTAAAAATTGGCTTTGATATTGGCGGTGTTTTAAGTAAATATCCCGATACATTTGAACAATTAATCTCATCTTTAAGTGCTTGTAGTATTTTTTGCATTACAGATCAACACCCTAAAGAAGAAGTCATTAAAACATTACGAGAGAATAAATTTGATCGTTGGTTTGGAGTGAATAATGTTTTCTGTGCCAATTATGAACAGCATGGAAACATGTGCAAGTCTATTTTGATCAAAGAATTAGGATTGGATATATTCATAGATGATTTTGATGGGTATTTACAATGGGATTCAAGTTTAGGCAGACAGCCAATTTTGTTGAAAGTTATGCCAGATGCCTTTTTGCCATATTGGGCGAATAATTGGTTTTGTGAAGGTGGGGAATTTGGCCGAAGAAAATTTGACTCAAAAGAAGATATTTCGGAACAATTACGAGTACTGTCTGAATCGCTAATGGATTGTGAGTGGAATCACCCCATCACAGCCGTGGAAGATTGTTTGTCAGCGGGAATTGAGCTTAAATTGCTTAGGGAAGAAAATGTTAAATTAAAAAAAGAACTCGAAAAATTCAGGAAAGGTTGAATTTTTATGTTCAAAGTTGAACATTGGGAAGATGAGGATTTTGTCGTAACTGGAAAATGTGGTATAATCCATGAAGGGGTTTTGTCCAAGTCGAACGCCAAAGCACTGTGCGATTGGCTGAATGAGTTGGTTCCCAAGTTGCAAAACATTCAATTTGAAGAAATCAAGTCAATTGTCAAAACCCTCCTTGGAAAAAGAAAGAATTAAATTATGCATCACTTAGTATCAAAATTGTTCTGGGCTGTGGCTTCATGTGATCGTGATCCCTATGAGGCGTTGGACTATTCTCATGATATCACTCTTGAGCCGACGACTGTGGGATCGATTCTGGAAACATTAAATGCTTATGATTTATCTTTGCATGGACTAATTAAGGTTGATCCTAAAGGCTTGAGCAAAGAAAGCATTGATGCATTGAAGGAAATGGGCTGGGTTCATCCTAGCACAGTTAAAAGCCGTAATGAACGTAAAGAATTAGAACAGCATTTTTGGCTTTTGGTTGCAAGTGGCAATTATGGTTCTTATCCGACATTTGAAAAGTTAGATTTAGACAACATTTCTGATTATCAGATTGAAAAATTAGTAGAACGAAATGGAGATATTGTTCAAAAAGTGTCAGTAAAAAGTGTTTTGCCTGAAAAGGCATACAAGCGATATTTGGCTGCTAAAAAGAAGAAAGAGGAAAAGGATCTGAAGAAAAAATTGTCTGCGGAGAAAAAGAAAGCTGAGAAAAAAGCCAAGGAAGTAGCTCAAGCTAAACAGCTTTTAATTGAAGCAGGAGAATTGACACCGGAGGAAGAGTCATGATGATCAGTGATATTATCGTCTTGTTAGTCGAAAGACTCGCTAACGATGGTAATCAAGATGTTAAATTTTTGAGATTAGAAGACACAATAAGCGAAAATAATATTCCAAAGCGGGATATTATTTTTGAGTATGAGCCTAAAAAATTGACACCAAAGGGGAACTGAAATGGAATTTACAAGTGCATCTGAAGCTCTTAAGTATGTGATGAAAAATGGAACAGGCGGTCGTGATGGAACTGACGCACTCAATGAAATTGCAACAAGTGCAGAATGTTCTTATCTTTGTGCTGCGAATGATTTTAAGGGACGTTTTCCTTTGGGAGAACCAGCAATTGCCACCGATGCATATTATGCTTATATGTATGCCAATCATGTAATTAAAGGCAGATTTCCTGAAGCCGAAGCAACAATTGCTAAAAGTCCAATCTACGCTTTTTATTATACCAGAGATATAATTAAGCGTAGATTCCCTGAATGTGAAAAAGCAATGGTGTCTAATTCGTACTATTTAGGCCAGTATGTTGATTTTTTGGGATTGGATATTGCAATTGTGGAAAAACCAACAATGACTGCCAAGGATGTAATTAAGGGCAGATTTCGAGAGGAGGTAATTGCACAGGACGCACAATATGCTTATATGTATGCCAATGAAGTAATTCATGGTCGTTTTGCTGAAGGCGAAGCAGCAATTGCCACCGATGCACAATGTGCTTATATGTATGCCAATGAAGTAATAAAAGGGCGTTTTGCTGAAGGTGAAGCAGCAATTGCTCAAATTGCCAATTATTCTTATATGTATGCTAAAAATGTAATCAAAGCTCGTTGGCCTGAGGGCGAAAAAGCAATTGCACAGCACGGATATCTTTCTTATTTGTATGCCAAGGATGTAATAAAAGGTAGATTTCCTGCTGGAGAACCGGCAATTCTTAAAGGTGATTCAGAATGGATAAAAGGATATATAAAAACTTTCAAATTAAATCTTGTTAGTAGTTTTCTAGAAGATGATTGTTCTTTCGAGGAACAGCAGATTGTTGCAGAAAAACCACGTTTCACAACTGCTGAAGAAGCTTATAGTTATGCTTTGAGTAAAAACCAGCCATCTCCTGAGTGTGAAGCGGTAATTGCTCAAGATGCCAAATGGTCGCATTTGTATGCTTATGATATTATTCATGGACGATTTCCCGCTGGAGAACCAGTAATTGCTCAAAGTGCCAGTTATTCTTACGCATATGCAATAAATGTAATAAAAGGGCGTTTTGCTGAAGGTGAACCAGCAATTGCTAAAAATACTGATCATGCTTACAAATATGCCAAATATGTAATAAAAGGGCGTTGGCCAGAAGGCGAACCAGCTATTGCTAAAAATGTATTATGTTCCTTTGAATACGCTAGAGACGTAATTCATGATCGTTTTCCTGCTGGTGAACCAATCATTATGGGAAACCTCTGGTATTCTAGGGAATATCGAAACGTTTTCAAATTAAAGCTTGGTTTTCTAGAAGACGAACAGCAGATCCCAGCCGAAGCTTTTTCATCTCCTGAAAAAGCATATAGGCATGCTCGTGAAGTAGCTAAAGTACGTTGTCCGAAATTAGAGCCAATAATCAAAGAAGATGCGGAATGGGCTTACAAATACGCCAATGAAGTAATAAAAGGGCGTTTTGCTGAAGGCGAAGCAGCAATTGCCAAAAGTCCACTATATGCATGTTATTATGCTTGCGATGTACTCAATGGACCATTTCCAGCAGGAGAGCAGGCAATTCTTGGAAGTGTGGAATACATCTACAAATATGCCTTGAATGCACTAAAGGGGCGTTGGAGAAAAGCAGAGCCAATGATTGTTAAGGATCGTTATTTTGCACTAGGCTATGCTCGATTTTTCAATTTGGAAGTTACCACTGGTTTTACAGAGAAAGAATCGAAATGACACTGACACTGACGCCAGCAGAAGCTTTTAGGATTGCCAAATCTAGGATGCAACCTTGTCCAGAATTAGCAGATATTATCGCTACTGATGCCTACTTTTCTTATGAATATGCCGCAGAAGTTCTTGGTGAACGTTTTCCCAAGGGCGAACCGGCAATTGCTAAGACACAATATGCTTATGATTATGCTTGTGGAATAATCAAAGGAAGATTTCCTGAAGGCGAGGAGGCTATTTCCAGTGACGCATATCTTGCCTGTTATTACGCTTTAAACGCCCTTGGGGAAAGATTTTTGGCAGGAGAACCAACGATTATTCGCAATCCTGAATTTGCTCAGATTTATGCAGATGCGTTTGGTTTGGAAATGATTTTTATTGAGAAAGGAAAATAAACATGAACGTGAATCCTGAAATAGTACGAAAAGCTTACAATTGTGCTGTGAGTTCTGACAATCGTTGTCCTGAATGGGAAGCAATCATTGCTACTGATGCATCTCACTCTTATAAATATGCTCTTAATCATCTTGAAGGTCGTCGTTTTCTAGAAGGCGAAGCGGTAATTGCAAAAGACGCACAATGTGCCTTTTTTTATGCTAGAGATGTGATTGGTGGACGCTGGCCTGAAGCAGAAGAGGCAATTGCTACAGATGTACAATATGCCTTTTATTATGCTCGTAATGTGATTAAGGGTAGATTTCCAGAAGGCGAAAAGGCAATTGCCACTGATGGTCATCTTGCTTTTTTATATGCTAAATTCACAGGAATGGATATTACTTTTGTTGAAAAACTTAAGTTTGCTAATCCAGCAGATGCTTATCGTTATGCTTTCAATCATCCAGATAAGCGTTATCCTGAAGCGGAAGAGGTAATAGTAACAAATGCATATGTATCATATCTTTATGTCTGCAATGTTCTGAAAAGGCGTTGGGCAGAAGGTGAAGCGGTAATTGCAAAAAACGCACAAAATGCCTTTTTTTATGCTAGAGATGTGATTGGCGGACGCTGGCCTGAAGCAGAAGAGGCAATTGCTACAGATGCAAAATACGCCTGTTTGTATGCTATGGATGTAATTAAAGGGCGTTTTGCTGAAGGCGAACCAGCTATTGCTCAGAGTGCAGATTGGGCTTGGCTTTATGCTAAGAGCGTAATTAAGAGAAGATTTCCTGAAGCAGAAAAAGCAATTGCTCAGGTTAAATCTATTAATAGGGAATATTGTGATAAATTCCCGTTGAAATTTGATAGTCCATCAAGTGCTTATCGTTATGCTATTGCCCACCCAAAGCAATGTTGTCCTGAAGTAGAAGATAAAATAGCAGAAAATGCCTACATGTCATATCTTTATGCTCTTCATGTTTTAAAATCTCGATTTCTTAAGGGAGAGAAAGCAATTGCTCAAGCAGCACCAACTGCTTATATTTATGCCAAAGACATTATTAAAGGTAGGTTTCCTGAGGCAGAACCTGCTATTGCTAAAGATGCATATTATGCATTTCTTTATGCTTTGCAGATAATTAAAGGACGTTGGCCCGAAGCAGAGCCAACAATTATCAAAAATGCGGAATGGGCTTATCGTTATGCCGAAAAAATAATAAAGGCACGTTGGCCTGAGGCAGAAGCAGTAATTGCTAAAAGCTCACCTTGGGCTTATAATTATGCCGTAGATATGATTAAGGATCGTTGGCCTGAGGCAGAATCTACGATCCTAGCATCAGCAGATGCATCCAAATATGCCAATAACTTTAAATTAACAATTACGCTGGAAAAACCGAAATTTACAACGCCAGTAGAAGCTTATGGCTATGCTAGAGATATAGTGAAAGGTCGTTGTCCTGAAGCAGAGCCGATGATTGCTCAGGATGCACAGTTTGCTGCTCTTTATGCCAAGAGCATAATTCAGGGTCGTTGGCCTGAAGGCGAAAAGGTGATTGCTCAGGATGCACATTGGGCTTGTTTTTATGCTATAAATGTAATCAAAGCTCGTTGGCCTGAGGGCGAAAAAGCAATTGCTCAGGATGCACATTATGCTTATAGATATATTAAATATGTGATAAAAGATCGTTGGCCTGAAGCAGAGCCGATGATTGCTCAGGATGCATATTACGCTTGTTTTTATGCTATGAATACAATCAAAAGCCGTTGGCCTGAAGGTGAAGAGGCAATTGCTACAGATTCGTATCTTTACAAGAAATATTGCAAGGAATTTTCAATAGCAGAAGGTTATAACCCGAAATTAATGACTCCAGTAGAAGCTTATAGTTACGCTAAAGATGTGTTAAAAGGTCGTTGTTCCGAATGCGAAGCAACAATTATTCAAAGTCCAATTTTTGCATATCGTTATGCTCAAGATGTGTTAAAAGGTCGCTGGATTGAGGCAGAACCAGTAATCGCTACTGATCCTGGCATTGCATATCTCTATGCAGACAAGATAATTAGAGGAAGATTTCCTGAGGCAGAAGTAGAAATTTCACGATCTGTATTTGCCTCCAAATATGCTGCTCTTTTTGGATTGGAATTTGCTGGTTTTAAACCAGAATTGACAAAAAGTAAAGAATCTGTTACTTTGGATGAAATTCTGACAAGACTTGAAAATTTGGAATCAAAATTGCACAATATGTTTTTATGCTAAATCTTTAAATGAAGGTTGCAACTAGAAATGAAGGTTGCAACTAGAAATGAAGGTTGCAACTAGAAATCAAGGTAGGAGTAAAATGACTTTATCTGATCAAGAATACATCGAATGTCTGAATAAAGAAGTTAAAGGTTTGTGTGAATGGGTTACCAGTCGAGGTAAAACCATTCACAAATTAGAAAAACAGATCCGAAGAATGCGAAAAAAGATCAGAAATCTACGTCAAAATTTGAAGGATAAAACATGAAAACATTAGCACTTACTTGGCAGCAATTAAATATCGAAATTAAAACTATCTATGCTAAATTATTAGCCAGAGGTAAAACTATCGACAAATTGGAACGGAAACTCAAAAAACTGCGAAGAAAAAGTGCTAGCCAACATCAATATCTGGGCAAATATTCAAAATTTGAAGATGAGAATTCTGAATTAAAAACCAAAAATATAAAATTGGAGGATGCATGCAGTGAATTAGTTAGACGATTAAATGAACTGACAAACAAAAATGAAGGACTTGTGGCTGAAAATGAAGAACTAAGACGATCAAATGCGAATTTGGCGGAAATTAATTTTAAATTTGAAAGATTTGAATCCAAAACAGCATCGAAAAAAAGATGGTTGCCAGATCACTATCAGTGGAGTCTTTTCAATAGTAAATTAGATTTTTTTCTAAAAAATATAGTCGAGACCACTTTTTCCGTAGTGTGTATCTTAATTGCTTTGGCCATATTGGGTTTTAGTTTAGGCTGCTTCGGTTATGGAGTCTATTTTTGTCTTGGTTATTTAGGTTTAAGATAATATGTTATATATTCCAGGCACTACAAGGGAAAGGGCACGGATGATTTCACGAAGAGAATTTTTGGTAACAACCGCTTTGGGTGCAACTTTAGGCGTAACAGGTTTAAATGCCCAAAAAACTGACAGTCGGCATGTGTGTTATGTTGTTTACAAGGGAGACTATATTGGGGCAATTGTTGGATATAATCCAAATGAAGCGTGGAAAATCGCTTTGAAGCAATTTCCAGACTTCCATTTCTTAAGTCATTGTTGTCCACTTGATTCACAAAACAATAAGGACAATGGTCAAAAAGGCGAAGAGATTTTCTATAATCTTTGGACAGAAGATGGAAGTGAATTTTTTGGATCTGTTCTTACTTCAAAGGGTTTTGTGCCAGCACTTCGACACGCTTTGAAGACTTGGCCTGATCGACAATTTGTATTTGCAGATTGGGATCAGATGAATCCTTGTAAAAAACTTTCTTGGGGAGACATTTCATGACACCAGACGAACGAATTGCTGAACTTGAAGCACAAGTCGAAAAGTTAACTCGTGAAAATGAGAAATACACCCTTTTCTTCAAAGACTTGAGTAAAAAATACGAAGAATGTACCGAAGGTCTGAATTTTGAAGAAGAAGATTTGCTGCAAGCACAGGCTCTATTATCTCTGGCTACACTTGGGATGGTGGATTCCGAAATGATTGCTTTGGCACTTGCTTCTGCCAGATTGAGGGAAAAGTTGAAATCAGCGGAAAGGTAAACAATGTGTTTATTTCATAAATGGGATAATAATGATTGTCGCTGGCCTAGTTTAAGCGTATCACTTGAACCAGAAAATAAAGAAAGAACCTGCTTGAAATGTGGCGAAAAACAGGAATGGATACAATATCCTCTGCATATCGGTTTTATGACTGATCAGCCTTGGGGTGTTTGGAGAAGAAAAATAAGCCAGTGTAGCTCAAATGGAAGAGTCTCGTGTCATTGTGGCATGGGAGATGTTGGTTCGAATCCAACCACTGGCTTGGAGGAAAAAATGAAAAAATTTGATTCAAAAGAGGAATTAGACTTATTTTTGAGATCTAAACATCGTCCTTATGATGTTGATACCCATTGGCAAATGGAAGATATGGAATATCAGTTTCCCATTTGGACAGAATTTTTAGGGACCACCCATCTGGGGGCTGCATTCAAAGTAAGAAATCGTGAACAAATGTTGGCTCTTAAACAAATTTTTATGGATTTATAAACATGGCGGCATCCACTGGAATTGACGGCCTGATCGAGGCATTGAAAATCTTTCGAAAGTATGGGAACCCACCGTATCCAACCGCCTGCCGATTCGATGAGTTGATCATCGTTGGCATTACGCCTGAGCAGGTTAGTGATGAGGACAAGGCTAGTCTCGATAAACTAGGGTTCATTGTCAGCAATGAGGATGACGAGTGCGAGTGTTTCAAATCGTTCAGATATGGATCGGCGTAGAATGGCTGAAAAAGAAATTGAAATTACCATTATAGTTGAAAAAAATCATGAAAATTATAATGGCGGTTACGACGAATATCGAAGTGTTATTAGAGATCCTAAATCTACATCTGACATTTGGCAGTCAGATTGGTGCGATTCACCTATGACGGTATTTAAAAAAGCTGCCAAGATTCTAGCGAAAATGCCCACAGATTTTCTCTATGCAGCTAAACATAATATCCAAATAAAGGACGAGGAATGATTGGCGAAAGGGTTTGTTGGTTTCAGCTTCATCTTAATTCATCAACCGACTACGGCTATACTGTTTTTTATGGCACATGTGTTGGAGAATCTCCTTTAGAAGATGGCTATATTTGTGAGCCTGATAACGGGAAAGTCACCAGATGGGTTCCCAAGGCAGATGTAAAAATTGATCCTAAAGAACTAAAACAAGCAGCATTAGATCGGCTTGAATGGCTGCGTAGAGAATATAATGCTGGGTTGGATAATTTATTCGACTCAATTAGTCAATGGTGATTTATGAGAGAGACTGTGCATAGAAGATGGAAAGATTTTACTGATCGATTTGTATTTAGACGAAATATTAAGCGAGATATTGCTTATCGTTTAATGAGAGAGGGAGAGGAAGCTAGACAAAAAGCCAGGGAAGAAGCGGAAGACGCTAAAAGAAGAGAGCGTATTCGTGAATATGAATACCAACAAGCATTAAGACTTTTTAGTATATATCAGGGTGGTGATTGATGTCCAAAGAAAAGAAATGGTTGGAATACGCCCATCTTCATCCTGTAGAATGGAAATCCTACTTAGGTAGCTGTAATTGTTATGTTTGTGTGAAATATCGAGCAGATTTTGAACAGTGGCTAAAAAAACAAGACATTTCTCAAATTAATTCCATGAAATGGAAGGGAAATCGTGTCATCTAAAGGAGTTGAAGTCATGAAATTTAAATCACTACAAGAAGCTTATAATCATGTTCTTGTTTATGGGCCTTCTCCTGAAGCAGAATCTGTCATTGCTACAAATTCAGCATGGTCTTATGTTTATGCTCGTGATATAATTAAAGGCAGATTCCCTTTGGGCGAGGCAGCGATTGCCACAGATACAATCAGATCTTATGAATACGCTCTCAATGTGCTTAAAGGTAGATTTCCTGAAGGCGAGAAAATAATTGCCACAAATCCACGGTGGTCATATGAATATGCTCTCAATGTGATTAAAGGCAGATTTCCTGAAGGCGAACCGGAAATTGCTGCAAGTAGTGTTTATGCTTGGCTTTATTCTAGAAGTGTTGGCTTGCTCAAACCGGAATTGAAATTTATGAAACCAGCAGAAGCTTACGATCATGCTAAAGATGTGGTAAAAGGTCGTTGTCCTGAAGCAGAAGTAGAAATTATTAAAAGTGCAGAATATTCTTATTATTATGCAACAAATGTTTTGAAGTCTCGCTTTCCTGAAGGCGAAGCAACAATTGCTCAGGATGCACAATGGTCTTATCATTATGCTCTTTATGTTTTGAATGGGCGATTTCCGTTGGGCGAAGCAGTAATTATTCAAGATCCATTTTATGCATGTTACTATGCAGTAAATGTTATGAAAGATCGTTGGCCTGAAGCAGAGGCGACGATTTCAAGGTCTACTAACCTTGTCAGTAAATATGCAGATCAGTTTAAATTGGCGGTGACACTTGCTGACACACCGTTGAAATTTGCAACAATAAAAGAAGCTTATAGTTATGCTCAGAATCATCCAAGAGAACATTGTCCTGAAGCAGAAAAGATGATCGCTCAAGATGCTTCAACTTCTTATTTGTATGCTAGATATGTGATTAGAAAGCGTTTTCCAGAAGGCGAAGTAACAATTGCAAGAAACCCCTCTTCTGCTTATTATTATGCCAACGAAGTGATTGGTGGACGTTGGCCTGAATGTGAAGCAGAACTTGCTAAAAATGTACAATATGCTTATCTTTATGTTGTAAATATAATCAAGGGTCGTTGGTTTGAAGCTGAAGCAGCGATTGTTCAAAACCCAGAATATGCTTGCCTATATGCGATAAATGTTCTAAAGGCTCGTTGGCCTGAAGCAGAAGAAGGAATTTTGAAACATTCTGATCCTGTTCATGCTTATAAATATGCTGAACATTTTAAATTGACATTCTCTAGTTTCATGCCGAAACCGAAATCCGAATTGACACTAAGTTCTGCAATTGATAAAATTGACACCATAGAAAAACAAATAGCAAGTTTGGAAAAAAGACTTTCTAATTTGGAAGAACAATAAATGACGACAAAACAAGAAAATACTTTGCAATTTTTTGAAATTTTTTCAAAACTGATAGACGAGCCAGAGGAATTTGATCTCAAACTGATGATTGAATTACTTGACGGCAAAAATCCTGATGATGATTACGCACTGATAGCAATAGAAGAACTTTCCATATATGCAGAGACTAAAAATCACGAGCTAACTGGAGACTAAAATGTCACCTAAAGTGTTTTCAGCATTGAAGTTTCTTCATGTTGTGGATTATTGTCCTAATTGCGACAGTGCCTGGACAGGAGGCAACCCTGATCCTGCAAATCGCACTTTTTGTATGGTTTGTGGAGATAGAAAAGGTAAAATTACTGGTTGGGTCTGGGGCAAGGCAATCGATCCGTTTTGTTGGATCGGTCGATTAATTGTTGATAGAAATTTTGAATACTATCAAAGGAATAAACAAAATGCCAAATGATCCAAAACGACCTTATCCCGAAGGTATAGCCTGGGATGAAGCATGGAGACAAAGACAAAGAGCAGATTTGCTGGAGAAACAATTGAAACGATTAAAACCTTTAGAGTTTGAGAATTATGTCTGTAAGTATGGACAATTGTACGAATTTTTAATCGCTGATGCACTTTCTTTCTTAGATGAAAGAGAAACAAGTTGGTGTTTGGATGAGCCCATAGATCGTGATGAATACATTGAAGGTCTTATCAAAGCAGCAAAGAAGGGAAGAGAAAATGGGAAGTGCTGAGTACAAGGCTTTTAACAATTTTATCAAAAATACTTGTGGATTGAATAAGGCTGAAATTCATGAAATGGTCAAGACAATCATCCAAAGTATGGTTGAAGAAGAAATACGAAACTATTTTAAATCTCGTTCATTTCTCGGCCAAATTACGGCAACACTTGCCAAATATCGCTCCAGTACATTTGAGGATGTAATTCGGGCTGATATCACCAAAGCAGTTGAAACAGTGATAAGAGAAAAGATGGATGAGTTGGGATTTAAGTTTGTTTTCGAAAAAAAGGAAAAATAATGATTACTGTAAAGATTGATGTGGAACCGACTAAAAGTTATTCTTTAAGGGAATTGCTTGGGAAAAGTTCTGATAAGAATGCATTTATTGGTCGATGCGGCAATGGTCCAGCCAGTCTTTATATTATTGGACTTACTGGAATATTTCTTGCTGAAGATCCCAGGCGTTTTTGGAACTCTCCCAATTGCTCAGTTGTTGTTACTAAATTTGTAGATCTGGTTATTACTGTCAAAGATGACTCAATACCGAGCGATGATGTGGATGTTATTCGATGTAATTTAGAGGGCATGGGGGTCGATCTTTCGGATTTTTTCGGCTGCGATTTTGTAGAAAGAAAAGAATAACATGAAATACGCATCACCTTTTAAACGAGATTTGTTATGTTTGGTATTATTTGTATTGGGATTGTTATGGGGAAGTTATATAATGGCTAAAATAATACCAATAATATATTCAAAAAAACATTCAGAACAACAAAAATCAATTGCTGTTCAAGCACTTGAAGAACACATGAAAACATGTCCAGAGTGTAATAAAGAAGTAGATAACGGTCCTCCCCCAATATGTGAAAAAGGCTTTGAATTACTTAAAAAAGCCATGAAAGAGGAAAAAGATGCTAAAACTTAAGTGGTGGGAACGATTATGGCTTAAACATACTTGGCTGCGACCGTATTGGATTACTGGAGAACTGATTGGCCTTGTTATACTAGTAATTTTTTGTTTACTTTGTATTTTTAGCTTTTGAAAGGAAATGAAAATGGAAATGTTGAAATCTGACTTGTTGAAAGTCGTAAGTCTAATGGCCCAAAAAGGCACGGTAATGACACCAGATGAGGTGGTGAGCATCTTGCAGGAAGTTAAACCCGATCTTGAAATTATAGAAGATATTGTGGAAGATGAGGATGATGCAAAGCCTGAATTGGTTAAGCTTTCTGATGAGCAAATTGAAACAAAGAATGAGATTGCAAAAAATCTAGAAAAAGCTTGTGGAGAATTAAGGGAATCTGTTAAAAAATTTAATGAAATTGTTGTGGAATTAGAGAGCAAACAGGAAGCTGTGAATGTATTGATTTGGGATGTTAATAATTGGTTAGATAGTGTTACAGATGAACTTAATGATTGTTATAGAAGTAGCTCAAGAACATGGAGGGGAAGTGAAGAAGGAGCAAAATACATCAATTGGATAGAAAATATTGAAAATACATTTGATGATGTGGGCATAGATGTTCCTGATACAATTGATGATTGGGAAATCAGTGACTCTGAAGAAGCTGCTATTTTTCTAAAAAATCTGCCCGAAAGTCCCGAGGTTTAAACAATGCAAATTCGCTTAGGTAAAGACTGGTTTGAAACCAACATCACTTTGGAAAAAGAGGAAGTTTCTCGTGGGATGTTCTGTCCGTTAGAAGACGAACATAACAAAGAAGCGGCAATTAAACATGAATTGTTGAAGATTATCGCAGAACTTGTTGTGCAATATGATGCACTTCTAGGGGGACATCCTGAAAATTGCTATGAAGGATTAAGTTTTTATAAATTTGTTTGTGAAAAGCTAGATGTTGAAAATGCATTAGGTGTTATCCCAAATGACTTAGTAAACATGCACCAAAAAACCTATTCCTGGTTGTTTGGAAAAGACGAATGAGTGAAAATTGGAGTGTTTCTTGTAGTCCATATGCTCAAAAAGTTCTTTTGCAGATGGCTGAAGATCTGAAAAAAGAACGCACTAAACATCCTGAAATGAATGATCAAGAATGGGGCGAATGGGTTAAATCACAGATAGAATGGACAGAATTAAATGAAGTGCGAGAAATGTGATTTGTATGATGAACTGTCCTATGGGATGAATTTGGGCTGGGGTGAGATATATTTGTGCAAAAATTGCCATCCAACTAAAACCCCAGAAGAAATCATAGAAGAAATATCCAATTTCATGTTTCCAGTAAAGGAAAATGATGACTAACACACAATTTCTGGATTTAATTAAAAAACTTGCTTTGCAATATGATTCGTTAGGGCCTTCCTTCCCAGAAGGTCTTTGTTTTTATGAGTTTGTATGTAACGTTCTAGATTTTCCGCCAGAAGATTTGCAAAACACACATAAAGAAGTTTATGATAGATTTCGTGATGTGTCAAAAGTTGTCGGAATATCTCCAGAGGAAATAAACGAACAACAGGAAAAACAGGAAAAACGTAGACGTTTATACGAACAATTTAAACAAGATTTTAAATTAATGTTGCAGGAGCATCAAAAATGAATTGGAGAATTGGAAGCATTTCTGATAAATGCCATGAAGCATTTTTGGAATTGGTAGAAGTTCTTAAAAATTGGAAACCTCCTAAAGAAGAGCCCGTTCAAGAAATGAACGCAGGGCTTGAGCTTTTAAAGGAAAGCATGGAAGAAAGACAGCGAAATAAAGAAAGTACAGAAAGGGTTTTAGCTGGAATTTTTGAATTTATTAAACAGGTGGGAGATGTAACCATATATTCCAAGATGGCAGTACACCCCATGGCAACAAAGCCTGATACAGGAAAGAAATTCAAGCATTGTGTTACTTATGATCCAGATACAGCCACTATCTCTTTAAATGATGGATACTATAGCTTGCAATTTTGCGGCATGACTTTTAATGATGGAAATACTTATATTACTCGATACCGTGTTAAAATAACAGAAAAACAAGCCATTGAAGCAATTATTGATTGGCTTATTGAACGAAAGGCTCAACTCCCTAAAGTAAAGGAAAATGTATGAAACAGTTTACGGCCAAAGAAGCTAGAGAAATGGATGAAACTTTTGCTTATAAGTTCGGAAATATTATGGGACGTATTGAAAAAGCAGCAACAAAAGGGGATCGTAAAATCAAATTGGAGGATTTTGATCAAAATGCATACAGGACAATGATCAGAGAAAAACTTGAAGAACTAGGATTCGTGGTTCAAGAAGCTTTTAGTGATGCTGAAATTTCTTGGTAGGAAAACAATATGATTACAGGAAAACAAGCCAGAGAATTGGCTCAAAGAACATTTGACCAGATAATTAACGATATTCTTCTAGCCATTGAAGAAGAAGCAAAAAATGGCAATTTTGAACTGCAAACTGAAAGAGATTACAAAAAAGACAGAGGCTTTTGGTCCGAGACAACAAGCCGTGAATGGAAAAAAGCTCGTGATCATCTTTCAAATTTAGGTTTTGCCGTCGATTTTAACGAATGCAGCTTTGCTAATTCGAAGTCGTATACCGTAATTTACTGGTGAACTATGAGTACTGAGTTTATCGTAGGGATTCAAGTCGTTTTTGCCTTTTTTGCCACTATAGGCACTGTATGGTGTATTGGTTGTATTTTTAGAACAACCGATGAACTGAACAAATGTGCCCATGAACTGAACAAACTGAACAAACTGAACAAATACGCTGCAAAACAAAAGGAAAGCAAATAAATGTCGCCTGTTACAAGATTGTGTGGAAAATGCAAGCAACGTATTGATGAAGATCTGGTTCAAAATACCAGACTTGGATATTTCTGCTCATCATGTATGGCTGAACATCTAGAAAAAGCTGTTGGATTATTGGCAGATGCAGCAAATGTTATTAAGCCCACTGGATGGGTTGCGGGTTGGTATGCGATATTTACAGATGAAATTTGGAAAAATGATACTCTCACTTTCCTCAAAGAACTAGAAGCACAAGGCAAAAAGGAAAAATAAACATGGGCGGTCCCTCAAAGGAAAATCCCTTTTGGAAAGATTGTCAAGATTATTTGCCATCTAGAGAATCATTGTTAGGATATGTTATTCCTGAACCAATTGAGGAAGAAGAATGTCTATCAGAAGATGAATTGAAAATTGAAACAGAAAGGAAATTGAAGGATGATCACGAAAGAACAATTTGAGTCACTGTACAGTGATGATATTACTAAAAAACAATATGACGCCATCATTGAATTAATCGATGAGCGATTTGGAGAAATTTGCAGTAAATTTCTTGTAAATAAAAATGCTAATTTTTGGTTCTCTTATGGCAATGCAAGTTGGGACGATCAAGATGATGAAGGGTATTTTGATCCTGAAGAATATAGAGAAAACATTAGAATAGGTTGTGATTGTGATTGCACAAATCCTCCTGCTGGTTATGATTATGAATTTCCCACTCGTTGGTTGTGGGAAGAAAACTGGCAAGAAGAAATGCAAAAAGTAAGCAAAGAATACACAGAAGCTCTTGAATTAAAGAAAAAGAAAGCCAAAGAAAAGAAAGAAACACGAAAAAAAGAAGTAGAAGCCTTGAAGGCCAGTATTAAGAGCAAATTAACACCAAAGGAACTTAAAATCGTTAAATTCACAGGAAAATAATATGAGAGAATCTGGATTTTATTGGGTGAAAATTCATGAACATTGGTCAATAGGCGAATTTTTCGATGATACAGAACATTGGCTTATTATTGGTGATGATTGTGCTTGGAGCGATCAGCACTTAGATGCTATTGGCGATAAAATAGAAGATCCTGAAACAAAAATGACATTGCCAAATACAGGATATTTCTATGAACGTGCCATGAAAAGATCTGCGGAAATTAAAGCAGGAATAAATACTGATACATAAATAAACTGACCTATCCGCCATGTGTGGAAAAGGATCTTTCGCCGTTCCTTGGAGCGGCGATTGTTATTTTAATACCACAAATGTTACATCTTTGCCCTGCATGTCCTCTTGAGCATCCTCATAACTGTTACAAATCGGCTTTCCTGCTCGATTTAAAGAAGTGTTGATAAAACACTCATGTCCAGTTAATTTGCCGTATTCAACCAAAAGTTCATGTAGCCAAGGGTCTTTTTCTTTATAAACGACCTGTGGCCTTGATGAAAAATCACGATGCACTATGGCTGGTAAATATTGCTTGGCCATATCAGTACAAATACAACGATATTGCATGTATTCGCCTTTGGGACCAATGAAATATTGATCAAAAGCTTCTGATGTCACTACAGGAGCCAAAGGACGATAAAACTCTCTCCCTTTTATGCCTTCTGAAACAATTTTGAGGTTTTCTGCCTTGGCAGAAGCGAAAATAGATCTAAATCCCAAAGCTCTTGGCCCTGCTTCGCTTTTACCCCTCATTAAAGCTACAATTTTGCCCCTAGCAATGAGTTTGGCGATCTCTTGGGGTTCCTGTGCCCCTATTTGAGGCAAAGGCGTCTGAAGGGCATTAATGGCCGCAGAATTGATTTTGGGCCACTTCTTATAAACATGGAAATAAGCAAGAGCAGCAGCACCTAAAGCAAGACCACTATCATTAATTGGCGGTCCAAAGACCAAGTCTTGAGTCATATTGTAAATCCTGGTGTTTAGCTCCAAAGCTAATGCAGTACCTCCACCAACAACCACTCCACGATTGCTGCCAAATTTTTCTATGTTTTCTTTGATATTGACCCAGATTTGCTCAATAAGGAACTTGTAAAAACCAGCAATAAACTCCATATCGTTTGAATTTGGATTTTTGAACTCAATATAACACGGAACTATACTGTTCCAATCATAAGAAACATTCAATAACTTCATGACATTTTTTGCATCCCACTCAATTGGGGGGATGTGTGGCAAATAACCAGCCAATCCCATGGCTTTTCCTGCCGAATTATGTCCTAGAAGAGTGCAAATTGGAACACTTGAAGGGACAGGAAGGGCATCTTCTATTTTGTAAAAGCCTTTTTTGTTTATTACGCCTACAAGAGAAGCTTTATTGGGTTGAGTAGGATCGATGCCATATCCACAGCCATCATAGGCTAAAAAAAGCCTTTCTTTGTCATCTGGTCGATAAAGCCAAGAAGAAACAGCATGTGCTAGATGATGATCTACGACAAGATTGAATTTGGAGTCAGGAAAAAGATGGTGAGGAGATTTTAGGTATCTAATTAAAGATGGATCGTATTTAGGAGTTGGATAATTCTCTTCGCCTAAAGAAGTGATAGCAGTAACATAGTTTCCGTTTAATAAATCTGGAAAAGCGTTGAGAATGGGATCGGGGGTATGGTAATGGTTTTTATTTCTTGGAAAGAATCTTTCAGCTTGAGCGTAAAATTCTAACTCCGAATCGTTAAAAATAGCAATGGAAACGTCATGTTTACCGTGATATCCTATAAATCTCATAGCAGTTCGTCAGCTTGTTTGTTGTCTAATGTAAATTTCTTCATTAAATGGCCTTTGATGGCTTGGTCAGATAGTCCTTGTTTTCTAAGCAATTGAATGAATTCTTGTGGTGTAAACTCTTGTTTTGGTTTAGACAGTGGTTTGCTTGCCTGTTTTTTGGCAGAATCTACAATTCTCTGAGTTGTTTGGGCGATATTTGCCTCAACATGATCTTGATGTCTTCCAGATTGATCTGCCCACATAATAATCAGAAGCAGCTTAATTCTTTGATTATTGATAATCTTTCCATTGACAAAAAAGTCTTTAAGGAACTTTTTGGAGAAAATATTGCCACAAAGATGCATGTGGTTTTCTACTAGCCAATCAATTAGGGCTTCATGCTGGTGATAAATTTGCTTGACCGCTGGATCAAAATCCTCTGAAACATACGCAATAAGAGGCTTGAAATGCTTAGATTCTTGATGTCCATAAGAGGTAATTTTGCCATCTCGTTCTTCTGTACGAGTAGCTTTGGCAATATCATGCAAGAAAGCAGCCAGGGTCAATATGTCTTTTTCTTCATCAGATATATTGAAGTCTATATCTGAAATAACAGGACACAATGGATGATTGGGGTCTTTTTGAATATTTTGCAGCTTCAACCTTACTGGCTCTAAAGCAGCAACAACCATTTTGGTGTGGGTGAGTACATCCCCTTCTTTATGGTGTTTTGCGTCTTGTTTGATATTGTCCAACAATTGGAGAAATTTACCCCCCAATTGGGAAATATCAATACTTTCTTGTAATAGCCAGTTTTTAAATTTCATATGTAATATATAGAGTATGGAAGTTCAAAAACTCACATGTCGTTGGGTAAGAAGCGGATTGACCTTCGGAATAGATAAACTACATGTTTGCTGTATAACTCATCATACAAATCTAGGTTTTGTTCCGATTTGCGAATATCATGGTGGAGATTTGCCAATTGACAAAATAATGCTTAAAAGACAAGAATTATTGGTGCAAAACGTAATTGATGGATATGATTCCTGTAAGGGATGTATTTTTCAAAATGCTGAGCCATTCAAGTCAGAATATCTATTTGATCAGTTGAATTTTTCTCATTATACGCTTTGCAATCTTAGATGCAAGTACTGCTACATAGGGATTGACTGGAATAAAGGTGGAAACCTTGGGTTGAGGAAAAACTATTACGATGTAATGCCAGCTTTAGAACAATTGACAAAAAACAACTGGTTGGACCCTCGATCTGCTATTTATTGGGGTGGTGGAGAGCCAACATTATTGCGTAGATTTGATGAGATTCTGGGTCTTCTTTTGGATTATGGAACATACAACTTCTTGAACACCAATGGAACGGTATTTTCTCAAGCAATATTTGATAAATTAGGACAAGACAATCTGCACATAATATATGGAATTGACAGTGGACTAAATGAGACATACAAACAAATGAAAGGCAAAGACTTTCTAGATCAAGTGTTTGAGAATTTAAAAAGATATGTTAGTGTACATGGCGATTCAATCATTGTAGCGAAATATATTATAACAGATATTAATCATAGCATTCCTGAACTAGAAGAATTTTTTAGAAGAGTTTTGGAGACAGGGGTCAAAAATCTTTATATCGATTTAGATTCAACAATAAATGCAACCCAAGAGCATATAGATGCAATGGAATATTTGAGAGATTTATTTAAAGAGACAGATGTTGATGTAAAGTTTTGTGGCTGTGGAGTAAATGCTCTACACAACCAATCTATTCATTACCATGGCGACAAAATCTTACCTAGCTTAATTGTGTAAACAATTCTTTCAAATAGCCTTTTGCTGCTTCGTAACTGCCAGGAGCAGTTTTTTCAGAGTTTCCTGCGACATTTAGTGTTTTAATGTTGTTTTCGTTTAGCCAGTTGACCACATCTTCTACAGGTCTGGGATTTGCCAGATCTACATCAATGTAAGGTTTTTTATAGTATTTAATGGCTTCAAATGTGCAGATTTCTCCAGGGCTTGAGAAATCAAAAGCCAAACGGATTGTTCCATCACTATTTTTAACATTTAGCTTTGTTCTAGGAACATAGCTGCTGGATGTATGGGTGGTGCATCCGAATAGGTCTTTGTATTCTGGTTTACAACCATCTAAGGTTTTAAAACCATAAGGCATTAATCCTCCGGTTCTAAATCCAAATTCTTTGGCTGTTTCTAATCCAGCAAAATCACTGCCTGTCTGACCGCCTGATATTACTTTTTTCAACATTATTTTTCCTCACATTTTAATAATTCATTTAGTAGCACTTTGTAAACATGTTCATTGCCAGGAGCACATTTCGGTTCTTTTGACCCATAACCATAAAATTCACAGATTGCTCTAGCAACTCCCAGCGAAACGTTAAGGAAAGCATGAGTTATTAGCAAAACATCGATTTTTTCCCAGTTTTTGTCCAAGAATTTTTTGATTAGGGATGCATGATGTTCAGAAAACGGATTCGGTCCAGCGAATTCTCTGGCACCAGTAACACAAAACTTTAGTGTATCAAAATTATTATCTGCACTTAAATTGTAACCAAAATATATTCTTGCTACCTCGTGCGGATCTGCATCCTCATGCCAAAATCGCATATTGATGTGTGCCCAAGGTTTATCACATTTAAATTCTTTGGTTTGTTTTGGAGTCAAACACAGAGTTTTGTGAATGACAGGTGTTCCCACATATCGTTCCACTGGCACAATTATTTGATTGCCAGACTCGTCAGCAACACAAATTTGATCATGTTCTGCCATGTGTGTCAATAAATCATTTTCAAAAATTTCATCCATATTGGTCTCTTTTTTTCTTCTTTGATATTGATGATGAAAGGGACAATGATATCCGCTGACATGGTCCGATAAAAGACAAATCGATTCATCTGGCTTAGTGGTTTTAATTGTTATTTTTTTTGGTGTTTCAGCCGACATATCATTCTTTCTCATCCCACCAACGTTTTCCAGAGTAATATCCTGCCTCGTCCATCGCTTTTGCTACAATCTTGCACTCTTCACAACGACAAGTTTCTCCTGGCATTATACCCGATTCAAGAACCACATGAGCATTTGCATGCATATCCATCTGTGTTTTTTCAAGTTGTTCTCGCAATTGTTTATTATCCTCTGCCATTTGTTTCATAGTTGCCCGATTGCCAGCAACTATTGACCACAATCGATGATGGGGTTGTGGTTCGGATATTTCTTCTTCGCCGTCTAGCTTTTCCGCAACTTCAATAATATGTTCTAGTTGTTTAATGTAGTCTTCGACATAAATCTTTTCTTCTCTATTGTATTTGACTGATATTACTTCTAAGTCTAGACATTTGGCTAATTTTTTAATAGCCCATCTGGCTCTGGCAAAGGAACCCTGTCCTGCATAGTCCTGATAGTCATATTCAAACCAAGCATTAAGCAAATCTAAACATTCTTTATATTCTTCAGGGTTCACTATTCCGCTCTCTTTCTAAGGCACAAAAACAATAAAATCGTAATAAGTCAACATACTAACAAATATAATTGTAGCCGATATAATAAAAACTGCGATTGTGTGTTTGGTTCTTGGATGATACGGATATGCAATAACTGCTGTAACTAACATCATTACTACAAAAAGCACTACAAATAGTAGTAGCCAGAAAATGACAGAGAGAATTGGTTGAGTATGAATAACCATTTTTAAGAACGCTCCTTGGAACCTCTACTTTTAAATATTAACAAAAACACGATTGCCACCATCATCAAAACATTCAACTCGTTGATAACATCTCAAAACCCTTCTACTCTGATCTTGAAATCGTAAACCGGTCCCAGTTGATCAGGAATATCAGTCGATTTATACACTGGCACTTCTACTGTTTTAGTTGTGCCATCTGCATTTTTAACTTCAATTTTCATAAATCTTACCGGAGCAACTGTTTTAGTTGCGTCATCTGCATTTTTAACTTCAATTTTCATAATTAATTCCTTTCATTTTCAAACATTCTCATATATCTGTTCCTGCTTCGGTTGCCAATGGCAAGCCAAGGACTGATTTGAACGATTCTTTCCATCTTATCTTAGGTTCGTCCTTGAGAATATTGTAAATCTCATGAACACGTTCGTCAGTCTGTCCCATTTCAATACGAGCAATTTCTTGAGGATCAGTGTCTGGTTGTACTCTGGTTCGAACATGGTTCATTTTGCCGATCCAGAAAGTGCCTGTAATCCATGGTTCTAGTTTGTGAAACAATTCAACGACATTCTTGCTGTCTAGCATTGGTTCCACGCTGACACTTGTCTGAAACCCCTGCTCCCAAGCATATTTTAGACAATTGAAACGTTCAGCATAAGTAGGTGCCCCTGGCTCCCAATAGGCTAAAATATTATCATCATAAGCTCCGATGGTGAATCGGAATTGAATTTGATCTTTTTGTTCAGCGAATTTTTCACAAATAGCTTTAATCACTTCCATGTACGGTTTAGAAACTAACAGGATGTTATTGCCTGCTTTTGTTAATCGCTGAATGGCTTCTAGAGTTTCGGGCAGTATGTCTGGTGTAAGATCATGGGCCGTGGGAAACATTACCACGCCATCATATTTTTTACTGAATCCAGTAAAAGGTCTTTCCTTGAGTTGATTATAAGTTGTTCCCCATGTTTCTGAATCACATTTGCCTAATCGAACTGTACGTTCACGAGCATAGCAGTATCGACAACGATGAACGCACCCCAAATGAATGTTGAGTGAAACTTTTGCCCACTCCAAGGTGCCACTGATTTTTTTCTTTGTCATGATTGTTTCCTAAGACTTTTTTCCATTACAATGATGGTCAAAATAGCAATTATTGCTGTAATCCAGGCTAAGGTTTCGTGAAAGCGACCTTTTGATATGCTTATGCTTAAACATATTAGGCCGCATACAACACTAATATAATATAATATCATCATCTTTAATCTGCAATTTCTAGTACTTAATTCCTTTCCTTAAACTTTCTAATAATATCTAAGTTGAATATATCAGCATAATTTTGTGAAGGTATTGAATCCGAAAGAATCGTTGCTTCAGCTTCAAGCCAACGTCTTTTAAGTGTGTTTTTAGCATACAGATAAGCATAAGTTGGACTTGAAGCAATTATCGCTTCACCTTCAGGAAATCTGCCAAACAACACATCTCTAGCGTAAAAAATTCTGTCATGTTGTTATTCTTTCCGCAAACTTCCTGATAACATCCAAGTTAAATTGCTTGGCGTAACAACGAGTACAATCATCACTTGTAAAAATTACCTTTTCTGCTTCAGGCCAACGTGCTTTAATTATTTCTTTGGCATATCTGACGGCACAATGTGGATCTTTCGCAATTGCCGCTTCGCCTTCAGGAAATCGATCTTTTATTATCTTAATCGCATATTCACAAGCATAATATGCACTGGTGGCAATTACTGCTTCGCACTTAGGCAAACGTTCTTGAACTACTTCTTTGACGTAATTATAACACCATTCTGGATTTTTTAGGATTGCTGGTTCGCCTGTGAGCCAACGTCCTCGCACAATATTCTTGGCATAAAAAAAAGCATATTGCGGATTTTTCGCAATAAGCTCTTCTGCTTCAATAATTTCACGAAAATGAGTGCCATTTTTGATTATGTAATTATAAGCCTCATATGCCGTTGCAAATTCAATTCTACTGACACCGAGTATATCACCGAGTATATTATCGAACTGCCGACCCAGATCCTGATCTCCATCTTCAGCAAGCCTCTTAACCAGAAGAGCAATCACTTCGCTAATTTTCATGTTGTTGTCCCTTTCAAGGATAAACTCACTTATTTGTACAAATCGCCACTATCAATAAGATCTTGAAGTTCTTGAGATTTTTTGGATACGTATTTTATATCGACCGCCACTAGGCAATTTTGTCTATAATCCAGAATGAATACTATGCCATTGCCATGGTTTACAATATATCCCAAACAAACTTTTGGGTATTGCAGATCAATATAATAATAAGATAATCCTATTACATCTTCCCCATCTTCTATAAGATCCCCTAAAGAAGGCTCTTTGTATTTTTCTGCTTTTGGTGTTTTAATTGGCTTTGCTTGTTTTGCTTTAATCTTAGCCATGATTTGACTCTTTTCTAAATACATTCTTCAATAGGAATTGTGTCAAACGGACGGGTTCCAGAAAGAAGTGCATTCCCACAGGTAATTCTTCCTTCATCTTCAGCACGAGAAGCAATAAATACTAATACATCGTATCCTGCCTTTTTCAGTGCTTCCTCATGTTCTGTGTACGGATGGTATGTTGTATAATCTCCACATGTTTCAATACCCCATGAATTACATGAAAATGTCTTGTGCATGGGAGTTAATTTGCAAATAAACTTATCAGGATCAAAGTATTTCAGTAGGATATATGGATCAATTTCATAACCCGCAACTGCAAAATTCAAGGTAATCTTGCGGCCAAGAACGTCCAAATCTTCAACAATCTTGGCTATGTCTTCTAGACTACAAGCGTTTCCGTTAAACATCTCCTCTCGTTCTTTTTCATTCGTGGAATTGATGCTTAATTGCAATCCTGCATCGCCACTCATGACAGTATTCTTAAACTGCATCCACTCGTGAATAAAAGAACTGAGGTTGCGATTGTTCTTTGGCATCATCGTAGATACCACTTGGTGAACTACATCGAATTTGTAGCTCAACATTACATTCATATGTTTGGCTACAGCAAGCACTGATGGATTAAAGGTGGGCTCCCCCATTCTGGCATAATGAATGTTGAGCCGTTTTCCATGATTTACATCAGGATGTAAACTAAGACCAGCACTCACTTGTTCGATCATATCAGAACCAGTGGCATTTCTTCCTGGCCCGACATGTGGAACGTCACAAAATCTACAACCAATTGAGCATCCATATTGTGTGCTAATGGTCACGACCCATTTCTCTTCCAAAGGAAGCATTTGGGTGTGCAAAACAGGTTTTGGGCTACGAGTTAGGCCCATAGCGTCACACTTCAGATTGACTTCTTTGCCATAATCACCAATTGACAGGCACTCCAATAGACCATACTTTCCTTGAATGACAAGAATATCGCCAGTGGGAACACTAAATTGTTCGTGAATTTTCACAATTTAATCCTTGCTGTCCAAAATAATAAGTTCTTCCATGATGACTTTTCTCGTTTATTACAATCTTGTATGTTCTGGCGTAAGGATGAAGAGCAATGGCTTCTTTGTAAAATGATATAAGATCTTTTTGAACAGAATCATACACAACAGCATAATTACATAAATAAGCGGTTACTGTTGCTCTTAAAAGCGTTGCTTCTTCTAAGACCTTTGCCTGCGTAAACTTGACTGGTAGTAACAAAGATGCCAAACCGCCCAACACTGTTTTCAGAAGATTTCTACGATTCATTTGATTTTTTTCTTTCTGAAAATTTGATGTTGATATCCAGATTGAATTCTTCAGCATAAAGACCGGCATACATGTAAGGAAGCAATAATTCGCCTTCAGGCCAACGATCTTTGATTACATGTCTGGCATACATGTATATCCATCCTCTGTCCTCTAGAATCATCTTTTCTGCTTCCGCACAACGTCCATACTTGTAAGCATAATCATAGGCTTCCATTGCTGTTTCAAATTTTTTTGTCATTACTTAATATTCTTTCTACGGTACATTTTTGACAAATCAAGCCACGAGGTTTTCCACCAGTTAAATGGCGGATTCTCAACTTGCCTTCCTTGATCGGCTTATCTTTGGTATACCAGCCAGGAAGAGGTTCGTTTGTTGTCGTCACTTGTCCGACAAATGTTGCTTGTCCTTCAATTTTTTCTTTACAGATCAGACAAATTTCACTTACTTGTGTAACAGCCATTGATTATTTTTTCTGCTCTTAGAAAACGACTTAGAAAACGAGCATCAAGAACATTTATAGCATACTCACAAGCATGTCTTGCATTAGTCGCAATAACTGCTTCCCAGCAAGAGAATTGTATCACGAGGGAGATTTCGTTACAACTGCATCCGACAGAGGTTTCCCCGTGTACTTAGGGGGCGTGACGGCGTTCCCTAATATCTCCCTCGTGATACAATTTTTGTATTTTCATCAGAAAATTCCTTTAGTAGTAATCGAAGTAATATGTTCCAAGTTCTACTCGTTCACCAAGTAATGTAAGTTTTTTCTTGAGATTTGCTATCTCATTTTCCAGGCAGATGATTCGACATTTTTCCGATTGTGTCACCCTACCAGAAGTAGTATACCGCTTGGTTTTACATTTGTAAACACAAAATTTTTCGTTTACGAGTACAGAATTACTACCGCATTTAGGACATTTTCCCATCGGATTGCCTCAATTCTGACAGTAATTGTTTGCCGCTTTCGGTTAATTTCCAGTGACATGCCCATTTGTCGTTTCTAGGATCAGGAAATTGTTCAATGAAACCATGTTTTTCTGCTTCTGTTAATTGATGTTCCTGCATGGCAAAAGCATCAATTTGGTCTTGTTCACAGAACCATACATCGTAACTGCCACGATAAATGTCTTTGCGTCCGCTACTTTTTCCTTCTAAGGATTCAATTTTTTCTAAAACCCAATACATCCAATAAAATTCAGAAGTCATTTACTGACCCAACCCCTTAAAAGATCTACTTCTATACGAAGAGAATTTATATCCATAATAAGTTCCTTGGTTTTTTCATGAACCTCATTACGAATATTATTTATTTGAGTGTTTAAATCTCTATGTAATAAGAGAGTGTATCTGGCAACAAAATTAAATTGTCCATGTTTGAGAATTGCCTCCTCCCCTTCTGGCCAACGTCCTTTTATTACTTCTATTGCGTATAGACAAGAATAATCTGGATGAGTGGCAATTACTGCCTCGCCTTCAGGGAATCGGCCTTTAAGTATTTTTTTTGCATAATAATAAGCAAGCACAACATTTTGAGCAATCGCTGCTTCGCCTTCAGGGAATCGGCCTTTAAGTATTTCACCTGCATATCGAAAGGAGTATTCTGGATCAGTGGCAATTTTGGACTCAAGTTCGGGACAACATCCCTTAACTTCATTTAAAACGTATATGTAAGCTTCTTTTGCTGTTTCAAATTCAGGTACTTCGCTCATTTAAATTGCCCCATTAGTTTGTTTTGGCCATTCATACATCCTGCCTGGATGTGTGAACCGTGCAGCTTCTTGAAATTCTACACGACGACAGTTTTCGTTTTTCTTTGTAAATGTGATGGACTGTTGTTGTGAAAGCTGGGCATCAAAACAATCAGTTTTTAGATTTTTTCCTTCTTCTTTTAATCTATTCACCTGATTTAAAGGTACTTCCAGTATTACAACACGAAACGTATGGGCAAGATAGCAGTCTTCCATGGCTTTTTTAAAGAATGATGCGAGATCATTATGTGTGCAATCACTTATTACATGAAAATCTTTAGCACACCAGACTACCTCGCCGTCCTTAAGATAATGTCCTTGAGAATAATAGCATATTATTCTTCCTTTTAAAGCTACTGGTCTTGCCTGTGCGAACTTGATCGGCAACAACAAAGATGCCAAACCACCCAATACTGTTTTCAGAAGATTTCTACGATTCATTTTTACCCCCATCTAACATGAACATTGTCACGAAGATAATTAATTTCTTCATGAATTCTCTCTATATCATTTTGAAAATCGTTCATTTGATCACATAAAATCCGCAGCAAAAACAACGAATATTTAGCAGCTAAATCTGGTTCCGTATTAATTGCTGCTTCGCCTTCAGGAAAACGTCTCTTTGTAATTTCGGTCGCATATGCATAACTCTTCCCTGCATCTTTAGCAATTGCGTTTTCGCCTTCTGGGAAGTGTCCTCTCATTATTTCTATAGCATAACAGTAAGCATACCAAGCATCTTGGCCAATTGCATATTCGCCTTCATAATATCTGCCTTTAATTATGTCAACGGCATACCAATAAGCATATTGTGGGTCTTTAGCAATTGCCTTTTCGCCCTTAGGAAATCTACCTTTAAGTATATTCTTGGCATACTCATAAGCACTTTTAGCATCTCTAGCAATTTTTGACTCAAGTTCAGGACAACGTCCCTTGACTTCATATAAAACGTGTGTGTAAGCTTCCCATGCTGTTTTAAATTGAGACGATTTAGTCATTTAAATTTTCCTTAGCTCTTTTCATCTCTGACAACCAAGATTTTAGACGTTCAAGAATAGTTGGATCATGTTCATACTCGCTGTGGATAAAAACACGCAAAATTGGAAACATGTCCTCGTCTTTATAATCTTGAAGGTACTGAAATTCAAATATTTCTTTGGAGGTTTTGCTCATTTATAATTCTTCTTTTTATTTCTTTTTGCAACCTCTCATTTTGTTCCAGCAAAATTAAATTGACTTTATATTGACAGTTAATTCTGATCATATTGACCAGAAAATTGACCATGCCCATCAAAATAACGCCAGTCCACATGCCAAACAAGTAATCCATGACTACCTTTCAGTTGCACAATGTCTTTTGAGCTTCTTTGATCGTCTTTCTCAATTGAAAATTTTCATTTTCAAGTTTACGCACATCGTCTCCAAGTCTGATGGTTTCGTCATAGTAATATTGCCTATTTTGTGTATGTCGAATATCTCTTTTGTGCAATATAAATGCATCAATAATTGCCATCACAGCACAACCAAGCATAAAACTTCCGCCCATAGCAATCCACATAGCATCTCCTTAGTTTAATAGTGTTTTTTGAGCTTCGCTAATTTTCCGCTTTAATTTGCAGTTTTCTATTATAAATTCGCCTGCCTCACGTTGAAACCTAAAGGCTTCACAACGCTGATGCTCCAAATCACATGCATTTTGAACGGCTCTTCTGTGTATGATATACATACTCAGGGTTCCAATTGTTATTCCTGTTATGGCACACCCAAGCATGAACGCTCCACCAATAATCACTGGCATTATTTCATTTCCTTTGACGTTCTGAGAAAATCTACTTCATCTTTCAAATCAACAACTGTTTCTGCTAATTGCCTTACCAATTCGGGAATTTTTAATCGTATTGGCGAGTCATGTGTAAAGCCATCATCGCTTTTATATGCCTCTTCTTTTAAAACGCCAAGATTATTTGCACATTCATCGAGCAAACCCCTGTAAAAATCAGCATTTCTTTCATTTTGTGCAGCAATAGTCATCCAAGAATTGATTCTTTTAGCAATTGCTTCAGCTAAAACAGAATCCATTTCTATTTTAGAAGTTTCCTCATCACACCAACACTGTGCAGCGATTTGTCTAGCTAATTCCATCCACATAATTTTTCCTTTCAACAGTGATAAGTTCTATAAGATTGATCTAAGAAAATTACATTGCCATCCTGATCCATGTATTCGCTACAAAAAGTATTATCGTCATTAGGACAAGACGGTACAAACTTCGAATAACATGTGACCGTCATTGTTTCGCTATGCCATCTATAAGGAGCATCTGGGCCTTCCCAGACCCATTTGCCAGGGAATTGTTTTCGTAATTGGTCGATTACTCGACGCATTTTGGGCTTTTTGCCATTCAATTTCATGGCTTTTTTTCTTCCAAAGATTTGGCAATTTTATTTAAAGATTCCATTTGTATGGCAATTGCCTCCTGTTGTTTCTGAAGAGCAGAATAATCAATAGTAATTCCATGTTCGTGAATAAATGTCATTGCAGCTTCATCGTTGTCAAAAATCAAATACATAAAATCATCAGCATAAAGCAATTCAACTGTGTGATAATCATAGACTATTTCTTTCCCAGATTTTTTTCGAATTCGTTTTTCACATGCCAAAAAATAATGTTCGTGACAACTTGGACAAAGCAATTCTTCCAATTGTGAGAAACCATTACGTCTAGCAGCCAACTTGAAAGTGCTGGCTCTTGGTAGTTCAATTCTACAATATGCCCAAGGACTTGCAGCTAAAAGTTGCTCTTCTTTAATAATCTGGACAAATAAATCCAACTTTCTGACTCTTGTTTTTCCTGTTCTTTATATAATTGCTGTATTGACTTTTGTAAGTTGTCAATGCCTTTTTGGATTTTTGTTAATTGTTTACGAAGACTCATGATTTTCTCCTTCTTTCTCACAGCCTGCATTAAACATAGTTTTTAATTCACTGTAAATAGCAACCCAGGCTACATCTGGGATTTCTACGCAATTTGATTTGCACCAATCACGAATACGCTGAAGACTTGCTGCAATGTATTTTTCACTCATCACAAATCCCTTTTATTAAAACTATTTTGCCTGCTATGGGAATGCGAGTTTCGTCACACAAATTTCGTATTTCGAAAATTCGTTCTCGCAATGCGATGATATCAGAAGTTAAATCTTTTATATTTTGATGTTGTTTGATTATTAAATCAAATTTTGATTCCAAAGAATGTATGTGGTATATCAATACGACAATCAAACCAAACAAAAAACTCAGTAAACATGGCAAAAACATGATTATTCTTTCGTTATTTTTTCATTCATCATCGAAACAACCCCTGATTACTCGCCAAATTTCTTCCCTATCTCTATCACAAATTTGATCAAATTTAACATATCCTTGTAAGACCAAGGTTTGTGCTGCTTTGATACATTTTTTATCTAAATCCGAACGATGAATTGGTTGTTTGTCCAATAGTCTGATTCTTGATTCTAATGTTGTAGTTAATGCTTTGAGAGAATCTAGTTCTTGTCGAACTGTAAGGAAATGATCATTTTCCAAAAATAATTTTATAGTGCCGACATCATTGTGCATGTACAAGAAAAACAATAACAAAAGTATAAAACCAATACTCAATAATAATACTGGAAACCACATTAAATTATCCTTCTAAAAAGACTCTCTTTAGTATGTACAACAAGAGACACACATCAGCAAATATCAAAAAACTCACTATAATTGCCAGAGTTTTCCAAATTCGATCATGCATGTTAAACTATTCCTCAAAGAATTCTATGTCAGTGACGCTTGTTTTAACTTCTGTCTTTACACATCCATCATCATCACTAAAACCACCAGCTTCAGTTAAAATTTCCGCAATATATTCTAAATTATCAATCTCCGAAGATAGCAATTGTTTAGCACTCAAGTTTTTTACGCCATAATCTGCTACTTCTGTTTCAAACCAACCAGTGATCGTTAAACTGGATTTAAATCTGACTTTCTTTGTCATTATTTTTGCCTTTTTCATCATTTCCAATTGTGTACACCATGGCTATATAAGCACGTTTACTACTACTGGGAATTTCCTTAATGATGTTTTCTTCATTCCTGACAAATTCAATAAATCTGTTGATGTCAGCGAATTCGGATTTCATACCGCCTCTTTTTTCGCTAACCCAATACAAAATCCCGCACCAACCATATTTAAAGAATAAATCTCCTACCTCGCTTAATTCTTCATCAGAGACATATTCGCAATCAGCAAGTGCCCAACCCCAAGTATCATTCATATTGAGGGTTTGCAACCACTTTGGCCCTTCATCTTCCAACAATTCTGATTCCTCATCGAAATAGAAAACTCCTGCTGCCCGTAACATCTGTCTTGCTTTTTCTGTATTCATTTACCATTCCTTTCCAATAGCATCATATACACACGTTGTTATCGCCAAAAAACCTACAGCATACAAAACAATTGCCGACCAGAAAGCCAATGTAGCTCCAGTAAATGCAGCTTTGCTTAGCCATTCTACCAAAAAAGGCCAAGCTACGAAAACTCCTACGATCTGAATTGAATTAAAAACTCTTAACATAAAAGACTCCTTTAGTATACAAAATTTCAACTATTTAAAAAAGCCCATTTCGAACAAAAACTATCGCTTGAAATGGGCTTTTTGGAAAAATTTTTACTAAAAATCTTCTGTTTTTTCTTCTGGCTTTTCCTCTGGCTTTTCTTTAGGCTTTCCAAGCAAAAGCAAAAGGTCACGAATACTCACAACAGCAGAGCATCCAATGCCTTCTTTAGCCAAGTTTTCTTCCAAATCTTTACATCGCATGTCTTCTGGGATAGGCACATCCATTTCATTCCTCCAAATTCATAAAAGGGAAACCAAAAAAATCGTTTGTCATATATCCACAACCATATCCACGACCATCACCATCATAACTTCCTTGTCCTGAACCCAATTGATCAGAACTAAAATTTAATCCATCGTGTCCAGGTATGCCACAGTATCCAGGCATGCCGCCATATCCAAACCCATGGCAATTTCCTAAACCAAACCCATTGCCACAACACACAGCGTCTTCGTTACGGCCAAGCCATTTGTCATTATATAATTTAATGCTTAGTATCTGAACATCATCATCGCCATGCCCATCTCCATTGTCAAAACCTCTCCCTGGAGTATTGCAGTTGTGATCTCCAAGCCCTTTGCCGTCACCGAAACCATCATTAGATTTCATACCTAATTTACTCCAAATTTACAACCACAATTTGGACAACCTTCTATATATTCTGGGTCTTCTTTTGAAACAATCGTATCACAATGTTCATGGCAGTAAAAGCCTATTTCTCCAGCTTCTCTGTCATAAGCAATTGCTTCTACAGGGTTTTGACAGTCATCATACTGACATCTATCTGGATATTCAAGCGGTTCATCTCGATTAACAATTTTAATTGTCATACTTTTACCTCCAAGCCATGTAATTCTGAATTTATTCCTTCGTACATGCTAGTTAGGTCATTGGCACGATGAGTGTCAATTTCATGTTGTTCAAACGGTAATGGCATGCATCTAAACCAAACCGACACCACTTGTCCATTATAAGTTTCCACATCTAGATGTGTCGAACTATGGACTGTACCCCCATCACCGTAATATCGTGTGCCAGTTTTTGCGAATTCTTTTTGACGTTTTCTATAATTTCTGTCATGCCAGTAGTTTTTTAACCAGCCAAACATGTTAAATCACTTTCTATTTGAAGAAGAAAATAAACATAATTTACAGCCTAATGCTACGGCTAGTCCTGTCTCTTGTATAAATTCAAAAAACGTACCGAAACTTGCAATACAAGAAATAAGAAATAAAAATGCCAAAATTAAAATATGATTTTTATCCCAATTTAATAACATTTTTAACCTCTTGTGTAAGCTTTAAACTAGTTATGCTTGAAATGTATCAATTTTGAATACTAATTTCAATTCCAAAACGTAAATAATACATGAAATTCAAAGATTTTTTAATTGAAAGCTGCAAAGAGCCCGATTTCAACACCCTCAAGAAAAACAAAGTCAAATTAACAGACGAAGAACGAAAAGAGGTGATGAAATCAGATGCAGTCTGGCATCATGGGTCGAATGGAGAACCGACTGCGGCTGTGTGGAAATCAGAAGTCGATGGTAAAATTTGGTACGTTACAAATACTCATCGAGCTTATAATGTTCGACCCACTCTAAAAGGTGCTATCAGCAGATATCACAAATTCATTAAAGGCACAGCTTAATTACTTTGTTCTTACAAGTTTTGTCTCTATTAATTGGTTCTTTGGCCCTCTGACATAGAAATAATATCTAGAAACATATGTTTTATCCATATCTACATTGTGCCATTCCCCCATCCCCGTTCCACACCCTTCACCATTAATTACATCAAAAAACACATATCCGCTCCCGTCCTTGTGTCCTGAGCCATAACCACAGCCAAAACCTACTCCACTTACATCGCCACATATAATGTTTCCCTCTCCAAATCCACATCCTCTTTCGCTATCGAACTTAACACGACCGCTTAATATTGAATCCATAATTCTCCCATTAATCTAAAAAAGGACATGTTCCACAACCATAAGCGTCATCCTCAATACATCCACAACCATAACCAGCTTCTAATCCACCACCTGAACCTGATCCATATCCTAGACCATGTCCGATGTCAGAATTAGGACCATATCCAGCATCCATGCCGCCACAAAATCCTGATTCGACGCCACGACCGCATCCAAAACCAGTACTCCAGTTATTTCCCTGACCTGTAGCTGATCCACAGCCGTGACTTCCGCCAAGTAATTCATAAAGTTCAATATCATTCATAAACAATCCTTTCCATTCCCATTTCCCTCTCCAGCACCAATGCCACGCCCACACCACTCAATAGTATCTAAATCAATAATATCGTAATATTGTAATTCCTGAAGAATTCCTGCACCAGAGCCATCTCCCCAAATATTTCCTGCACCAGAGCCATCTCCCCAATTGTATCCACAACCAGTAATACAATCGCAATAATCAAGATTTGATACACGGCCAAAAGCCCAACCATGATCTGAAGAATCTATTCCAGGGCTAATGCCATGACCCCAGCCACAACCATCAGGTTCGCTCATAAATCACCACCTCCAAATCCAGTTCCATCCTCATCACATCCAAATTCGCCATCTAGTCCATATTCACTTTCACTTCCACCGCCACGCCCATCATCTTGGTCACTTACATCGCTCTGATTGCCATAGCCACTACACAAAAACGTACCAGATCCATCTCCGTCTCCATAGCCATGACCTCGACCTGTTTCTGTTTCCATGTCAATACTAGGAATGCAGCCTGGACCACTAGAAATACATTCAAGAAATGCATGGGTTTCCATTTCCGTCTCCAAATCTATGGACCACTAGTTTCGTAGTTGTAATTCTGATTTCCATTTCCAGATCCTTTTCCATAACCCCACCCGTCGCCACATCCTTCTCCATAACCTGTGCCTCTCATACTGCCAAATCCACAACAATCTTCATGGCCGCAGCCATGACCGCTTTTTGTGTAGATCCATAAATCGTCACCACCACCACAACCGGTGCCATCCTCTGAACCATGACCAGCAAAACTATTTAAACATTCTTCCATTAATATTCTCCAATTCCAATTGCAGTTTCATGACCTCTTTGGCCTAATCGAACCACTCGCTCAAGTTCAAGTCCATGTCCATAGCCATCATTATAATACGAACCAGAACCAGTGCCTATTCCTGAGCCATGACCATCACTGCCATAACCGTACCCATCTGTACAGCCATTGCCATAGCCATTGCCGATATTATCACCTTCGCAATATATTCCAGCACCTTTTCCGCTGCCAATCTCTGTATCGCAACTGTGTTGGGCACATCCTGAACCATCGAGATAGCCCATTCCGCTTCCATTATTCATTAGAATCACCTATACAATTAATAATTCCTTTTTTCCATAACAATGATCGAAACAGTGTTCCTCTCCTGTCCCATCATGTTTACTATAAGTAAAACTGTCGCCTGAGCCATATCCTTTGCCAGAAAATACACCAGAACCAGAGCCAGGATTAATTCCAAAGCCTGTTCCACAACCTGTATAATCAAATCCAGTATGTCCTTCAGCATTGCCTGTTCCTGCTTCAGAATCCATGTGGCCGTGAAGTCCATAGCCTGTTCCACTCACAGAACAAGAACCGCCAGCATGCCAGCCATCTCCAGAGCCCACTCCTGCATTGAACATATAACCAAAACCTGAACTACGACCACAACCAAATTTACCATTAATCTTCATGATTTTTCCTCACCTATACAATAAACAATTCATTTCCATTACTATAGTCCCTTCCTGTTCCTGCTCCATCATGTTCGCTATAAAGATAACTTTCGCCATAACCATACCCATCGCCCTTACCAGTGCCAGAGCCTGTTCTTACTCCAGAACCTGTTCCACAACCTGAATAATTAAAACCAGTATGACCTACAGTATTACCTGTGCCTTTATCAGAATACCATCTGCTGGTAAGCCCATATCCTGTTCCCCTTTTAGAACAAAAACCGCTAACAAAAAACAAACCATCTCCATTGCCTGTTCCTGCCTCAGTAAACATATAGCCAGAACCCGAACTACGACCACAACCAAATTTGCCAATATTATTCATGATTTTTTCACACAATAAGAAAAACTGCTGTAACTAGCTTTTTTATAAGAAACTATCCAGGTGGGTATAATATTTCCCTCTTCAAAAATAGAATTCTCTCGATCTAATTCCATTTCAACATCTTCAAACTTCCATTCTTCAAGAAGATCTCCAATTCCATCATATAATCTAAGAGTTGCCGTTATTGCCTGAGATGCATTGCTGAATTTATCAAATTCTTCTTTTGCTTTGTCTTTTTCTTCATACATCGTAAAATACTGTATTATCTTGATTTTTCCGTCTAAAAACTTTAACTCGCCATTATTTTCTTCGGCAACTGGACGTTCATCCAGTCTTACAAAACTTTCTCGAAATACTATGTTGCTGTTTTTATCACTCGCTTCAAATGTCCATCGGAATTTACGCATCAATATTCTCCATTATTAAACAAAATTTTTATCCATTTCCAGTGCAATCTTGAATTACTCCCGCTCCCTCTCCACAAATTCCACGACCTAAATCAATATGTAAGCCTTCGCCATGGCCAGTGCCAGTGCCATATCCATCAGAGCATTCGCCGTAGCTACAACTATGACCTACTCCTTCTTTTCGCCCAAAACCGCTTACTAAAAAAGATTCTCCAAAACCCTTGCCATCTTTATGTCCAAAACCACTTGCTATGCCAGAACTAGCGGCAAGCATCTTCGGCAACGATGGTACAAATGCTAATTTTTCTTCCAACTGTTTCAGGTCAATTGTGTGTTTCATTAATTAAATTCCTCTTGTGTAGAAGTCCATAGCCTGTTCCAATCATAGAACAAGTGAATCTTGGAGTGTCATAATGTAAATCTTGTACAAGATGTTTTTCATCATCATCACCATAACCAGACCCATCCTCTAAACCATGACTTGAAACATAGTCGCAAAAATTTCCACTTGACCCGCCACAATCTTCGCTCCCAAATCCATTGCCAATACCATATCCAAATCCAAATTCATATTCTGATCCAAATCCACTACTAAAATCATCAATATCACTTAAACCACAACCAAATCCATTACTATCACTGTTCATGTATAATCTCCATGACCACAACATTTATCTTTAGTACTTTCGCCACCAGAACCTGAAGGAATACCAAATCCATAACCATGATTTAGCAGGAAGTCTGCATATTCATCTCCTTCTCCATAACCTATGCCTAAATCGTAATTTTGTACATAATGAAGTCCATGGCCCGTTCCGTCTTTATAACCATAACCGTTTGCGAAAACGCCAATTCCATAGCCATATCCATTTCTATGACCGCTTTCTAGACCAACACTTTCAGGATAACCACAATTTTTCGTCATTCAATACTCCTTGTGCATTCATATTCATTATAATCTCCATGACCACAACATTTATTTTTAGTACTTTCTAGACCAGAACCTTCAGGGTTACCAAATCCATAACCATGATTTAGCATTGATGCATCTGCATCTTCCTCTCCATGACCTATGGTTCCGTCATAATCCTCGATATTTCCATAACCTGACCCATCTCTATAACCATGACCATTTGCGAAAATGCCATTCCCATGACCATTTCCATTTCTGTGACCACTTTCTAAATCAGAATAACTCATGTGTGTATTCCTTATTTGAATTGTAAACTTCTACATGGCCTTCTTCGGTATACTTCCCAATACTATATGATTTGCATAAACCTGATTCTTGCAAAGAAATAGCACAATTCTTAGCGTCTGCCAAACTTTTAAAAGAAGTTCCATAGCACGCAATTTGAGTAGTATCTGTTAAAGTAAACATTGTAAATAATTCCTTTCATACCCACATATACTTTTTGGTGCTTCCATGACATCTACCACCGCATGGGGCACCTTGCCCCTGTGCCCATCCTTCATCACTACCATAACCAGACCCATTTTCTGAACCATTAGTAGAATGGTATTTATAAAAGTTTTCACTCGATCCATTGTAATTGTCATTGCCATATCCTGAAGCAATGCCATACCCGAATCCGCAGCCACATTTTGATCCAAATCCACCACTAAAATCGTCAATATCTCCTAAACCACAACCAAATCCATCCACCTCAATTTCAGACATAAATTTTTCCACCTTTACTCTATTATAACATAAAAAGCAATGAAAAAAGCTGAAGAACTCATGGAAAAACACAAAGGAGAAGGTTTAGATTTTTGATTTTTTAACCAAATCTAAACCAATTTTCACCACAGAAGTCATTGCACAACTTCTGTCAATGTAATGCCTGTTTCTTAATATATTTCGCTCTGCACCTCCTTTGCTTATCCACCCCTCATTGCCACAAATGTCACAACGCATTTTAATCTTGTGTTGTGAACTGACTTTTTTGTGTTTTTCTCTAAATTCTTTAATGTTCATCACTTCCTCTTAAACTTGGAAACGGTTTGTTCAATTCGGGCAAACATATCCTTTTAAGTATGTTCTGGCGACGAAAAATCACTTCTTGCATTGAAAGAGTTGAAAACTTCTGCCTTCTTTGAACGCAAATCGAACACTGACATGGTTTGTATTTCATCGATATTTCCCCTCTCCATTTGGAGTTTCAAAACCATCTACTACGATGCCATTTGCATAATCACCACAGTAATAATACGAACCAGCACCGCTCCCGTCTCCTGAACCATGGCCACTAACACCATAACCATAACCTTCCGCAGAACCATTGCCATAGCCGGTACAGAATTGATCTCCACAATATGTTCCACCGCCTTTTCCACGACCAGTATCTAATCCTGCTCCATTGCAACATCCCTCTCCATGTCCATTGCCATATTCACCACATCCAGAACTGTATGTCCAACTCATTTAAATACTCCTAGCTAATCTGCCGCTCCCATCACCATATTCTTGTGCCTCTATACAATAAAATGGCTCATCAAAAATTACTTTAACACCATCGTATCTTGTTACTTCAGTAACCAAATAAGTAGGAACGGTCAAAATCTTTGTTCTGTGGACATCCCATCCATTTTCTTTAATTATCTGTATTGCTTCATATTGTCCGTATCGTACTCGCTCCTCATGACCATCAGTATAGATGTGAGTGCATGTCGTAGGTTTAGAAAATGTCAATTGTTTCATTTACGCTCCACAATACTCTGATAAATGCTTAGGTTGTGGCAACATCTTCTGAAGAACTTTCCTCAATCTAAATCGATAAGGCTTTTCTTCAACATGTACTATTTCGCCATTTTCTATGCTTTCTTCCTGTACATTATCACATGTAAATCTGATAACTGCCCAACATAGACTGTCCCAAGGATTAGTGTGTTCTTTAGATAACCATTTCACTCCGCTATATTTAGTTTTTTTCTTTAATTGCCATTTATGATCATCATTACAATCCAATTCCCAAGTTTCTGTTTCAAATTCCTCAGGAATTGTTGGAAATTGTACAATTGCCATATTGCCAGTAGAAGCCTCTCTTTCAGTAACAACATGATCCAAAACTTGTTTGCCTTCAGTAAATGAAATCAAATCATTACATTGAAACAAATCGCTATTCATTGTGTAATAATCTGGATCATTATAAATGGTTACGCCAAGAATTACATTGACATCAATTGGACCACCATGGAGTAACCCCGTCACAAAACTAAAATGTTCCACTTTTGCTCTTAAAAATGTAGCTGTAGTTTCCATCTCAAAATCCCTCCTCTTTTTTTTGAGTTATACTCTTAATACCCCATCCAGCATAATCTCGTTCCTCAACCTTCACCACTATATCCCCTGAATTTTGTAAGATTTCAATCGCCTCTAACTTGGCCTCTTCAAGAGAATTAGCACAAATGTTCATCTCGACTTCCCGCACAACACCACGATTAATTTCGTCTTTAATTTTATCTATTTGTTCTTGTGAAAGCGGAGAATGCGTTATTTTACCATTCTCAATTTTTATGTTTTGCATACATGCAAGTGTAGCTGTTGTTTGTTTATAATGAATCAACAAGTAGTATTCATTTTTTCTTGGTTCACGCCATGCTAAATATTGTTCGCCACTGTCGCTAATTTCAATCGGCAATCCAGTGCCTTCGCAACAACGGCATGGCTCTCCAGCAATCGTTCTGTCACCACCACAAATTTTACAATTTTTCATAACTAACAAATCAGGGTTTTGAATAATAACTTGTAATTTAACATCTTCCATAAACTGCTCACGACTAATGCCAAACAATATATCAAACATATCTTCCATTCAAAATCCCTCCTGATTAGCAAACATCACAGCCCAATGCCAACCATTTTCAGTAGGCTCATATCGAGCAACAGGCGATCCCTCTTCCCCAAAATGAGGCTTAATTCTGGTATATGGCTCCTGAGGTGCAACATCATTACTAAAAACCATAATCTTGCTGCCTCTCGGACAATTTGGAAACAAAACCCAAAAGGCTGTAAAATAATGCCCTTTATATACCTTCAAAACCTCAAATACCTCTTCGTTATGCTCAATCATCTGTTCGTGACCCATAACAAGCTTTCCTTTAATTTTTAAAAAATTCATGTACATACGATAATAGAAAAAATTGCCCCGCATAATTGCTGGCTCTCCAAATGGAAATCGTGCCTTAAGCACATTAATGGCATACCAGCAAGAATATTGGTCATTCTGTGCAATTACCTTTTCGCCTTCATACCAACGACCTTTAATTATATCCTTGGCATAATAATACGAAAGCCTTGCATCTTGAGCAATTTTCTCCTCTCCATCTAACCAACGACCTTTAACTACGTCTTTTGCATGGAAATAAGCCTCTTCTGGAGTCATAAATTCTCCTTCAATCCAAATAACGATCTATATCGTCTTCGCCTTGATTTCCATCCCCACAACCATCGCCATATCCAGTTCCACTACTATATTCATCGAGATTGTGTCCAAATCCACAACCGTATTTTGTGCTAAATCCACTACACCCACTTTCTCCGCTGCCATAACCCCCTTCTAAACCACATCCATCTTCTAAACCATACCCATAACCACAATCTCCAAAACTATCGCCTATACTACAACCATGGCCATTTCCTTCTATACCAAACTTATCTTCAGCATTCATCTCAATTACACCCTCTTTACATGTATCATCTTCCTGCCAGAAAATCCCTCAACCGCCTCTCTTGCTAAATTCTCTTTTGTATAGGCAGTGCCTACCACATCCCCAGTGTCTACAATCCACCACTCTGATGGCTCACGGTCCAATTGTGATAATGAATTTATAAATTCTACATCAGATAATTCTTCTTTTAACATTCTGATGTACTCTTCCATATCTTTGATTACTATCACATAATCAACTGTTTTGTTATAACATACATAATACCATGTATGATCACTAGAATAAATCGTTCTGTGATTTAAACAAAAAAGTATACTTTTTAAAGAATCTAATTGTACTGGAGAAGAAAAATCCTCAATAGTAAACGAAATATGGATGGATTTCCCATCCAATTGTGAATTTAAAAATTGAATGCCTGGAAATTTGCCAAACAAACCCTTAATCTCTTCAACCTTGTCATCAAAAAAATCGTGCATGCTTTTCCTCCGTCTAATTTTTCAACTTAGCCAATAAATCCTTCAAAAACATTTCAACCTTTTCAAATGATGGAGCACCAATGATAATGTGACTGTTGTCACGATAGCCACTATCATTGTAAGCGAAAGTGAAAACCTTGTGTTTTTTCTTTGATTTAGAAATGGCACGTTCAACCAAAAGTTCATTTCGTTCTAAATCATCTTCGTCGCTTTCGCAATCAAACCACTCAATTTGCCATCCTTTGGGAAGGTTGTTTGTCACAAATTCATAGAAACACTCGTCCTCGTCAGAATCTTCCAGTTTATCATACAACTTGAATGCCAACTTTGTTAATGTGCTGTACTGTTTTTCTTCGTTCATGTGATTAAAGTCCTAAATTACCAAAACCTTCGACAAAGCCATTTCTTAAACCAAGAATGATTCCACAGCCTGTCCTTAATAGACCTAGACCGCAAACGATAACCTTGACTTTCAATATTGTCCCAGGTGTGTTCCCATGGAATACGCTCATCATTTGACATAAAATCATTAATATTCAAATCATTATCAATGCAAATTTGTTTTACAAGTTTTTCATATTCAATTTCCCAGTTGCGATTTAATTCTGCACGAAACACAGATTGTCGCTTTTTGGGACCTCTAAAGCCAACCCGCTTTTTGTCTTTAATTTTGCGATTGTGGTAAACCATTTAAATCCTTCCTTCATCAATTTATCTCATGTTCATAGAGTCTCTTGCGATGTCTGTATATGGAACTTGATTATTCAGTACTTTCTGATCAATCAAATCATCTCTATTTGGCAATGTATTACAATCATAACACAATGTATAGACAAATACTCTGAATTTATTGGTTGCATCTAAACGTTTGCAATCATCTTCGCTAACACCTAAACGTTTGTAATCATCCTCTCTAGGAACATAAACAGAAGGCATTGCAGATGGCCCGTTACATAACAAACATCCATGTGAAAAATCTCCCATTGCCTCGTTTTGTGGGTTTCTTAAACAACAAACCTTAAATTTCCTGCCGCTACCACACGGACAAGGACTATTGCGTCTAGCATTCATTCTGGAGTTCCTTTCAAATCAATCCATGGTGGAATTAAATCATCTTTAGGTTCAAGAACAGGTTCTTGTCTAATTTTGTTCTGTTTTTGTATTCGACAAGATTTACATATTTTCTTTGACATTCCAATTCTTGTTTTGTGACCACATTCAGGGCATATTCTCAATTTAGTTCCCACTTTTCGTCCTAGCCTTATTTATACTTAAAACGGTCACGAGCATCCTGAAATGCCTCTTCCTTTGTTTTGTGGAAAAACTCCATTGTAGGCAACCAGTATTTTTCTGCATATTCTACGCCATTGTCAGGCCCATTGCCATCACTACCTTTCCACCATTTTCGAAATATTTGTAATGCTTCATTATAATTATTTGCCTTACCGTCGCTCCAAAGTATTCCTAGAAGATCGTTATAAGGAATACGATGTGCTTTTTGACATTCTTCACATCTCCATCCTGAATATGGTAGAAACGGTGATGGGGGACATTTATCGGTCAGTTTTTTGCAAACTAAACATGGGTGAGCCATATGTCATCCCTTTCTATAATTTTGGATTGAAATTTAATTTTTAGTAATTTTTGACAGTGCCGATTTTAATGCTAAAACATATTTGTCTAAATCTTCTAATTCAAACATTGTGATATATTCGAATTTTTTATGATCAAAGCAATGTATGGTAGTCCAAACTGGACTACTACTTTCACAGGAAATCAGGGCTTTAAGTGAATTTTTACATTTTGATGTGAATGTCACTTCAGCAAGTGTTCCCTTTAATGTTGCATCTAAAAATTGAATGCCTGGAAATTGCTCGATCAGTTTTTCAATTTCAGAAAATAGTGAGCATTCAAAAGAACCATCGTAATAATCATATTCTGTTACAAGTCCATTTACTGCGTCATGGACACGAAATTCATTCCATTGCTCTGCTTCAGCTTGAGCAATAACCTGTTTCAACTCATCTAACATTCTTTTTTCTTCCATCTTAGATTCCTTTTTTCTGTTGATATTTTCCCTTGTAAATCTTCGCTCTACATTCTTTGCAAATACATTTTTTGACACTAAAAGCATCCAAAGAAAGTACTCTACCACAAGTATTACATTTTTTCAACCCTTGTTCTGCAAGTGGATCAATTTTCTTTGGTTTAGGTTTACTGCCGCCAATGTGACCACCTTCCCACTCACAAATGTATCGGCCATTTTTGGCAACATTTTTGTCATGAGTTAATCGAAGGGCTTCGTGAGTGCAATTACAGAATTGACACTCGACCAAAATTTTGTCGGTGGCTATGTGTTTGTGATAATATTTTTTGGATCGTTTTGAGTCCATTTCTTTGCGATATGCAACATAATCTACACCTACAAGTTCACTGATATATTTATCTGCCCATTTTTTAGCATAATATTCATTCTTAAAACCAAGATCTGTTTCTGTCCAAATAATAAAATCATAACCATGATCTAAAGCATATTGCCGATTGTCTTCAATTTGTTCTGAAAATTGTCCAAGACGACGAACAGGTTTCACCTCGATAATCTTCTTTGTTCCATTTTTAAAATACACAATAAAATCAATAATTCGTTTGTTTCCATTAATTTCAAAATGAATTTGTGTTTCATAAAATGCGACATCATTATTTTCATCAAGCATTAAACATGCTTTAAGTTCATAAGATGAACAACAATAAACTACTCCTGCTTTATCTGACTTGTGATAATGCCTTCTGACATATTTCATATTAGATGTACTTTCACTCATAAATATTTCCTTTAATTGAAAGTTATATTAATATAGTACATTACTAATCAAAATACAATAGAAAAGGCAGAAAATTATAAAATAAAAAAGCCCGCATTTCTGCGGGCTTTCTGTTTGTCTTAAGTCCTTAACTAGTAAGGATTTACGCTACACGATGAAATTTGCTATACTCATGCGTGCGTAAAATTTTGCCCCTTCACGTAACAACTTCTTTCCATATCTCGTAAGTATGCCTTTGCGGGGACAAAAACTCTCTGGATCTAACACAACTGGGGTCTGTGTTAGGGGTACGTATGGGCAGTAGAAGTATCCACTATCCATATAGCTATCACCCTTATAACCCATGAGGATCTGTCCTTGTGGGAACAATGGGTCCTTATATAGTCTCCATCTGTTGTTGATCGTTCCAACATATTGGATACCCAAAGAACTCGTGAATGTTTCCGAAGGAGCCGGTGCAAAACCAGCCGTAGCTGTCTCAAATACTGAGGCAACTTCGGGGGAAGTAACTAGCCAGTTACAACCACCACGGAGGGTTTTACGGTGAACGACGTTGCTAACTTCAACGACTTTCACATAGAGGCTTTCATACTTTTCCTTAATGGTATCACCGAGGGCTGTATTAAAGTCCCAAACGGCTACAGTACCAGCATTGTTGCGAAGATCGGTAAGAACTTCACGGTCGATTTCAAGGTTAATTTCTTGGGCGAGAACTGCTGTTAGTTCAGCTTCAGCGTCCAAGTTATGTTGGCTACGAAGATCTTGTTGAGCTTCATAGGACCAAACTGCCTTGAGTTTACGGGTTTTGGCGGCGATTTCTTCTGATTCAACGAGCAAGTTGACTTCAGGAAGATCCTGGTTGCATTCCATGTTATATTCATAGGACATAACAACATGATTAGCACCTGGAGCCCCATTCCACGTTAGGGTTAGTTCACCGGTCACAGTATCAATAGATCCGCCAGTACACTTTGGTGCTGGGGTTCCAATATCACTGAAGGTGAAGGTTCCGGCTTCAGCAACTACGAAGGTTTGAACGGCGACTGAGCCATCGTAGATTGTACCAGTAAGAGTACCAGCAAGGACTGGTGTGTGCTCTAGTGGTGCGAAAACGGAGGTTACATCAGCACCGGCGTCAGTTGAGGAGGTCTCATTCTGAACGAACTGTGATGTGTAATAGATTTCTAGATTTCCATCACCGCTAGCTAGCTGTTGCAATGAGGTGGCATCATCTGTGGGGTAGCCGCTGTTTAGGTCAGCACCACGCATAGCACCTTTATTGCTTGAGTAGCGGAATCGCAAGTAGTAGACCAAGCCGGTTGGGCCGAGCAACGGTTGAACGCTTACGATTTTGTTAGCGATAAGTTGTGGATAGATACGACGAACTAGAGGAATGCTAATTCTTTTGAATTGAGCAATATCTCCAGTATCGGTCATAGCTTCGTTCATAAGTCTCTGATTTTCCAACATGACAGCGGTAGTGGCTCGTTCATAACGATCCTTAATACCGTCGAGCAAAGATTTGCCATTGGAAAGAGGCTTAGACCATTTTGTTTCGATTTCTCGTGCTTCGTTTAGAAAGCGTGAATTTACCATATTAATTACCTCTTATTCAATTAGCTTTGTACAATACCTGAAAGAACCAACAGATCGTTCAGCGGTTCGTCCTCGCCCTTTGGAGGATTTTTGCTGCTGCTCGATGGATCAGTTGCATACTCAGCAATAATTTGCTCAGCAACAACTCTTTGACCACGCCCGCTTGCATTCTTTACTTTACTTTCTCTTTCTTGCTTTTTCAGTTGAGAAGCTTCTGTGAGTAATTGGCTTGCTTCTTTAACTTGCTCATTGAGTTTGTTATTTTGGGCAGACAATTTAACATTACGGGCTTCCACGATACGTAATTGACCTTTAAGTTGTTCAAGTTGTTTATTTGTTTCTTCTAAGCGAGAAGTAGCAACTTGAGATAGCTGATCACCTTCTACGTATCGAGAGAGTAGTTCAGCCATTTTTTCGACAACAACACGCTGTTCAGCGAGTTGGGGGTCACTAAGAACATCACGTTTAGCGTGTTCATAGATTTCGGATTCTTGTAGATTTAAGAATTGATCAACTTTATCAACGATGAAGTCTTTCATATTCTTAAGTTTGCTATCGAATTCTTCATAGAGTTCGACTTCGATATTTTCGTTTTTACCTTTTTCTTTTTGGAGTTCTTGGTAAGCCTCTTCAAAACCTTCTTCTAGAGCGTGTTCTAATTCTTCACGTTGCTCATCAAGACGGTTCATAAGAGAGGCAATAATTTCATAAGCCTGTTGATACCCCTGTTCAGCAATGGCTTCATTAGCCGTTTTCTCTTCTGTGATTTGCTCATAAGCTTCATTCAATTTAGCTTGAAATTCTGCTTCAAGTTCCTCAACTTGTTCAGCAACCATAGTTTCAACTGCACTAGCTACTTCGCCAACCTGTTCTTCAGGAAGAATCTTCTTTAGTGATTCAATGATTTTATCCATTATTGCAACCTCGATTTATAATTCTGAGTTTTAGATCTTACAAAGCCGCCCAAGCAAGCGATCAATGCCTCTTTATTAACTTTATGTATGCTGCTAGATTCATTTTTAGCAGAAGAAAGTGGCTGAATTTTAGAGAAATTTACGCTTTCTCTTTTAGGTTTCGAAACAACCTTATCTTGAAATGCGGCAAACGTACTCGGATCAGCAACAGCGTCAAAGGTAATTAATCTATAAGATTCACCAATAACGAGGATGCCGTCCTCATTAACCTTACCATTTCCTACACCTCTGGAAGAAATGCCTACTCTAACATTATCCTCGATAAGAGCTTTAAGAACTTTACCGTGGGGTGTATTGAGAATTTCTCCTTCGCCCATAAGGATGTTTCCATCCCACCATAGTTTGGTAACAATATGTGAGGCATTGGCGAAGTGGATAATACTATCAGTTGGATGATCTAGTTCACCGATTAGTCTTCGTTCGGCAATAGCTTCATTAAGACGTTCAACGTTTTCACTAAGAACATCAAACGGATACATGCGTTTATTTTTGTTAACAGCTTCGGCTTCTTGGAATTTACCACGGAATTTAACGAGCCCACCTGAGTGGGTGGACTCGCTTAATTGTAATTCATTAAAGCCAGAGCCTAAACAACAATCTATTAATAACATTTGATCCATGTTGTTGCTCCTTAATGAAGTTATTTATCGACTACTAAATCTTTCTCTTTCATTTTGTAACTCTTACCAGCTTCCTTAGGAACATAGGGGTTCTGTAAGGAAGGATAAGTGTCCTTGGACTTCCAAGTAGCACCGAATTGTCCCTTAGAATCTTTATCGACGCCTTTTTCGCCTTTCATGGTGTAATCACCGAAGGGCTTGGGCACGTATGGATTCTTTAATTTCGGGAATACTTCACTGCCACCTTCTTGACCCCAGCTTTTTCCAGCGGCTGCTGATTTAACGCCACCAGCTTTATATCCGCCATCATCATTAACACTAGGAAGTTCGGCTCCCCAATCGCCATTATGTTTGGCGGGAGTGCCATCAACCTGAGCTAATTTGGCCATATTGGGATGATCGCCAGAAACTGTTTGGTGTGGTTTATTGGAGACATTCCACTTGCCAGCACCTTGCACATTGGCTTCGACCAATTCGGACAGCCAATTAGCAGCTTCTTCAGCAACGGCGAGATCTGGGTTTACATGTCCATTAAGGATATCAGCCAATTCACCGAGATATGCATTAGCATATTGTTTGACGGCATTATCTTTAGAATTTTTAGAGATAGCTTCTAATGATTCATACAAATCAACAAAAGCTTTTCTTTCAAGGCCGAACTTTTCATCCAAAGCTGGATAGAATTGTTCAACAACATTTTGAAATTCTAGATAAGCATCTTCGTTGCTAAGCTTAGCATTGGCTAAGTGTAGGATTTGAGCGACTTTTTCTTGATAAGCAGAGCATGCTTTACGGAGAATACCTTCTGCCATAAATTCGCATGTTTGATCATCATAGTTAGTTGCATCTACAGCTTCCAAAGATTCCTTAATAAGTTGAGAAAGTTCATTTTCTGTGACATAGATCAACTGTGGCCAATTTTTAACAACATTATCAAGAGCTTCTTCTAGTCCTTGGGGATCAGAAAAGCTATTTTGTCGTTTCAGATTTGCAATAGCCTTACAAAAAGCTTGATCTTCTGTTAACTTTGCTACTTCTCCACGATTGGTATGAAGGTCAAAATTAGGTGCTCTCCATTCAGCACGTTGAATCCTGCTTCGATTGCGTTCCTCAATAGTGCCGATGCTAACATCAGTAACCTGACCTTTATCATTGGTTCTGATTTCTGATTCGGCCAAAGTAGGACCGAATTTCATAAAATCAACATATTCTAGAACGTTTTGAGCTACAGAATAGACTCCATCTAATCCTGCCTTTTTTGCTTCCTTCATTAAATTTGTTTTCTTCTTGGGTTTTTCGGAGCAGCATTTACGTGCTTCCCGATAATCACTCCAACGAACATTGCCAAGATATTCATTAAACAAAATTTCGGCTTTAGCGGAATCATCTTGAATAATAGCATCAATCATTTCAGAGAGCAGGCTCTTGATTTTGCTTTGTCGAGTTGATTCATCAATTACTAATTCTTCGATGTTAGTAAAATTGACACGATCTTTCTTAACATCAAAACCAGCATGTACAAAGTTGTCGTCCTTTGTCTTGTAAACAACAGCGTTTTCTGTGAAGCAATGAAGCTCCAAATCGCTTGTTTCCAGGGTTTTTGCTAGAATTGGTGCAGCCTCGACTAATTCACGTTCTGCCACAGTAACAGAATTTTGCTTAATTCTATCGAAGGCGTCTTGTTGAATGAGTTTTCGTCTCATAATATATAACTCCTCGATTGTTTATTGCTTTGTAGGCATCTAACCTTAATATGTTGTTGCTTAGCACTACAGCTTTTGTTATTTTTATATACTCTGCTGGTTGTAATTTTAAACAAAATCTTACTAAATAGTTTATCTATTCGCTAATATTAGATATATAGAAACAACTTTAAAGGGGATTCAGATGTCATTATTTCAACAATGGCTCAAAAAACGCAACTTAATAGAAAGTGGGCTAGAAGATAAATTTCAATTTTCAGATAAGGACTTGGAAAATTCTGATGATATGGGAGCTACCGATTATGCAGATGATCACGATCATATTCGGGATGAACTTTTTAAAGTTGTTATGAGCAAATACCCCACAGAAACCATTGAATTTTTAAATGGAATCGCTCAACGAGGAGACGAAGAAGTTTCGCTCTTATTAAGCAAAGTACAGAAAAATACTCCTCACAATCAAGATATAAGACATCCAAGAGAACGGGATGAAGTAAAGCCACCTACTGCGGATACTGGTCATAATCCAATGGACTAATGTTAAAATTAGAAAGAGTTAAAAATATTATTTGTGTGATTTCTTTTCACACTTATGGTTGGATTGAACCATGTTTTGCTGATTTACAAAAATATTGTTACAATAAGCCGCTATTAATGATTGATAACAATCCTTCTTGGGATGATTCATATGAAAGATGGTGTACTTATGAATGTCATCCCGCATCTTGCTGGAAACCTCAATGTGAAGACGAAAGAAACTTTATTGAAAGTCAACGAAGTTATATTGAAAGCACTGGAGGTGCTATTATTCAAACAGAACGTCGTCTTTATCACGGAAATGTCATTGATTGGGCTTTAGAATGGTGCAAAGCGAATAAGTTTCATACTATTACGTTAATTGAGCCTGATTGTAATATGACAGGCGATCTTTGGCTGAAGAATTTAGAAGATGCAATACTTAGAGGCTATTGGATGGCTGGAACACATACTACTTTTCATAATGCAATTCATCCTTTTGGATCGATTTGGAGAATTGATAAAATTTCAACTAGTTTTCATGCTCAACCGAATCGTGAAATTAGAAACCTTAAAGAATTTAATAAAGTTTGTGGTCCATACGAAGAACCTTATAATATTTGGAATCGTACCAATTGGGACACTGGACTTCGTGGATGGTATTTAATAGCAAGGCAAAATAAGGCAAAATTAGTAAAAGCCCCAGATATCAAACATTACTGGGGCGGTTCATATCGTCAAAGAAAATACACAGAACGATTTGAGAATTTTTAATCTTCTTCTGATACATCAATCTCTTCTTCGTCCATTTCTTGAGCATAATCTTTAATTTCTAGATCATATTTTTTGACATCATCCTCATTAACATCAGGAATTGTAGACATATCATTGCTGCCGTCCTCTTCCTCTTCATCGTCCATATATTTCCTCATGCCCATCGGAGGTGGCCCTCCTGGAGGTGCTCCACCCATTTCTGGTCCACCTGGAGGTGCCCCGCCCATATCTGGCCCCATTGGAGGTCCTGCTGCCATAGGCCCGCCCATAGGTCCACCTGGAGGTGCTCCCATAGATCCGCCTAACATAGGACTGGGTCCGGTCGGTTCTGTTCCGACTTCGGTTTCATCAGATCCTGGCAATCCTACGCCCAACAGGGTTGGATTCTGAGCAATGATTTGCAGTTTGAGATCTTCCAGTTTCTGAATCTTAAGTCTGGCCAGCATTTTCTCTGCTTCTTCTTCTGAGTACTTTAACAATTTGATCATAATGTCATAATCGCTCATTAATTGAGAGCTTTTCAGATTAGAAGCATTAGTTAAACGGTTGGTAACGACTTCGGCTCTGGTGAGTTCTCTCCAATCAGAAGGAGGCGTCATTTTAACTTGTAAATCTTCGTAAGATTCTTCTGGATAGCCCAATAATTTCAAATGTCGATCACAAATTTCCCATAATGCATCTTCAATATGAGATTGTAGTCGTTCAATCATTCTGGCAAATTTGATGTCTTGTGCCGACAGAGCGATTCTGGTGCTTTGTGTGTCTTCATTGTTGAAATAGTTTCTGGGGAAATTTAAAGAAGTAAATAGTTTATTGCGGAAATAAATTGTATCATCTACTTCGCCTAAATTACTAGCTCCAGGCAATGTTTCTACTTTCGTATTGGAATTTGGACGAATAGGAATCCAGTAATCCTCATCTACCGCAGGAGCGTGCCATCGTTCTTCTACAGATGAAGCACCTGGAATTTGACTGCGATTAGGCACTTTCTTTTTCTTGAATTGGTCCTTCATTCTTTCCATAAATGCTTCTGCTTTAAAGGGAGGCATTTGCTGAACGTCAATATAAAACACACGACGTTCTGGGCTTCTGGAAAGTCTATAGACCACCATAGAATCTTCCATTAATCTTAATTGATGGGCTGGACCTCTAGCTGGTTCAATTAAACTTACGCCATACGGATAGAAAGTGCTACGATCATCTCCAATACGAATATGTACAATTTGTTCTGGAGCGAATCGGATAGCAGTAGCTTGTTGTAAATCAGCATCTGTAGCTTGAGTGATTTCTACTCGTGCCAGACTTTGATAATCTGGACCTTCTTTAGATTGCTGAAATTCGACTAATTTGCCTTTAGTAGTTTCAATACGATACATGCTATCTGGAGGAAGGGGCACCAAGCCAATAACTCCATACTTGGGATTTTCTATGTCAATTATAATTTCCCAAAAGAAATCGCCATTGATAAAAGTACGTTTGGTAATATTCCATATTTTCTTTTGGTCAAAGTTGAGCATATTACGATGGAAAAACAAATATTCTAATTCTTTTTTAATGCCTTCATTTTTTAGATTAATGGTAAATACTCTTCCGTCATCATCACGTTGGCAATTATGAACTACGCCCCAATCAGTGCAGAAATTTTGGTGTTTTTCAACAGACAGATCAAAGACTTCTCTTTCTTTTCCTTCTAAGACAGCAATAACATGTCGTCTGTCGCTTTTAGCACCAAGCCATTTCATTTCTTTGTTGGAAAAGCCTGCTCTTTCGATGCGATCTTGAATGGTATGCAGATCATTGCCTGTCATCTTTTGAATTTGGCGAACAGATAAGCCTTCGGCAATCATTTGACAATAGTGATTGACGATTTTTAATTCTTCATTAGTTTTTCCAGTTCTCCATTCATCAATGAATTGTCGTTCATGAATCCAGCCTTTATCATGGGTCCAAATTCTAGGAAACTGGTTGGTTTTTAGTCCTGTAAGGTCTTGATTGGCAGGAAGGTGATAAAAAGGCATTAATTCAGCACCATATTCTAAACTTCCTGCTTCAATCCAACTACCATCTCTGGTTAATACACGATGATCTGGAGTACAAATCAATTCCTGTCCATTATCAAATAAGACTCTTATTGTTTTGGCGATTTTAGTTAAACGAGGGTTATAGGCCCATGCAAGGGTATAATCTCTTTTATCAAAATCATAGGCATATACTAGGAAACGTTCGGTAGGATCTGTGTATTTTTCTTTAAGATGGCGTATGGTTTTAAACCCATGTGGGGTAGCAACTTTAGTTCGTCCTGCAAGACAAGCTTCGTCAGCAAATACGGTCATAGCCATTTCAATTTCTGGCATATTTCTTAATCGTTCATATTCTTTATAGCGATTAACACGATTGGTAACAGTAGATAAATCAACAAAGTCATTAGTATCTCTTAGTCGTATGGCTCCTTTACCACCGCCCCAAGAACCATCTTGACCAGCACGAATATCAGGAATGGCATCTGTTTGTGATGTACCGGCACCGACTGGATCTTTTTTGTTTTGTTTGCTAAGAGGATCTTGGGCGAAAGCATATTGAAAAAGTTTGAAAAAATCGTACCAAGCTGCCATATTAACTCCTTGACGATACTGTATTATAGTATATTTATGAAAAACACAACAATAATCATGACTCACCTTTGTTCAGGTCATGAGCAATTAATAAATGAGTTAATGAAAAACCCTCATTTTGATCACTTTGAAACTAAAGGTCTTCATCATTATGATGACTTCCAGATACTATTTAATAATCCGCATCGCAAAAATGATAAAAAAGCGGTTTGGGGAACGACTATTTTTCATAATCAAGACCTAACATGTTTTTCATTAATCAAACATTGTAATTTTATTTATTATAGTAAAAAGTATGATCCTAGTATGTCCATCAGTGCTTTATCTTATCGATATAGAATTACGGGTATGAAGATTTGGCATAATAGAACAGGCGGTGAATGGTTAGTCGTTTAGAAGTTGGTTATCAGTTTCTGTTTCGTTAGATTGTTTCTCTAAATCTTTAATCTTTTGTTGTTCTGTTGAAATCATAGCATTCAATTTCTCTAGTGATTTTTTAGCTTCAGCAATACTAGTAACAGGCATATTGGCTACTCCTGCTTCAATATTTTTCCACCAACTTTCATGTTGAGTTTGATTGGCTTTTCTTTTTTGGTATTGGCTTTGTTCTATTTCTTCAATATTTTGCAAAGCTCTTTTGATGTTTTTCTTAGCTTCCATTGTGGCAGGACATTGTGGCAGATAGGAAGTTGCTCCTAATGCTTGTGTGAGAAGACTTTTGGCACGTTTGATTTCTGTAAAATTCATAATTTATCCTTTTGTGGCAATCACCACCCGAACTCCCTCAAGAGATTATCATTTGCTCTTCTTTTATAGCCAGATCCAAATAACAAATCATCATCATCAGAACGATTGATATTTTCAAAAAGCTGTAATTCCTCACCTTCTGAAAAATCATTGATATTTTTGGCTAATTCTTGTTTGATTTCTTCATAGATTTCTGCTTTAAATACTTCGGTATATTGATTTGTATCTCCTAAAACGGGAGATTGTCGCATGGCAACATCTCTAGCATATAATGCTAAGCACAATGCCATAATAGCGTCATCATGAAAACCTTTAGTTGCTTCTGCTCGTTTTGTTTGGGAATTCCAGATAAAACCTTTCAATTCTTTAACAAACCGCCTGCTACGAATAGCAATGCTTTGGTTGACCAATCTAGTTTGCATAGTTTCTAAGAAAGTAGAACGATTGCTGCTAGTGGTTTTAATTCCTGGCTTAGAGTTTCTACCTTGAGAACTTTCAAACAGGTTGTCATAATAGAAATCGTGTTGTAGTTTTTCTAGAACTGTTAAGCCAGCACTTTGACTTTCCACAACGATGATAGCGTTATTATAAGTTTGTCCAACCATAGCAAGAATTTGAGCAAAATGGTGAGGTGGACAGATATTGCTATAAAATTCTGCTACTTGTTCACAGGTCACAGCATCAATTACTTCAAAACAGCTATTATCTCCTTCCTCGCCCATGCCTTCAGCAGCATCTACGCCAATAATATAATCTCGTCCCTCAATAGGTTCTCGCCAAATATACAAGGCACCACGAATCCAGTTTTCCACATCTGTAATACGTTGCTCTTTTATTTCTCCACGATTATTCCATTGAGGAAATAGCATTTTAGTGGGTTCAATTTCTCGTGTAATTATATCTAGATCATTGATAATATCTGGAGGAATATAAGAATCGCCAGCCCCCAAGAAGTCACGCATAACTTCTTGTAGCCAGCCTTTTTCGCCTAATTGGGCACGAGTTTGCTTGACCCATTCCTCATCGTCGTAATCTGGATGTTCCCAGTAATCCAATTCAATTACGAAGAAGTCATTTTCGCCTTTTTTCGCTCCCATGAATGTGTCATAGTACCAATTACCCACGCCATTTACCGTGGAGATACAAATGCAGTGACCACCAGTACTAATGGTGGGGAACATAGCTTTCCAATGTTTTTCCATTTGTGGAACGTATGCAGCTTCGTCTAGAATAAGATAAGTGATAGAACGTCCACGAGCAGCTTCGGGGGTGTAGAAGAATAATTTACAGCCAGTATCGGAGAAGATTTTTTGGTGGTCATTATTTTTCTCCATTTCGGGCTTCATCCAGCTTGGCAACTCGATTAAAGCACGTTTAGCAACTTCTCCAGCGGCAATAGCTTCACGATCAGACTTAGATAGAACCATAATGGTTTCATCTAATTTAAATAAGCATCGCCAAATAGCCCAAATAACAGTAACGGTGGTCAAACCTCCTTGACGGAATTTTGAAAGAATGTTGAATCTTTGATTTTCATATTCTTGACAGCAGCGACGTTGATACTTATAAGGGATAAAAGGAATTAGACCACGTTTAGGATGAGCGATCTTAATATACTTATGGCAGAAATAGGGGAAGGACATAGCACATTTGAGCAGTTCCCTCTGTCTAGTTTCTGCATCATAGGCTTCAATTTCTTCGAAGCTTTCTAAAGGATCTATCTCTAATTCATACTTATTGAATTCATAATATTTTGGATCATATTCATTGAGATAGAAATCTTTTAAATTGGTATATTTTTTCTTCCAATTAGGATCTATTTCTTTAAAAGGCACAAAATCTCCTTAATGTGATAAGGTATTTAGTGCTATTAGGCTAAGTTTTAATCTAGGAACTTACAGAGGTATTCTTGTTGCCAGCCTTTTTGTCCTAATCCTGCTTTGAGTTGTTTTACCCGATCTTTGTTGTTTGGATCATCACGATAATCTAATTTGAATTTTTTGAATCCATGTCTCTTAGCGTTTGTAAACACATTATGGAACCAGTTGTTTTTGCCGTTTGGAGTGGAGAAGCAAGCACAATGTCCATTTTTACTAATGATTGGAAGCAAAGATTTCCAACATTCATCCATTTTCGAAATGAATGCAACTTCTTCCATAAATAAATAATCGATAGAACATCCTGGGCTTAATGTATGAGAATTAAGAATAAATAATCTACTATCAGTATTAATATTGCAGAAATTTTTTGGACGGACATACATTTCTGGTTTCATCCAAGCGGGAAGTGCTTCCAATGCATATTTTATGATGTTTTCTATATCAAGGCATTCTCTTTCATGTCTCACCATAATGCTAATCGTTTCATCTGGTTTAAACGAAAATCGCCAAAGGCTGTATATTGCATTGAGAGTACTGAATCCGCCTTGACGGAATTTTGAGAAAATACTAAAGTTATTATTTTCATATGCTTTAACACAACTTCGTTGACAGTTATGCAGGATAAATGGAACCAAATCTTGTTCAGGGCGTCTGATTTTTACATATTTGTGGCAAAAATAGGGGAAGAATGCAGCACATTTTAGGATTTCTTGTTTTTGGATTCTTGTGCTGTATGCTTCAATTTCTTCTTTAGTTTCTAGAGGATCTATTTGGAGTTCGTACTTATCAAATTCATAATATTTTGGGTCATATTCATTTCTATAAAAGCTTCCCAGAAATGGGTATTTTTCTTTCCAATTTGGATCTACTCGTTTAAAAGACATTTTTCTCCTGAATATTTGTTTCAATAGCTATAATACATTATAGTGTTTTAATCAGAAAAAGAGGAAATATGAAAAAAGAACTGCTAATTGTTGGGATTATTATTGTTGACATATTAGTTGTCGTTTGGGCATATGACAAACGAAAAAATAAAGTAAATATAGAGAACAAGCCAACTAACAATTCGATTACTCAAATAGACCCAATTGTTCCTCCTAAGCCCACTTATACCTTGCAAAATGCTATAGATTCTATTAAGGCAGATGGGTTGAAAAGTATGGTCGAGTATCTTTCGAGCGATGAGCTTGAAGGCAGGAAGACAGGTTCGCCTGGAATGGAAAAGGCCAGAGATTTTCTGCTTAAAGAATTAACAGACTGCAAATTGCCAGCAAAAACCGATGTGTTTAAATTAATTTCGGCTAAGGGCGAAAATGTATATGCATGGATGGAAGGCAGCGAGAAAGGCGATGAGATAGTGGTAGTAGGAGCACATTATGATCATTTAGGAAAGAAGGCTGGCAAAATCAATCCTGGTGCAGATGACAATGCATCTGGCACAGCCGCAGTTTTGGCAATGGCTAAAGCATTATCTAAATTGCAAGGACAAAATAAAAGAACAATTGTATTTCAGTTTTATGCTGGAGAAGAGCAAGGTTTATTAGGAAGTGAATTTTATGTTGAAAATCCAAAATTTCCATTAAAAAATCCTTCCATTAAACAGCATATTTTCATGGAAAATTTAGACATGATTGGGCATGGCAATTTTGAACAGGCATCTTCGATAGACAGTCCAATAAGCGGATTGATCAATAGCTTTAAGGACAAATATCCATTTGCTGCAAAAATTACCACTGATGGATCAAACGGTTCTGACCATGCATCATTTCGAAGGGCTGGAGTGCCTGTTATAATGATACATACAGGACTTCATGGTAAATACCACACACCGGCAGACAAACCTGATACGTTAAATTATAAGAATATGGAAAAAATTACTCAATTTGGTCTTGAATTACTTTGGGAAGTTTGTCAGAATGGCACGAACATTAAGGTGAGTGATATTCAGGTTAGATCCGAAGCGTTTTTGGATCATGGTGTTACTCCGTTTGAAAAAGTTATCGATCATGCCACTGAAAGGAAAGACGATGAATTACAAAGAAAGAATTAAGCTTGAGAATTTCGTAAAGGATTTGGCAAAGAGTTCAAAGCCTGTTGCAAGATTTTATTACAAAGGTTCGCACAGTCATCCTGTGCGACGAACGGTATTAATTACTGAAGAAACTCCGACTATGATTACTGGTTTGGAATTTCGTGAAGGATCACATGTGCGTAATTTGAAACAGGCGTTAAAAACCATTCGCAGTTATCGAAAAAGCAAAATTGCTAAGTGGGGAGATTATAGTCGCTTGATGAAATCGCAAGCAACATCTAAAAAGAATCCGAAGAGTACTACGTTGAAGAGGTTTCCGGCAGTGAGTATTTTTTCAGAAGTAAGTTAACCTCACTTCACCTTCGTAAACCGCAGGGTTAATTGCCCTGCGGTTTTTTTTATTAATGGAAGAAAATTATTAAAGATTGTTTCTAATTCTGGTTTTTTGGGAACAATTTTTTTTATTGTTTTAGATGAAGTTATATGAATTTTGTAGGAGGGAAAGTTGTAAAGCTTACAACTTTCCCAATCCTTATAATCGCTCACGGATCATCCTAGATTACATTAAGAAATATACATATCCAATAAACGCAACATTAACCAATAAGATTGCTGCCAAAACCAAATTGATTACTAGTTTGTTTTGGTTTTTTTCTTCAACATTCTTTTCTACCAATGCTTGGGCAGTAAGAGGAATATTGGAAACAGGCGGATCTTTAATTTGCATTTGATAAGTTAATCTACTAACCATTTCGTCCAAATCTGCTTTTGTAGCAAAAGAGTTTTCAGGGACTTCTGGTGCTTTTACAGCAATTCGTTCTCTTATTTGCAATGGCACATCAGGTTCAGTAGAAAGAACTTCTTGCTGAACGACTTCTCCATTTTGGAATGTTTGACGAGTTTCTTTCGCTACTACATTTTTGTATTCACGAATTATACGTTGTTCTATGTGAAGTGGCTTTACTTCTTCAGCAAATAGCTCAATCACTTCGTTGCCGTTTTCGTCAACATACGAATGACGCTCTGCAAGACGACCATCTTCTAAACTAATTTTCTGAACAGCGATTTTGGATTCTTGTGTCATAAATTTTCCCTCTATGTCGAATAATATATTTACTATAGGAAGCTATTTTTTTAGAAATCTATTTTATAATCCCCAACGTTCTTTAAGGACTCTCCAATAAGATATTTTGTTTTTTTCAATTTTTCTCTTTAATTCTTGATTTTCTTCAATTTTTCTCTTTTTAGCAGCTTTTTTTGCTTGTTCGTACAATTTGGCAATCAAATCTTCCCAAACTTTCTGAGGATTATAGCATTGTAGCTCCCCTGCCAACTCTTTATAAACCAAAAATCCCTTATAATGAACCTCAATTCGTTGATTTGTTTGAAAATATTTAATTTCAAGATGCATGGCTCTACTTAAACCATCAAAAACATAACCTTCAATTGTGGAAAAATCATCTCCCATATCCTGGATTTTGTCGCTGCCCATCAATGGACCTTGTTGTCCACTGGCTGTTATTTCATATTCATTGTCGCTGTCATCTTCATAATAATCTTCTAAAAAACTAGGGTTGTACAAACCGCTACCTTGACGAATAATTGGATGACCAAAAGTTGTAACAATAATACCTAGTTTTCCAGCTACTCCCATTAAATTTTTTTTAGTAGCCTCAATGGTTCGAATTTCTTTTATCGCTTTTTCTTTTGGGGATTCATTTGACATAATATATAATGTAGGGGTAATTATGAGTATTTTAAAAAATATTTTCAATGCTTTTCGATCTAGTAGGATTATCAGGACTGTTAAACGTCCACCTTCTACACCTGTGCCGCCACCTACTCCACAGCCAATTCAGTATTTGTTGAGTGATATGTTCACTCCTAATCTGGTTAAGCCAATTGATCCTTCTATTAAAGCAGTAGGCCCTCCTTTTGTAGTTAAAAATTATAAAGGGGGAGGATATAATCGAGGGACTTTAGAAGCAGTTTCTGCTAATTGTTACGTTACCATGTGTAATGTATTGAATTTTTTGCCTAAATATTCCTTGCAAGAAATAAATCGTTGGGCTGTAGTACAGAACTTGATGGTCAATCCCTTGGCTGGACAAAATTTAAATGCTTTTTACAATAGAATTTCCCTTCAATTTTTTTATTTTTCCCATCCATCACTTTCATCCACATTATTTCTAGCAGATTCTGCTGATGTGGTTTCACACGAATTAGGACATGCGATTTTTGACATATATCGTCCTGCTGGATTTAACGCCGCTTTAATTGAAGTTGCTGGGGCTCATGAAGGAATTGCCGATTTCTTTTCTATGCTAAATGCTCTAAGTTATTCAGAAGTAATGGCTTACGCAATAAATCAAGTCAATGGGGATTTAAGAAAGCCTAATTTAATTTCAGGATTGGCAGAAGATACTGGCCGTGTGATCAATCAACTTACCGGCAATAGACACAATGTCAATTGTTTGAGAAACGCAATTAATAATTACAATTATGTTCCTCCTTCAGAGTTACCTGTAGAAGCTCCTGATGATCAGTTGTCCTCAGAATGCCATAGTTTTGGCAAGATTTTGGCGGGTACTTTTTATGATATTTTGGTAGCTCTTTATGAAAAGAAATTAACAGAAGACAAGAATCCTGTAAATGCATTAGCATATGCTCGTGATACTTTGGCTGTTTTAGTTATTTGGGCCATTAGAAAGGCTCCGTTGAATGTTAGATATTACGAATCTTTAGCCAAAACAATACTTTGGGTGGATCAAACTAAATTTTCTGGAGCAAATCAACAATTATTAAAACAGATTTTTTTGAATAGAAAATTAATTTCTGATCAAATCAAAATATTATCTGCGATGCCAAAGTGCAATGATTACACAAAGATCAAATACTCCAAAAATACTCTTGTAACAAAGCTTTCAGATCATTTTATTGGAATTCAATCCAACAATCCTTTGTATAACACATCGATTGAAATTCCAAATGATCAGGCGATATTTTATGATTTACATGGGAATTGCATGGATTTTACATCATTTAGTGCCAGTGAGGCAGTAAAAGGTGGGCAAGAAATGGTTCGTTATTTGCATGAAGGAAATAAGGTCAATAATGATCCTTTTTCGCAATTTAAGATTGAAAACGGCAAATTAATTAGAAATTGCTTTTTTTGAGGTGTAATATGGGTTCTTGCTGTAATGGTCCAGGGCGTTGGTCGCCAGAATATAATAAAAAATGGAAACCAGAAAACAATTCAGGTTGTTCTTGTGGCGGTAAAAGCTTAGGATGTAATAATCCTAGTCTTGCCTTGACAGACTCCCCACGCTGGCAATGGGAACAGGTTCATGGCAAATTAGTGACCAATTTTACCTGGGAAAATGATGACAATGGACATATAGTCATGAAGATTACACGCACTCCTTGTCCTAAAACATCTCCACAAACGTCAAAACGTTGTTAAATTTTTAAAAAATTTAAAGAGATCTTGCAAAAAAATATTTTTTTGATTCTAATATACTCTCAACGCTGTTTCATTTATTCATCACAAGGAGCAAAATATGAGGTATCGAGAAGAATCTTGGTCAGAATGGCTAGAAGAGGCATGGTTAGAAGAAGCAAAAGGCGATTTTATTCCAACAGTTCAATTTGAATTGAATGAAGACGATGACGACGATGAAGACGATTGGGATGACGATGACCAAGATGATTATGACGATGACGACTATGATGACGACGACTATGATGAAGATGATTATGACGATGATGATTATGATGACGACTATGATTGGAGCAATGGCAGTTTTGATGATGAAGATGAAGATGAAGACGAAGATGACGATTATGATTACGACGACGATGATTATGACGATGATGACGATTATGATTATGACGACGACGATGAAGACGACGAATGATTTTTTCTTTTATCTCGTCGCATAAATTTTCTATTTTTTGGAATGTCAAAAGTAGGAAATGCTCCAACTCCTTTATTTGCATCGTCCATATGCATGGCTTGTAAATCGAAAGACGCACTATCCGGCCCGCCTCCTGGGCCGGATAAATTTTCTATTTGTAACCAATTTTTAAATCGCATGTATTATATATTCACAAAGAGTAAAAAGGCTGGTGTAAAATGAATAAAAAGCCATGGCATGGAATCATGAAAGTCTTAGAAGTATCTGTCTGGGACAATAATCAAATTATCAGACAAGAGAAGAACATATTAAATATGTTTCATAATGACGGGGAAAGATTCCTTTTAGAAGCAGCATTTGTTGGCGGTCAAGTAAGTAGCGTTATACCAGAAAATTACTTTCTTGGCTTAGACAATAGGGCTGAAGTTCTTGTTGGAGATGATATGAGCACCATTTATAATGGCGGCTCTCCTAAAGAACCAATAGGATCAGGCTACCAACGTCAATCCATCGGTTCAGAAAATGATTTCTCTATTAATTTTGTCTCCGATCATTATGTGGCAACCAGTCCAATTGTGTCATTTCAAGCCACAACTGCTGATTGGATAACAGTTTACAATTTATTTCTCACTGATCAAAATACTTATGATGGTTATTTGATAGCAACTGCTGTTCTTTCGGCTCCACTTACAGTGGCCGCAGGACAAATAATCACAGTAAGAATTGGCATGCAACTTAAAGACTGTTAATCAATTCTTCAATATCGGCAATTTTAACAAAATGTGTCACTTGAATTCTTTTCTCTCCTTTTTGTAATACATTTTGTTCACGATATGCCATGTATTTGCAGCCTCCGTCTTTGTTATTTAACAAATTTACAGAAGAGACTTCGCCAATACATCTTGAGTACAAATCATCTAATAAATCTATATTAGAATTGCTTAATTGTCTCCATTCATCATCAGAAATATCCAAAGATGATCCTGCTCGATAAGGGAGGCATATTTCATACCCATCAGACCTAATTTTGATCGGCACTTCTTGCTTGTCATTTTTCAAATAATAATTGCAAAAAATTTCTTTAGCCGGTTCAGAAGTCACATTGTTCATAAACCATACTGGAACAGAAACTCCAACTGTAACCAGTTCTATGCCTTCGTGTAAGGCATATCTTTGTTTCTCTGTCAAATGGATAATGTGTTGAATAGTTAGATTTAACATTTTGTTTTAATATATATTAGTAACATCGTTGATGGAGCATGTATGCAAAAATATAATATTTCAGTAATAATATCGTTATTGTTTCTCGTTAGTATCGGGTCATTTGTTTACAAATACTTGGAGAAAAAGCCAAAATACAATTTGACAATTAATAGAATTGACAAAATGCCTTTAGTGCAAGATGATCCTTTTGCTCATCTTGCTAAAGGTGGCGTCCCTCAAGAACAAAGAGATGAAAAATTTAGAAAATGGCTTTCTCCTTGTATGAAAATTAAAGTCAAAAATGCATCAGGATCTGGAACTATTGTCTATTATGATTCTAAAGAAAATTATGCATATTTGCAATCTTGCGGGCATTTATGGAGCGGTGATGTATCAGCCGAAGAGGCCAAACGAAGAGCTATAAAGTGTAAAGTAATTACTTGGTATCATAATGATCAAAAACTGAATGAGCCAAAAGAATACAATGCTGAAGTTCTCTATTTTAGCAATAGTCGAGGTAGAGATTGTAGTTTATTACGATTCCAGCCTGATTGGAAGCCAAATTATTTACCTATCGCCCCTGCTGATTTTAAATTAGAGGAAAATTATAGATTACATTCTGTTGGTTGTGATGGAGGCGAAGAAGTCGCTCATTATGATGTTAAATATATTGGCACCAAAAAAGTCACAGAAGATGGATGGTATGATTGGGTAACAACAGAAAATAGCCCCAGACCAGGGAGATCTGGTGGCGGTTTAATGACAGATAATTATTATGTTGGTATTTGTTGGGGCACATCTGAGTATGACGGAACAGGCAATGGGTTTTTTACTCCTTTAAGCACAGTTCGACAATATAACAAAATGAATGGATATGACTGGTTAAATGATGTAGGACACGATTGGATACAAAACATCCCCATTATTGACAGAAATAATCCACAAAAAGAATATCCAAAAGATTATATTCCATTACCAGGAAGATTCTAAATGGCTCATATCCCCGTCCCAATTTGAGCTAGATTTATAAAATGGACAAATATTAGCATAGTCGCAATTTTTACATTGCCAGCTAACTTTTCCCCAGACTTTATCTGGATCGGCCTGTCGAATAGATATGTAACTGTCCAACATGTCCTTTTCTACGTCAATTAATGATTGTTGACTGTACTGACATGCAACAAGTTCTTCTCCGTCCAGAAAGAATAAAGCTGCCTTGATATTTTCTGCTGGCAGTTTAAATTCTTGTTGGACGATTCTTGCGTATACTTTTAATTGCAAATCATTTACTACAGTCTTAGAATTTACTCGATATTTACTTTTCTGGGTGGTCTTGTAGTCAATGATATATGCTTTGTTGTTTTTAATTATTAGACGATCTATAAATCCTACAACATTTAATTGATTTGGAGGATCAAGATCATAATTAAACTCATATTCGGTATAACCATCAGTACCAGTGCGTTGGGTTAGTTTATGAATTGATTTTATGTGTTTTGGTATCTTTTTCTTGTATTCGGCGGGGATTTCAGGACAAAATGTTCCATGCTCTAGTTCAATTTTGCCAGAAACAATATCGTTGGTAATGCTTTCAATTGGAATTTGAGCCTTATTTTGAACGAAAAGTTCTGCTATTCTGTGTATAATCGTTCCGTAAGTGAGATAAAATTTATCCGATTCTGGTGCGGGGACTTTTAAATGATATCTAAATTTGTATTGAGCAGGACACGAATCATAACATTTTTTACGACTTACTGAAGTGTGCTTTATTTCCATTTTCAGTCCTTTTATTTTAATATAGTTTAGAATCAAAAATTCGCTTGAGCTTTTGATATTTTGTTGGTATAATTCTTTTGAGGGCCAATATTATGGGAATAGATTTTGACACATTCTACGATTGGTGTAAAGATCGATTTGGAGAGAGAAATCTAAAAATTAGACGTACTGCTCACGGCGATGAGATTTGCACTCACTCTCCCTTTGCTATTAAAAAACTAGGAAAAGAAGATCAAAAATTTCATTTATGGCTTAATCCAAGTGGCGGGAAAAACAATTATGAATGTGGCGTTTATCGTTGTTGGCTCACTGACGAAATGGGATCTTTAATTTCATTTGTATCAGAAATTGACAATATCTCTTACGATGAAGCAGAAGAACTAATTATTGGAATCAGTTCGTTAAGATCTTTGGAACGTAAAGTCCATGATCTTTTTGGTAATTATGAAGAACATATTCCGGTAAAACAAGAGCAAGTTGTAAAAACTGAAGAAGATAAACTTAAATTGCCAGAATCATGTTATCTAATTGAAACTATGTTTCCAAATGATTATTGGAAAATACGAGCAACAAAGTATTTGAAAGCAAGAAAAATTCCTTCAGTTGGATTGTATGTCTGCACAAACAACAAAGAATATGGCAATCGAATCATTATTCCTTGGTACGATAAGAATGGAGAGCTAATATTCTGGAATGGACGCAGTATGTCTCCAAAAGACAACATACTAAGATATGCTAAACCCAAAAAAGCAGATCAAAGTTCTGCTTTGTATATGACAGCATGGCCAGAAAAGGGAGCAAAGATTTATATTATGGAAGGGGAATTTGATGCGATTTCTCTATCCTTGGCCAATTTAACAGGTTGTGCATGTGGTGGTAAATACCTTTCTGAAACCCAAATTGATTTACTAAGAGATTACACAATTGTATTGGCTTTTGATGCTGATGAGGGTGGTCGGGAGGCAATGCTAAATATAGGTCGAGAATTACTAGAACAAGGTTTTAAAAATTTGTCTTATGTTCGTCCTCCAACAGTCTACAAAGATTGGAACAAATTATTACAAGTCAGGAACATACAAACCTTAAATGCTTATGTGCATCGATTTGAAAAGCCTTTTACCACTATGACTGCTGATCTTTTGTTGTCTCGGAAGCTTTCAAATTAGGGTTTGCCAGATTTAGGAAATCTTCTTTAGTCACATAACGCAATGTTCCATCATGATGCCAAACTGGAATTGTGGCATTCTCGGTTGGTTGTCTTTTGAATATAGATGGAGTAAGAGACAAACCTCTCTTGATTTTACTGTTTTTACTACGAATTTCTGGCATGATTACTCCGTTAAAATATGAATTCAAAAACTATAAGTAAGATGCAGGATCGCTACATCGGTAAAATATGTAGTATTATTAGTTCGGCAATGAATAGAGATTTTGAAGAAAAAATTTGCAGAGAGCATTTCGTTGTCAGAGTTAAAGAAATTGATATGGATGGCGTTTGGGGAGTTCACCCATTTAATACAGATATGTTTAGTTTCTTTTCGATGAACCATATTATTTCAATTCATGAAGAATTTGAGATAAACGAAAATGATCCAGAACATTTAAAAATGATTCAAGAATTCGAAAAAGTTACTGGCAAAAAGATTGAACCAGACATTAAAACAAAAAAGGAACCATCTAGTGATTCCTTCTTTGTGGACATTGAAAGTCTGTCTAAATTAGCAGAGCAGGCCAAATCTATAGTTTAATTACCAAGGACTTCCTGTATCTTCCTCTTCTTCATCGTTATCATCATCATTTGATGGTTCTACGTTCTTTGGAGGTGTTGCCTTAGGTTTGCCTTCTGATTTTGTATCTTTTGGCGGATTTACCTTAGGCTTCTCTTCTGATTTTGTATCTTTTGGCGGATTTACCTTAGGCTTCTCTTCGCTTTTTGGTGTTATGCTAGTTTTAGCCTTAGCTGGTGGCTCTGCCTTTGGTGGCTCTTCTGCCTTTGGTGGCTCTTCTGCCTTTGGCGGCTCTGCCTTAGCTGGTGGCTCTTCTGCCTTTGGCTCTGCTTTGGCCGGTGGTTCTTCTACCTTTGGCTCTGCTGCTTTGGCCGGTGGTTCTTCTACCTTTGGCTCTGCTGCTTTGGCCGGTGGTTCTTCTACCTTTGGCTCTGCTGCTTTGGCCGGTGGTTCTTCTGCCTTTGGCGGTTCTGCCTTAGCTTCTGGCGTTTCTAATTTCTTAGCTAATTGTTTAATGAATTTATTGGTTATCTTTTCAACGTCTTTTTCTTCGTAATGCTTCTTTAAAACTTCTCTCATTTCAGATTCAGTTGAGAATTGAGCAAATGTATTTAAGAGTTTTTCAAAATACATTTGGTTTATTTTAAAGCTATCAACTAATAAATCTAAACTGTTAGCACTTGAACCTTTTGAAAGTTCTTTGAATTTTTTAAGCACCTCTTTCTCATATTCTTCAATAGACATGCCTTCTGAAGAATTTTTGGTCTTAATGTCTTTGACTCTGGCTTTCATATCTTTAGGCTTAGTTTCTTTTTTGGCATCTTTTGATAAAGCATTATTGATTTCGGCATCTGATTCTGCCGATTCTGCCGATTCTGGTGTTTCTGGCACAAAATCTAAATCGGGAATTTCAATATTTCCGAATCGTTTACCAATAGCCTCTAATAAATGATAAAGGTACTTTTTATTGATTGCCTCTGCATATTGCATGTCTAACTCAACATTAATAGCATGAATAATTTCTAATACATATTCTGCTTTAGAAATGGCAGGAGACAAAAATCTTATGACCTTATTTTTCAATTTGCCCTTATAAAACAAAATTTGAAAATGTTCTTTAATTTTGCCGTTTTCGTCATGCAATATATTTAACTTCAAAAACAACTTGAGTATTCTCTTGCAAATAGCATTGATCTGTCTGAAAGAAAAGTTTTTGCTATTTGGAACAATATCTTCTGGCTTAATCACTGGATATCGACTTACCTTGGCATCATATTCAGGAACCTTAAATCCAAGAACCTTGATTCCTTTTAATATGTCTTCGGCTCTATTTTGGAAAGTCCTGTTGTCTGGCAAAGTCGATACCTTTCGGCCTTGAGTGTTACTCATGGCATTGTCGTCGCTTACCTCTTGTTCGTCTCCAACTATTTTCATATTCTGAGCCAAAGGTGCTGAATCAGATTTAGGACCAACTTCTGTTTGTGCAATTTTAGATTTAATCAAATCAATTAATTGCTTCTTAAAGACAGCAAAAATATCACTGATATTAGAAGTGTTCTCTGAAAATACATTTTCAAGAATTTCAGCTTGTTCTCTAGTCGGATCGCCATGCCATATACGACGAATGGGTCTGGTGGCTCTACGAAACATGCGACTCAAACCGCCTCTGATGCCGTCAGAAGGTAATTTATCTCCATATTTTGCTGGCTGGAAATCTCCTGCTTTTGGTCTAGATTGACCTTTAAAATCTGACCATCTAGGATATCGTTTTGAAGGCCCTTCAGTTGGCTTGACTGCTGGTTTTGCTGTTGGTGCAACTGTTGGCTCTGCTGCCGGTTCTGTTGCAGGTTCTGAGGAAACATCTGCGGCTCCCTGGCTTGTGCTGCCAGATGGCAATTTGCTTCCACGGATAGGTTGAGGCCCTGGAACACTTGCGGACTTATCGCTACTTATGTCACTGCTTACAGGCGTATCACTTCTAGATAAACTGATGATTTGTTTGACATCTGATTCTAATTTATCAATTAGATCTGAGATATCTTTTAAATCCACGCCTGCCGTAGCTTCTTTAATTAGCTCATCTTTGTATTCCTGAATAAAATTGTTTATCCAATATTTGTTAAATTCATAATCTTGTTTTCGAAAATTTAAGTAATGTGCTTCAGAAACAATACCATCAAACATTGATTCTGGTAATTTAACAACTTCTAAAACAGTTAATCTTAATACTTCACAATACTGTTCTATGCTTTCTTTTAGCGAAAGTTTTGGAATGGAATCGACAATTTGATTTCTTCTGTATTCTGAAAAACTATACATATTTCCTCTTGGTGATTTAAAATATATAGTCCAAGATTATTTCATTTCTAAGGCATATATTCACCAATTTTCTTTAATGCCATTAAATTAGAATCGTAGGTTTGAAAAGGGCTTGGTAAATATTGGTAGCAAATACGGTCAAACTCTGCTCCTTTGCCTTCTGGATATTCAAAATGAACATATTTTCCTTTTTTACCAATAACTTTTACTCCAAGAGCTTTATCTGAATATTCTTTCATTAAAAGATAGGCGGCAACACCTAAGTCGGCAACAGTTTTGCAACGCCTCTCATCAGTAATTCCTGGATCAAATTCGTTGATTTTTTTCAAAAACATCAAACAAGAATCGAAGGTGTAAAACTCGTTTGGTGGTTGGTATTCCAGCACCAAACGATCAAATTCTTTAGCTTCTTGCTCGTCTGAACATTCAAAATAAATCGATCTGCCTCTTTTGCCAATTACAATATAACCATGCATTAGAACATAGGCAGCTACCCCTAAATCATTTACGAACTTATGAATACATTCTGTCATTTCTTCCCCTTTCTTGTTACTTAGTTGCATTCTCTGCGGCAATTAAACATCCACGGCTTACACAATACAAAGGATCATCTGGCCTGATAATTTCTCCGAAATTAACTGGAATTTGTGCATTAAGTAACAGATTCTTAAATAATGCATCAAAACCAGGAGGACTTGCACTTCCACCGGCCACAATAACATCAATTGGATTGTCTAATCTTCTTATCTTTTCCTCATTTTCCATCAAACCTTTTTTAATTCCAGCTACTGTTCTCTCAATCATCAATTCATATTGAGTACGAATTGCTCTTTCTACTAATGTTGTTGGTGGTTTGGTCAAATTAATTTTGTGTTTTTCTTTGTTAATAAAGGCAATACTTTCTCCAGTAGCCTTGGCAGCTTGTTTATCAATCCAATCTCCTGAGTTTACAAGAGAAAAACTGAATACTTCTACGCCATACAAAGCAAATGCTACATTGACCATGCCACTACCGCAACTTACGCCAAGACCTGTCCAATATTTGTTGGCGAGTTCAGAATACACAACTGCCATTCCTTCATTAATTGGACGAGCATCGACTGTGTAGCCTTGTTCGGACTTATAAGCTTTAAAAATAGCATCGAGTATTTTACGGTGATAATCTGCATCCGTTTCTTGATTAACTGCATTAGCAGGCACACTGTAATACATAATTTCCTTATCATGATCAATATTGTCCAATAAGCTGTGCATCATAATGTTCATGATCTGAAATGCGTCTTTTTCCTTGGGATTGACACAGCCATCTTGCATAGGTCTACGAAGCGAAATCTGACTCATGGTGTAAGCAATGTTTACAGCAGCTTCGCCTAATGCATAAGCGATTTTGGCATCTTCTCGTAAAATAAGAGGAACGCCAGATTTTTTCATCATATTGAAAACAAATTCGTTCTCCAGAGGCATTTCTAAGAATGCATTGACTTCTCTTTTATAAACTAAATCGCCTTTTTCGTTTCGTTTGCAAGTAACGATATTATAAGTACCTGCGTCAAATCCACAACTCATAAAATCCTCCAAATTATTTGCCAAAATTCAACTTCATACCTGATGTAAAATCAGGTATGACATGATCTGTTCTTTCTATATGTTTTTCTTCTTTTAATGTAGTAACATCTGCTTCATTTGAAGATGCATTTATCTGTCCGTCAACGGTTATATTAATGTTTAAAGTTATTTCTAATTCCCCATCTCTAGGTACAATTTTGATTTTTGTTGGACCTTTTTGAATAAGTTGCGGCATATCACCACCTTTTAAACATCTCTTCTGTTTTTTCTAATATCATCTCCACTGTAATATTTGTTACACAAGGCTTAGGAGTATTTAGCGTCTTGACGCATTTTCCCCATTCATAACATGGGCCACATTCCCAGTTTGTGTCAAGATTTCTGTGTTTTTGTACTAAAAAGAAATCAAAATATTTTCCATAAGTAATTCCGTCTACAAAAGTAAATATGCCCACCAATGGTTTTTTCATGCCTCCAGCAGCATGAAATGTAGCAGTGTCTACACTAATCACATAATCGCTTTCATGAATTACTGCTAACCACTGTCGCAAATTAATGTCGAAAATTGTTGGTATGTCATTTGCCAACATACATGGAATTACAGTATTATGTAGTCCGATTACACAATATCCCTTTTGACGCAAATTATAAACTAACCCCATGATCTGCTCTTCAGTCAAATTTTTATTTAACATTGCGGATATGGGCGACAAAATAACAATTTTTCCTGGACGATCTCTTTTTTTTTCTAATATGTACTTCCCTTCTATTTTCTCAACTTCTGAAAGATGAATGTGCATATTGTGTTCAGTTAATGTCAACCCGCAATGTTCTGCCCAAATATCACTGCGATGCTTGTCGCAAAATGGAGCATATTTCATTTCATAACGACCGCAAATGGTAGAAGTGTTGTATGACATTAAATACTTTCTGCGATCAATCTCTTCTATGGTTAAAATCTTATCGACAAAAGGATGATCTTCAACAGCCGAATGGTAATATTTGGGACATGCAAAATGAATTTCAATTTCAGGACATAATTTCTTAAAATCCTCAAATAACATCCTGTGCATTAAAATATCCCCCAAACCCCCCACATTACGTATAATTAAAAGTTTATTCTTAATCTCTTGGAATTCTTTGATATTTAATTGTTTTTTCTTAGGATGGCGATTTGGTTGAGTGATTATGGGCATTCAATAATAAAGTAATTAAATAAAAAAAGGGCCACCGAAGTGACCCTTTTTTCCAGACTAATCTGGTATCGATCTAACCATGTTATCAGCTAGTTGGGACTGAGCGAATGGCTGCAATCCAACTTGCGTCTGAAGCTGCGGTTGACTTTAGTCGCAAATAAGTAATTGCTAAGTCGCCCTGATTGAAAATCTGAGTCTCGCCAGCTTTCAATGTAAATGTAACATCCGTATCTGCATTCAATTCACCCGAAACCGTTTGAGTAGCATCCAAGTTCTGGACCTGTAAGAATCGAGCGGGACCACCGTAGGTCGTTACGAAATCAACTACTGTGTCAGCGTAATCTGTCGTCAATGTCTCAGTTGCACCAGCAGCGAAAGTATTCTCTTCTGGAATATCACTGTATACACTGCCATCATCCGTAACTACTTCGATGAAAGCTGCTTCTTGTGCTACCTGTGGATATGCAAATCGTTTCCAATAGTTGCAGTCCGTAAATGTAGCACCATCAACCAAAAGACGATAACTGCGATTCGGGCCAGCTACGAAAATCTGACGCTGCTTTGATGCAGTGAAAGGCGTGCCCAATGCACCATACGTGGTTGATGTGTCTGTGGTCGGATCAAGATCCAATAGACCCTGCTTTACATTCTGTAATTTTACTCTAAATACTGACATGGAATTCTCCTGTTTTCTCTAATTTTTTCGTCCGTCAAAATTTATATATCCCATACCTCTCCTTTTAAAAATAATTTTTTATACAATCGTGTACCAATTCCTGTAGGCACTAAAAATGTCATTGTTTCATTAATAGCAGCATTAAATAAATCAGGACTTTCTACTCCAGCTACACATCCTGCGAATTCCACGTTTCCATTAATTTCTACAGAGAATCCTTTGTCTAATAATTTCTGCCGTAATTTTTCAATTTGTAAAGAAGTCAAGCTTTTAGTTGGATGGTTGCCTTGAGTAATAATAACAGCCCTATTGGTCAATAAAGATTTTGTTGAATCGATAAAATTAAACCTGATTTTAGAATCTTCAATTAAATGCTCAATAGGATGGCGAATTCCGTCATAAGATAAAGTGTAAACGTAAGAATAAAGGCGTTTGTTAAGTTGAGACAGTCCAACAGCATTCTTGCCCGCTAAATGAACTTTATCGTCCTTACAAGCAATAGTTAATTTAATTGGAAAGTATTGTTTTTCAATTGCTGATGTTAAAAACTTAAGCAAAACAAGATATTCATCAGAATATCCTGAGTAAAGAATGCAATAATTATTGATAATTTTTGAATATTGTTCGAATGGTAGCATATATTATAATAATGGACGATACAGAAAAAATCCAATCTGGTTTACATGCATTTCACGATTTTTTTCAACAATTTGGGGATGATGTCTATGCCAGAATACTTATTGAAGTAATTATGGAAGGAATAATCAATGCTGAGACTCTATTTATATTTGGCGAGCAGGAAGAAGAAGGGAATCAAATTGATCACAGTGCTACAGGGAACCCAATCTGTTAATAGCGAATTGACAGATTTGGAAAGTCTAAATCTTAACGCTACATGGTCAAACAAAATTGCTAAAATCATTAACGAACATAAACTGCTCTATTTCCCTATGATTGAATCGGCAAAAGACTATCAAGAGTTAAAATCTAGATTAGAAAGTCGTGGTTATGATAATATCCCTTCCGGCGTTGTGCCTTTGTTGCATATGCAAGCATATGCAAAAGCTCCTATAGCTGATGTAAGTTCATGTAAAGTTGTGAAAACTATGATTAGAAGAGGAAAACAATGAATGAATGCTTAGATCGTTTAAACAACGAAAAAATGGAATTTTATAAGTTTGCATACCGAAATAGCAAACGATGGACTCCAGATCAAGGATCTTTAAATGGGAAAACAGTAATTGTCTATGGAGAGCAAGGATTTGGAGATATCATACAATTTTCTCGATATATTCCAATTCTTCAGTCTAAAGGCTGTAAAATATTGTTTGCCTGTCCCAAAGAATTGCATAGATTGTTTGCTTGTTTGAACGTGGAGCTTATTGATAAGGAAACTTTAGAATTACCACCCCATGACTTCCATATTTTATCCTTCAGTTTGCCTTTTGCCCTTCAACAACTTCATGATGGAATAAAATTTCCGTATCTTGTTGTGCCAGAAAAACATGAAATTGATAAGATTGACAATGTTAAAAATATAGGAATTTGTTGGGAAAGCGGAGCAGACAATCAAAAAAATTGTCCTTTAAATTATTTTAGAATGCTAGCATGTCCTTATATTCGTTTTTATTCTCTTCAAAAACAAATTCTAATCCCTCAATTATTAAACGACTGTGATGATTTTGAATTGTTCGGGACTGAACTAGAAGATTTCTACGATACTGCCAAGTTAATTAATGCTATGGACATGGTTATTAGTGTAGATACGGCAGTATTGCATCTTGCAGGAGCTTTAAATAAGCTTACTTATGGAATTTTGAACTTTGAGCATGATCCTCGCTGGGATGTTGGAAATTGGTATCATAGTGCCGTTATAATAAGACTAAAACAAAGAGATAATTGGTATGCAGCATTTAAGACAATTATCGATATGTGCATCGGAATTAGATCTGCTATCAATCCTGATGATGACTTAATGAACTTAATGTCTTCCTAGCTCAATAAAAGCCATTGATTTAACCATTGCTGCAAAACGAGGCAGAGACCATGCTTTGGTAGGCAACAAATTCAAAGACTCAATGGCTGTAATTAAATTCTCTATTGGCATTTCTATGATGTTTTCTAGCTTTAGATTGTTTTTGTCACATAATGCATCTAATGCTTTGATAGCTTCGTATTGTTGCAATTTGTACATCATTATGCCACATCATCATATTGTGAATGTGCATCTTGCACGCAAGTTCTGAATTTTTCTATTAAAAATTTAAGCTGAATAAGCAATTCGTAAAATTCCCCTCTATTGGAGGGTAAATCACGAAGTCTTATTTTCAATGCATTGATTTCTCTTCTTAATTTGTTCAATTCTGAAAGATTTTTGTCAGGAATGTAACTGAATGTTTTTGTTTCTTTGAACTCAAGCCATTTTTGAAAAATACCCATATTTTTTACCTATTCAGTTAGTGAGTATGGATAACATCAAATTATGACTTGATTTTAACACAAAAACGAGGCAAGGAGAACTCCCCTGATTCTACTTCGATGTTAACCATTTTTCCTTCAATTGAAAGTACAGTTCCACCATTTTTGATGAACTCCTCAATTAAAGCTTCTGCATCATCAGTTGTTTCTATTTTTTCTAGCATCTTTTTTTGACTAACTTTAGACTTAACTGGTTTTCCAATTACTTCGTCTAAAGCGTCTTTTTCAATATTGAAGAAGTTGGACATGCCTTGTTGGCCAGCCAACCAATTTTTAAAATCTTTTAGTGATAATGGTCTGTTCATAATTATTATTTAAAAAATTCTATTGCCTCTTCATTATTATGTATACACAAAGCGTTATTATATTTTGCTCCTTCAGAAAAATCACAAATTTTTATGCTTTTATTTTCTTGTTGTGTTAGCCAATACAACTTTGCATCCACAATTTCTTGGGCTCTTAAATGCTGCGGATATGTGTATAACCCATTCTCTAAAAGAACCGATGCATCCTTTTTGATTTTAAACGAATCATCGCAACAAAGCAACATTAATTTTTCAACGCCAAAACGATAGCTCAAATCAATTGCGGCACAAATTGGATTGCGATAATCGTCAACGTGTCCCTCATCAGTATTGTTTCCAAATTCATAGTCACAAGTTGGGTTGTAAGTGTAAATAGTGCCTTGATATTTTTGTAAGAAATTATAGTTCGTCCTTCTAGATGCTACACAAGCTGGATAATATTTTGTTTCTATTGGCAAATAAGAAGCACATTCAGGATATGGATTGTTCACAATATAAGCATTAATAGATCTTGGATTAGTAGGATCTGTATGTAATTTCCACTCCTTAAGCACCTTGTTAACTGCAAAAACTGCCACATCTTTAGGAAATTGAGCAATCAATTTGTGTCTAGAGGCAAAAGCAAAACCATCAGAGACGATTACGATTTTACTGAAATTGATTTTTTCTTTTAAGATGTCTGAAAAATTAGCGTTTTTAATTTCATTCAACATCACAATATGATAATCATCTTGACGATACAAATTATTTAAAATTACTGAAGTTGTACTGGGCTTTAAGAAATTGCGGACCCAAATATCTCCAGCAAAAATATATTCATTTTTGGTAAAACGGTCTTTTTTTATGTACATATTTAACCTGTAGGACACGGAGAAATTACCACGCATTTTTGTCCTGCTGCGTCTTTGCTTAGTATTTCATCCATGGTAATTTTGACTTCTATAGGACTGCCTCGCCATACCAATTCAACTTCTGGCATCTTGTCAGGAAAAACAACAGGTAAAGCGAAGTTATCTGGCAATGATAAAGGAATCGATTGTGGTCCTTCTAATATAATTTTCTCTGGAATTGTGTGCTCAATGCTAATGGTACTTGGAATAGGAACAGGCATCTCTACCACAATGTGATTAGGAATGTCCTTTTCCATAACAAGTTTAATTTCTTTAGGAACTTGAGAAGTATCAATAGGTATAGCACTCCCACTATAAACCAAATCAATTGTATCTGGTATTTCATATCCTTCTAAGCGAATTGAATTGGGAATAGGGCTATCTGGACCATAAATCTTAATTTTGTCAGGCATTTGAACATCTGAAGAATCAATTTTAATCTTCTGAGGCAGATTGCTTTCTATTTTAATAGAAGGAAATTCAGGAGGAATAATTCTGATCTCTTCAGGAATTCCTACACTCTCATATTCTACTTTTAATGAATCTGATGCCTCAAACAAATCTGCAAATTCTGTCCCAAATTCTTTAACAATTTCTGGATCTGCTACAAGACGTTGAGGATTGCTTACATTTTTAGCTAATGTAAGAGCAACTTCCATTGGCGGAGGGGCTCCCCAATCTACTTCTAGTCGAGGTAAATTTGAGGCATCAAGCTCTAAAGAAAGTACAGATGCAGGAGGAACAAGAACAATTGTCGGAGGAATTGGTGGATCTATGACAATTGTATTCGGCATATCTACGAAAATTATTGATGGAATGTTAATGCCATCTCCAGTAATAGTCACCTGACTGTGCAGTATTTGTACAGGCTCATTTGGTCCTTCAATCACCACATGACTAACCATATTGATATATGGGCCTGAAATAATAGAAGGAATGTTTACTAATTGTCCTGCAAGGGAAATACAGGGAAAAACCAAAGGAGGCAAGCTAATATCTGCTTCTGGAACACTACATGGAACAAATGTAAAATCTGGAATATCAGGAATTTCTGGAACCGGAACGTCAAAAATAGGTCGGGTTTCTGTTTCGGGCTGATTTGGATCTGTTCTTTCAATGGCTGTTTGTACAGTTTCACACAATCCATTTGAAATTGTGATTACAGGGTCAATTTTAGTATTGACGGCATATCTGTGAAAACCCTCTAATTCTGTCGTAGTATATTGTCCATCTCCAAAATCCAATCTGAATGACTCAACATTACCTGGATCAGTAATTTTTACCGAATAACTATAAAGGATGCCTGTTTCAGGGTCGTTTTCTACTAAATTAAAATCAAAAATTACATCAGGACAGTTATAATCATCATAAATTGATTGTAGTGAGGCTAAATTACGAATTCTCCAATCTAAAGTTTCTTGTCTTGTGTCGTAATTATAGCCAATAAAATTCTCTGTTTTGATAATGGCATTTACTAATTGATTGTGATGTTCTGCTACCACAAAACCTCTGATCCATGTACCTTTGTTGTTGAATTTTGTGGTTCCGCTTAACTGTCTAGAACATCTTCTTAGTTTGTAGACTTTTCCGTTAACATCTTTGCCAACTGCATCATAATACAACAATTCGCCATCAATATTGGCAAAACCGTTGTCGGGCCATATTTCGTTTTCATCAGCAGCCACAGGAACTATTTCGATTTCTTGTGACCAAGCAGAATTATCTACAGCAATTTGTGCTTCGGTTGTGTTATGAACCAAATACAAAGTGTAATCTGAATCAATTGCTTGAGGATATCTTGGTACTGGAATAAATGCCATTTTTTTCACCTACTAATATATAGTCATCAACCACTGTTCACCAGTAGGTCTGCTGCCAATTGAAGAAAAAGTTAAATCAATTTCATTAAACTTGATAAAGACATTTGAGCTATAGTCGAAACTTAAATAAGCTCGTCTATCACCATCTGATGATGCTAACAACGGATTGCTTTCTTCGTCAAATCCTGCAACAGTTGAATCTTGCAAACTACGATATGCCAATGAATTGACGCCAGGACCTCCTGCTGCCCATACCATTGTTATAGGTTCGTATCTAGCAACCGATCCTGTGTTGTTTAGGAAGAAAACACCTGTGCTTAAACTAACTAACTGACCTTCTGTTCTGACAATCCCTTGCATATCTTGCAATTTTCTGATGTTTAAAAATGGATCACTTAAAGTACCCTCTGTACGATAAAAGCTTCTTAATCTAAAGAATGATCCTACACTATCATTACGCAGTAAATATCCCACATTGTTTTTCCAAGTACTACGATATACGCTAAAATGCCCATAAGATGAGTTTCCTTCGCTGTCATAAACAGCAACATTACTGTTTAACTCATCTGCTCCATTTAAGTAATTTTCCGCAGTTAAATCTACTTCATCGCATGTGTAACTGCCAATATCATATTTCTGTTTCTTGACATTTGTTAAAGATTGGTCAGGTTCTCTTTCGCCATTAATTGCTCCAAATACAAAATAAGAATAATTGGAGGAGTTAAAATTAACCCAGTTCCATGGTCTAGTGATAGAATTACGAGCGATGTAAATATCAGTAAAAGCATTGTACTCTGTTACATAAATTTTTTCTGCACTTGGAGGCTCGACTGCTGTCCTGCCGCTTGCATAATATATGAGACTACTACCTCCCTTGCCTGATGAAACAGTACTTCTGGGAGCAAATCCTGTATTTCTTTCAAATTCGTGTTTTTGCTTTAAATATTCTGGCTCACCTTGTAAAAACGAACTGTTCCGCTGCACGACAAGTGTGTTGCTAGATGCCAATTTAAATGTTTCGCTCAACAAGCCATACTCATAAGATCTAGCTTGATTATTAGTAATGGTCCAAAACCAAAGATTTTGATTTTCTATGATGTCTATTGCATTTTCGTAGGTAGTGATTCTATATGCCCCGCTATCAGTATCCACTCTTAATTTTAAGTCGTAAATCCCTCCAACACTATATGCTGCTTTTGCTGTCGAATCGCTAACATGAGTAAGATCATCTCCTAATGACCAAGTATAAGTTACAATTGGATCAATTGGAGAACCTAAATCATTCAATAATTCACCTGATTTAGAGTAAGTGGAGCCATCATAAATAAAAGTTCCATCTGGGATTTCAATGTTAATAATCGTATTTATTGGAGATTTAATTCTTGGAACGATTTGATACGGCCCATTGGGAGGGGCTCCAGGGGTTACACTTTGGTATGTGTATTGAATAAAGTTTATTACTGCCTCTTGAGGAGCTTTTTGTCTTGCGTTGATATATGCTGGAAATTCACATATATCTGATCCAAAATTGTTACTGACGGTTAGTTTTACGTCATAAATTCCTGGTTGATAATAGGTCTTTTTGATTTTTCCGCCATCAGTATCTCTAATAACAACATCTATAGCCCCACCAGGAACCTCATCTGTAGCACTGATTTCACTGTAGGAGATGCTGGAATAGGTATGATCTCCAAAATCCCAGACCAAGCTAATTACGCCAGAATTTCCATCAGTACCTAAACGAAAGCTTAAATCCTCAAATTCTACTTCAAGCGGTATGTTTCCGAAGCGTTTGTCAGATGTAAACCAAGCTTTTGGTTGTAAAACTAAATTTCTGAGAAAATTAACTCTACCTTCTAACGTATCTCCAAAAGGCATAGTGTCAGTAACACCTTCTACTCCGCAAAATTCCTGTATGTTGATGAGAGCATCTTTGATACAATTATGATGTTCTGCCATAACACTTATCGTAACATCAGTAATTCTTTTGTATTTTATATTATCTTCAAATCCTGAGAGGATTTCCAGGCCAGAAAAGATATTAGATGTTGAATCAAAGCCGCTATAATAAAAAGAAATTGCTCTTAATTTTTTATCGCTACATTGATCTGTCAATGTAATAATGCCGGTTGGCGGTACAGAAGCAATTGTGAAAACATCCCCTTCTACCAAAATGGATGTGTCTCCAGGGTTGTAATCTTCAGACAGAGTCAATCTTAATCCATTCTGGACCAAGAAAAGATTTGTGTCTGTATCAAATGATATCGGATAATTTGAAGTCATATTTTCTCCTTAGAGTACCACCAATGTTTCTGAAAGTTCAAATTTCTTAATTCTATTATTGCTGAACTGTATAAGTTCCGTTACTGTATATTCTCCTGGCGATTGATAAATATGACTTACTGTGTGAATATCTGGATCTTCTTGTGTATAAGTCTCTCCATCACCAAAAACCCAATGTCTTTGAACAATATCGCCATCGGTTTGATCAACAAATATAAATTCCTTTGGCGTTAAATTTTCAGAAGTCGCAGTCTCCTCTGAATAGGCATTGTCAATAGATTCTACATAGAAAAAAGGAAGGATCTCATCTGCACTTACTTTAATATAATCGCTTTTAGTTACTACTCCTTGTGCTCCAGCAGAAGTTATGACGTTTAATCTTACGGTATAATAACCTTCTGTAACATAGGTGTGTATTGGATTTTTTTCTACAGATGTTCCTCCATCTCCAAAATCCCATAAATAACGAATCACATGTCCGCTGCTAAGATTCTGAAAACGTACTTTTAAAGCAGGAGGACCATTCAGAGGAAATGCACGAAATAATGGTTTAGGTGCTAAGAATCTTACCTCCTGAGCCGTTAAAATGCCATTTAAGGAAGCATCAGCAGCATTCTCTTTGATCCCTAAATCAGTCTGAATATTTATGATGGCATCTTTGATGGCATTGTGATGTTCCGCATCAACAGAATTACTGACATATGAATTACTGGCTGTCCAAAAGCCATGTTTAGATCCTGCAAAACCTCTAATTAAATCTCGAAAGGTATTGCCGGTTTTGTAGCTATAATATATCATCTCATATGGCCCAGGTTCTCCAGGAGCAGATCCAATCCTTACGATGCCATTATCTGGAAATAACGATGTGTCTTCTACGATTATAACCTTGCCAGAATGTGTTAAGGTTTGTTTTAAAGGAACAACAGCATTATTGGAAACTTCGTATAAAGTTTCTTTAGTATCTAATTCTGTTGGGAAAACAGATAGATTTCCTGCCACATAATTTGCATCTGATGTTGATGTTCGACTTGCCATTGTTACCTACCAATATTTGCTTTAGGAGTTGCTTTTGGTTGAACGCTTAACTTTTGTTGTAAACTTTGTAATATCTTGGACATATTTTGTTTTACAGGTGCCTCATCATGCAAACACATGATTGTGCGGACCAATTCTATATCAAATGGTTTCTGTAAAATAATCCTTAAATTAAATTCCTCTAATAACTTCTCGTTCCACATCTCCTTTTGTGCTTGTTCGTCATCAAGGGGCTTCATTTCCCCATATTGAGAAACTATTGCATCATAAGCATTTGCTAAAAAAACCATCTCTTCCAATACACTTTCACATTTTTGCTTAACCTTTCTCGCTGTACAAATCAAAGATTCTTTTTCCCTTTGTGTCCTTCTTATATTTATTTCTCTCTCTTTGATATCTAAATCAGTATTTTCGTTATTGTTATTAACTAAACTGCGAATTTCTCGATCAAGCCTTTCAATATTGATGTCGAATAATTCCAGATTGTCCTCTGCATTGTGCAAATCCTTTTGATATGCATCTACAGTTTCCCGTCTGGCTTCTAATTCTCTAACAATTTGCCACAATTGAGATTGAGCAGTAGGTTCTTTTCCAATAACAAACTTTTCTAACTGATAATAGGTATGGCGATTAGGTAAGGTATTTTTGCTTAAAATCTCATCTACTTTAGACAATAATTGCTCTGTTGACATAAAAACATCTCCTTTAATATTTTAATGGAGTGTTTGTGTCACTATTTTAGACGATTTTCATTCCTACAATGCCTTTAAAAACAACCCCCTGCTCTATTGCAGATAATGACCACATAAATTTAGCAAATTCAAAATCGTTAAATTGTTGTTTTTGTGCAGTAATTGTTGGAAAATCCCCAGCTTGAACAAAAAAAGATTTGTGAATCAATACCCCATTAAACGAACCTTCAATAAATCCTAAGTAATGGTTTAAAATTGGATACAATACGTCCTTTTCAGATTTGGCAAATAGCTCTAGTTTTCTTTCTAGGTATTTGGTTACTCGACTTCCTGCAAAAATTAGAAATACCCAATCTTGTTTGACCTTTTTAAACCCAGCATTAATCAAGCTGGTAATTGTATTTCCTGCCTTGACACAATCACAAATCTCTTTAAATTCTTTTAACTCCTTGGTGGTAACACTTTCGGCAGCAACCGCAACAATGTTGTTGTTGCAGCAATTGTTGCGAATTGAATTTACGGTGATTTTTAATGATTGTATATTCCGATCAGGACATAAAATAACATAAGTAATATTCATTCTGTCTATCCCTAAACTAACGATACATCAAAATCTATTTTGATGATATCAGAACTATTTAATGCTTCTGATAATTGAAGCGTGCCATTAGTAGAATCAGCAGTAAAATGCAATAAAGTCCATGCATTTGTCAAATTGGCTGAAGGTACATAAACATCGTCATCTTCGAAAATTCTCATGCCATTGACATAAACTTTCAAAGAACCATCCATGTAAGATGTTATTGGCGAAGGTGTTGTGTAATTAATGTAATCAGGCGTTATGTCATTTGCATGATATGGAGTAACTCCACAATAATGACGATGGGCCGATTCGGTGGGAAAATTCAAGTTGAATTTTATTCTATTGGGAGAAGTAAACGCAGTTGTAATTGTATTTGAAGATTCAAATATTACTTCTCCGCTATCTAACGTCACTTCTGAAGTGTTATCGCTAAATGTAATAACCAAATTGGTTGCTTCGTCAGCGATTAAATCTAATTTGTCCGATTGTGCAACACTCATCCTAACGTAATTATCGCTGTCTGAATGCTGTTCGATACTGTGTAGCACTTCATCAATAGCTTCTACTTTTAAGCTTCCATCTGGATTAATTGATTGACTGAGACGATTCGCCACACTTCCTTGTGTTCCAATCGCTTCCCTCATGTCTGTAATCACATTGTCCAAAGCAAGATTAATGAGATTTTGCCTACGAATAATATTTTTTAAAGGCAGATTGTCATATTCCCAATGAATAGGATCATTAGGCTGATAAAAAACTTCTGGAATAAGTTCTATTCTAGGCAAAATATACCTCCATACTATTTATCAAAAATTCAATAAATTTAGATAAACGATATTCTCCAATTTAGAGTTAATTGCAAATCTTCTGTTTTGGTCAAATCTGGGAATGTTGTCATACTATACAAGCTCCCATTTGCCATTTGTAAAGCCATCTCATTAATTGTGACGCCAATTAATTCGTCAAACCGAATAACTGATGTGAAAATGGCTTGAGTTGGAACAGAATTGTCAATATTCGCTAATACAGGCTTTCTGACAAGTGTGGTTCCAAAAAGACCATTTCTTCCTGCGTCTACGTATCTCTTTACGCCATCAGGAGTTGTGCCATCATCGCCAAAAATCATTTGAGTAATATAATATTGATAAGAATCACCATAATTATTAGCCAAAGAATTGGTTAAAGCACAACGCCCCGCATAAAGAATTGTATTTTTAATATTCGTGATGTCTTGTGTGCCATCTTTATAACTTTTAATAATTTCTACACAACCCATTGATTGAAGTTTGTCAATCATAATGCTCCTTTTAACGTTTTTCCGTCCAATGTTTCAATTATAAGAATTATTCCTTCGTCCTGACCAACCGCTTCCTGTATGCCTGTCCCTGTACTCTTTGATAAAGCCTCAATAGCTATAGATCCATCAACTGTATTTTCTATCTCACTTATTATAATATCACGACTGTTGTGATCTAACTCATCAAAAACAACAAATTGTACATTTACTTCATTTTTTGTAAAATGTACTAAATCGTAATTAACCAAAGTGCCTCCAAATCCTAATGTCGTCCATTGCTGGTCCAATCCCGATAAACTAACCGTATTAGAAGTCCATTCTAATATCTTAAAATACTGACCGTCAATTTTAAATAAATAACTTTCCTTGAAATTATCTTTACCCTTTAAATACACAACATTATTAGAGTCTTTAGGTGAATTTGGAGGATATGTGCCATTGATAATGTCTAAGGTGTCTTCGAAATCTGTAGTTGTTTGCAAATTCAACCCATAATATCCAAAATAACCCATTTTGTCTTCTAATAACCTTCTTCGTGTATTGACTGCCACTCCAACCACATCTCCTAATGTCCAATCTGCAATCCAAAAACACGCATCATCAAAATCTGTGATTCTATACTCTATGTCGTCATATTGTAAATAATCACCGGAATGTATAAACTGCTCTCTGTTAATTAATTCAGAATCGTTCAAATCTACATAGCCACGCCTTGTACATCGCAATAAACCAGTAGAACTCATCAATATATCAACATCCTCATCTGAAATTAACACATAAGATATATCAGAATTAACACTGTTTGTCGGCAAAGTCCCATTGTCTTCCAATATCAAACAATTGTTAATTATGTTTTTGATTTCGTAAGGAGTTGCAGAATATGCAGAAATCAACACCTTCCATGGAGTGCCTTCGCCCTCTTCTGCCACGCTCCATTGAGTTTTAATAGAAGTTTCTGTGAAATTTACGTTAACATCGGAAAATTCAAAGTAATCGTCCTGTGTAATAGAAGTAAAACGATTGCTATAAACAATATTAGATAAATTAAAAGTAAATGGATTAGAATCGACGGGTTCATTTACGTCAGTTGTAACTTTGGCCGTGTTAGAAGATATATCTGATAAAATATACGTTCCCGCATTGGGAGATGGAGCCAATACTTCTAAAATGTTGCTCCCATTCATAACCCCCAAATATTCTAAAATATCATCAACAACAACAAACATCACATGATTGTTATAGGCTAAACCTGTTTCGCTCGTCACAATATCTGTTTGTTCTGCTAACTGATCACGATTAATTGCCCAAGTTTGCAGTCCGCTTTCCATCACTCTATTAAACAAAAGATTGTTCTGACCAGAAATCACATTCTGTTTTAAACTAAAAGTCACTAAAAAATCAATTTGTTCTTCAGGAGAGGTACAAAAGTCATTAAACTCTCCATAAACATTTACTGTGTAAAGGTTTGAGTGAAATGGCATGTGTTCTTCTAGTATATCATAACATTCTAAAATTCTATCATTTGATAGCTCTTCGATGCCTACATCTACAGAATAACTACTACTTAAACAATATCCACAAGGATCTATAAAGGTTTTGTCAATAAAACACGCATCATAAGAAGGACGAAGAGATCCATTGTATTCGTCCATGTTGTAAATGTTTTCTCCATAAGGAAATTCGGTTCTTAAATACCCAAAAATAACTGGATCATGATGAGGATGTCGTACAGGAACTATAATATCAAAAAGCGGATCTCCTTCTTCAATTAATTTGACGTTCCAATTTTTAGGAGGAAATTCCTGTACTGCTTCATCTCTATTATCTTGAATTGGCAAAGATCTAATATAATCTTCTATTTGCTGCTCAGTTGGATTAGGAATAGCTTTGTATTGATACAACACTTTGATGATATCGCCAGAGGATAATTGCTCTCCTGTCCAGGTCATTCTTAGTTTAAAATCGTTTCCAATTTCAAAACTGACGTTGTTTTCATCGACCGATGTGTATTCACTGTCTCCAGAATAACGAATCCACAAGCCAAAGTTGTCGTCGTCAATGGGGGCGACAATGTTGTCTTTCTCTAATTCAAATACTGGATTTTCTGGATCTACATAAAAAGATTCGGCCCAAGTATACGACGAAGTAACTTGCCAATATTGTGTATATTGACTCAATATCATTCCTGATTGGGCAAATGCTTGTCTGAGTCCATCTAATGTACCTTTCTTTTTAAATAAAGGTATTGCTTCTTTGATCTGCCTTCTCCAAAGAGTTGGATCGCTAGATCTTAATTTCAAATTAAATAAATTCGACAAATATACCAATAATGACTCGTGCAAGGCATTTGCGTCAAATAAATCAATGATTTGATTCGCAAAATCTTCCAGGAAAGTAAATCCAGAAGCAACAGCTTTATTTAACTTAAATGTCACATCAGGCGTTAAATCCACATCGCTTACTGTAGATTTGTACATCTCTGGCAAGTATCTTTCAAGTAATACTTCATATTTCTCTTCGGGAGTAATGTGTGTGGGAATGGCAGTTGTAATACGAGGATCATCTTCTAATGTAAAAACAAGGTTTGCAGATAATTTGCTGCCATACTGATTTGGCATCCAACTCCAACAAACAAAGTAATCTCCACCACGAACACTGCCTTCTGGACGCCATTCATATGTAAAATGACCATATTGAGTTTCGCCATTGTCATCTTCTGTTACATGAACCAATGACGAATTGCTCTCATCTGTAGATAGCCAAGCGGGTTCGCCTTCACTCCCGATAACCTTTACTGGTTTACGATCTTTAAAATAATAGGTGGTAGATACCCTTTTTGAAACTAAAGCAGATTCTGCTTCTTGTAGTAAGAGTGCATATTGCTCATTGGTTGGATTGTTACATGCTTGTGTTTTAAGAAGACTTACGGCAGTTGCTAGTTGTTCATCGTCAACTACTTTAGAATATTCTCCGAAATTAGGCGAAGAAAAATCTCTCTCGACATAATAAATGATAATTTTGTCAATCTTGTAAGGATCGCTTAAGAAACAACCATCAACATCAGGCGTTTCTATGTTTATTATGATTGTGTCCGTTGATCTTGGACTTTGATTAAAATATTTTATTGCCATTATTCATACACAAAATTAGTTAAAATAGTAGAAGGTCTTATTATTTCAAAGAAACGAGCCGTTACGATTGTGCCGGAATTGTTCTCATTGATCGTCTGGAAATCGACATCTACGGTCCTAATTTCTTTAATATCTGAAATCTCTTTGATCAAATCAACTGCTTTTAAAGTTTTACCATAATCCCAATTACTTAGAGAAAAGAAATTACTGATTCTAGTGTCTATTTTCCCTCTAAGCTCATCCTCAAATTTACGATAAAACTTGTCTATAGTGACATCTATAGTAACATCTGTTTCTATTACCACGCCATCTTTTATACATATTAGATCAGATATCATTTTTATATTATTGACAGCATCTCTTAAATCTACTTTAAGCTCATTAGAAGCAGAAATTAAACCATTGTCGCCATCTAATGCTAATATATATAGGTCGATTACATTTGCTGCACATCCAAATTGTCTCAATACAGCATTCGCCTTGCCGACTTGCCCATGATAATCGGTAATAAATTGACTGGCAAAAGTTTCATAATCTGTTCCAGTCACAATACGATTTTGTAGCCTTAACCAAGCTGGTAATTTTCGCTTAATATCTGTAATTGTATCGCCAGCATAACCATATTCACCACGAGTATAGTTGCGAAAAGCCACAGGAAGACGATATCCCAAACCTGGAACAGCAAAATTCCTTTGAATTTCGACACTTCCAGTAACAATATTTCCTGCGACTCCACCGCCAACTCGATAAGTAATAGATATTTCTGCTCCATCAGGAGGAATTAAGCCAGCACGATTATTGCCAAATATAACGTAAGCTGCATAATTTGGATCATATTCAACCCTAAACTCTTTTCTGGGCTGAGAATCTGTAAAATAATCTACCTTATCCCACTCTAAGCCATTTACCTGTACTCGTATGGAGTTGGAAATTACTGGAGAATTTACCAGTTGTACATATTGATTTAGTGATCCGTTTCCGAAAGTCTGTTGAACATATGTTCTTCCTTCTAGACCTACAACACTAGTTGTAATAAAACTGCCCGCTGGAATAATAATTGATTCATTATAAATCGGAGCATTGGAAGGATCTGCGGCAAACAATTCAATGGTTTTAGGCCCATATTCTGTAGTGACTTCAATAGCTTGTGGCGTGGGTATAACCATGTCCGTTTCTAAAGAGGTCGCTATATTTGCCGACCACAAAGATCTGGCGGCAATTGGAGGCTGAGGATTAAATCCGACCAATTTGCTCAATCGAAATGCGTTATCTACCTCTCCGACTGTATCAATAAATACCTCATTGGCAATCTGATCCATCTTAAACGACAATGTATCTGCTATAAATGCCCAATTTTCAATTAACATTAAGGCTAAATCAGATTCTACAAAATCATTAAATGAATCTCCAAACTGTTCCTTGATATAACCAATTAAACGTGACTTCATTGACCAAAAGTCTTGATTCGTATAATTCAAATTTATCAATTTGGGAGATTTGACCAAATTGGCTTCGTCATAAGGAGTTACGTCAAAAGGACAACTTTCATATGCCATAAATTACCTGCCTATTGTATACTCTAATTGTAGTTGTTCGACTTTAGAAATATTTTGAGGATCTATAAATTCAATTTTTATATGCAATATTTCATCTTTGTCATAACCAGGGTCGTTTGGATTTAAATTGCTTTCATCAATTTGGGATGTAACATTGATTTTTAAAATTTCAATTCTTGGCTCCCAAGTTGCAATGGCTTGTCTCACCATATCTTCTGCTTCTTTTTCTAAAATAGCATCATTTGGTTGAAATTGCAGTCTTTTTAAATCAGTACCATAGTTAGGCATCATTATCCTTTCCCCTGGATTTGTTAGCAATAATTGAACGATATCTGCTTTGATTTGATCAACTCCTGTTTTTTGAGCCATCAAACCTCTTGGGGTTTTTCTTAAAGGATATTGCAGACCTAAAAATTCATTCATCATTACCTCTTAACTAGTTGGGAGAAATTCATCCAATGCTTTCAGAGCCGCTTCTTGTCCAGCTTGTACCTCTTGTCCAACACCACTATTTTCAACACAACCCTTCCCTCCCGCATTTGCCATGGCATTGTTATAATCTCCACAACTGCCGCCACAACCAGCTTGACATTCATGCTTGGCTGATGCGAAAACTCGTTCACTTACTGATTGATCTGTCCAATGTATGATTCCTGTTAATGGACATAACGTCGGACAACGAGAAACTACCACATTATATAGACATGGACTCTTACACTTCCCTCCAGTTGGTGGAGGACAATCACGGCCAGCACCTAAAATAATGTTTTCTTCAGCAAAAAGCACATGAGATTGACCTGTATATCGATAATCTATATCCTCTGAAATACGCAAATGCTTCTTCGATACATATGTAAATTTATCAGATGGATTCTTTTCTTTATCTCCTACAATAACCACATCAGCATCATAAGTTTGTCTGACATGATATCCGCCAGCCCTAAGAAAAACCATTCCTGGAGTTCCTAAGGGGCGACCTTGAAATCTTAATATATGCGGCCCACAACTTCCCTTGGCTCCAGAAGAATTACAATTTGGATCTGCACTCCCTCCAGCACATTGAGGATGGAGAATTTGAATTGATTGAGATTCGGTTTTTTCCTGAGAAGGAGCGTCATCAAATCGCATTTCCAATCCATAACCAGATTGAAACAACATGTATGCATTAGTTGCCTTCGCTTTAGCTTCTCCTCCCTCTTTTCGACAAGGACTACATTGCATATTCATATGATCGATTAACTTGATCTTATGATTGCTGGTAGAATGAATATGCACTCCACGACGAGGACCAGCATGATCTGGTGGACATTTCTGATCTTGTCCTTCACAGCCTTGGGAATCCGACTGCTGTCCCTTAATTGTTTCATCATTTAGTTGTATAAAACTACCATTGGCACTTCGTAATTCGACAAAGTTACGATAGCCTCGCACCTTACTGGTTTCTTCCATGTCGCACATGGTCAATGCATGACCAGTTGCTGACTTCATATACATCAAGCCTAAATACTTGTCATTGCAGCCAAAATCAAATGGTTCCAAAGAACGTTCCCATTCTGGTTTTCCACTTGGTTCTTCCACTGAATCATCCATTACAAAAGTATGTCCGCTAATTGACAGGAACTGAATTCCTGTTTGTGGAAGATCACAACGGTTATTTTGGGGTGTGCCAGGGCCTTTATAAGGACGACATTCATTTTTGTGCTTAAATGTGATATTGGAACCGCCCTGATTGCGATGATATTTGTGAGGAGGATCAGGAGGGTCGCCAGGGGTAGAACTATGCTGGAATGCTGAGCTATCATTGACATTTGTGGCTAACGGATTGGTTTGGACACAGCCATTACAATCTGTTTTTTCAAATGGGATTCCTTTTATGTCGGTATAAAATGGAACAGGATTACAAAAATTTACTGTGGCAAGTTTATCTGAACCCAAGGCCGGATCTGGAGGACAACTTGGATGTGCCCATTGACCACCATAATGTAAATGATCATCTTTAAACATCATCCAATTACCGCCACTGGACATAATTTCAAATCGTTTCCATCTCCGATTGCATCTGGCATCTCCGTCCACCATCTTAATCATATGTTTTTCAGGAGTTTTAAAGCCATAGATATGAGGAAAAGTGACTGCATTTGTGCTTTGTTTGACAAATTGGTTGTTTTGATCTAAATCAAGATCGTTATAATTTTCTGTATTCCAAGGAGGAAGTACTTGAGACTCATTATTGGCATCCTTTCCTGGCCCATGGAAATAACCTTTACGATGCCCTTCATAAATAGCCCATTCTGGAATTGGATAAGGAAATTCTGTAGCAAAAGCTCCTCGATCTCGATGCCAGACAGTTCCTAAATAATAAGGAGAGCCTAATGATCCATTTTTGAATACCACCATGATGGTTGAACCAGCAGGAGGAACCCAATTTAATCCACAATCATCAAAACCGCCCATTGGATTAATTGGATTGGCAAAAGGCAGTGAGTCCAACAAAACTGTAGGATCATGTAAAACAGGGTGAAAAAATCTTACACGATTTTCTTTCCAAGGATCAATTGTATCCACAACCAATGCGGTGGAAATTGAATTTAAAGATATGTTGCGTTTAATACTTTTATTTCGCAAAATATCGCTATTGGCAGCTTCTTGCCCGATATTATTAAGGGCTTGCTCTAACAAGCCTATTCGTTCTTCAACGCTAATCAAAATGTCGCTGACAGATACATTATCAAGTTCTGTGGGGTTTTTCATATACGTACTCCATCCTGGCAGCTTATTGGTTTCCACCCGCCATCAATTAAATTTTGTTCTAAATTAATCCAATCTGTAGGTGTTCCGTCGCTATTGAAAGCCGGTCTATCATTCCAAACCAAACTCAGCTTTAAAGTAGTAGTATACTTTCCAGAATCAATTTTGTGATTTACTTCTTTAATTTGCCATATTTTATGAGTTAAAGCCAAGTTCTCTGCTGGATAGGAAACTGTCCAATCAAGTCCGCTTGGATTTGAAAAAGGAGCTAAGAAGAATGGATTTATAAAAACTATCCAAACACAAGTTGCATTTAAAATATGAACTATTGGAGCCAAATCTGGATTGCCAACAATGACCAAATCTGCCTCTATGGCATAAATTGGAAGTTTTCTATAAACAGAAACACTTTGTTGCTTCTGTGCTTCTTGCATTCCCCATTTTCCATAATAATTTCTGAAATTATCATTATCATTATACATTACTGGAATACCAGCACCGAGATTGGACGACCGTGTTAAACCGGCAGAATTGATTCCAGGGGTTGTTGCACTTCCGCCTTTAGTTTTTTCTGCCAAATCAGAAAAAGGACCTACTGCACTATTACTAATTGCACCGCCAACCGTCTGCATTTGTGCAAAATTCCATTTGAAATTAGGGTTAAACTCAAGCACAGGACCTATGTTTCCAGCATTAACATAATATTTTCCAATGCATCTAAATCCTATTGGATCTTTGTCTGTACCTTGCTGTTCCCAGTACTCTACTTCTTCTGTTTCGGCATTATAAAAACCTTTCCATGGTTTTTTATTTTCACTTAAATTTGTGCTCAGCCAATAATCACAAGTACTATACTTATCAAATCCATAACAACTCCAATTCCCTACTTTTCCATCTGGATTTGATTCTTCAAAGAATCCACAGCCTAATTTTCCATGTGGTCCCATTTTGTAAAAACCTACAGATTTTACATTGGGAGAAAAAGAATTAGTCCACAATAGTCTTATAGCTTGAGCTATTCGCATATTGCCATAAGATATATTGGTGCTTCCTTGTTGTCCAATATGCATTGGATCAGTCAATGTCAATTGAGTGGTGAAAATACCTTTGTTGATTTGTGATTGAACATCCATTAGTTTCAAAGTCATACACGGACTTTTATGCAAGATTCTTCCTGCATTGGAGCAATTAGATCTAATCCAGCCATATTGCACATCACAATCTAAATTTGCAAAGCTGAAATCTGTACAAGACCAATCTTTTACTAAATGATCAAGAAACGTAGCTAAAGTGCCTCCTTCTTGATCTTGTATTGAAATACGCACTTGATGACCAGCTTCGGCACCATGTTCAAAAGAAGTAATACATGCACTATTTTTATATGGTAGTGTATCTGGAGATGAGTCATTAGATACAGTAATAATTGATCCACCTTGTCCATTAGAAGCAGCATTGGCATTGCTTCCTCGAAAGCTTAATTTAACCCACGGACTGATAATTTCGCCTCGTTCAGTCATAGCAATTGGAACATTGTCATTTTGTGAATAATAAATTCTTGGCAGAGAATCTGCTGCTAGACAATCAAGAATTCCAATAGCACTTGAACTTTGCGGGTCATTTTGGTCGGGCATCAATCCTCACATTAAAATAGGCAAAATTATAGTCTTTCCTGATACAAACTGATATATGTCGCTCATGTTGTTTGCTTCTAAAATTGACCACCAATAATTAGAACTGCCATAAACATCAAAAGCAACTAAATCCGGTCGATATTCTGCTCCTTTAGTAATAACCATTACTTTTTCTTTGCCAGTTGGTCTATATCTTTTTCGGATATACAAATCAAAGGTCAAAAACTTATTTTCTCCATAGTAAACTATGTTTTGTTGTATGTATCGACTATTAGCAGAAACAACATTTCGAGTTTCAATTTGTGTTTTTTGAATTAACTGTGTCATTTTTACCTAGCATAATAATAAATTCTTGATTGATATGGCAAGTTTGTTGAGTCATAAACGGCAAGCCAACTGGTATCTACGTCAAAACGATAAGGACAAAAGTTAGATTCGTCCCAAGGAACATCATTCGGGAAACTAACCCTACAACTTGTTAATATGGCACATATTGGAGCAACTCCTAATAAACCCCCAATACATATAGTACAAACAGGGGGTGGCTGAAAAGGGGCTCCGTAAGTTGAATTTCCTTCTCTAGGATATAAAGCACTCTGTAATGCACGCAAATTCTGAAGATTACAATCAGCACATTGATTGCATCCTCCACCTCCAAAACTATTAGAAAGCGGAGATTGTCCAGGCAAAACTCTTGTGTCATAACTAAAGCAAGGCTCTTGCGTTATGAAAAAATGCAATTGTATATCGATGGTTCGATCTCCAGAATAAGAATAAGTATACATTGGAAAGCTTCTTCCAAGTATTAATTCTTGATTGTATTGTGCGGTTTTACCTTCTGAAACATTCGGTAAAGCCACCATTTTTACATAATGTACGCCTGAGTATATCGGTATAGCAATATAACAAATATCTGGATTGATTAATCGCAATATGTCTTTGCCACCATTTTTAGTTAATGTTGCTTTTCTAATACTCATATTTTACACCATTACTTGCTATATTGATCAGCGGTATAGCTGTTAATGTCTGACAATGGCAAGTCCATTCTTCCATTTAATGTTCCCATTGCCTTGCTCGAAATCTTCGATTGTTTTCCAAATCCTCTCTTCTGTCTTGATGGGTGAATAACTTCAGAATTATTATTTGATGCTATTAGACTGCTAATATTTTTTAATTCATCTAATATCATAGACAAACTTCTTGCTTGTATATTAGTTAAATAATCTTCGATTGTGCTATTAAATAAGCCACTATTTTGGGATTTACTCTCTTCAATTTTTCTTTGTTCTAAACGTTGTTCTGCTGTAGATTTATCGATCAATACTGGATTGACAGTGTTCTTTACTTCATCTGTGTAATCTATGTTGTTTGCTCGTATTTGTCCTGTGGTTATAGGAGCATTTGGAGAAACACGGTTCAAATCAGTTACAATGTTTCTATTCTCGGCAACGCCTTCTTTTTCTTTAAGTACATCGGCATTTGCATTAACTACGTCCCTTAATTGATTTGTACCAAAGATACTGCCTCCTGATAACGCATCAATTATTCCTAATCCAGTCATGCCTTTAAATGTTTCAGTAAGAATAAATTTGTTTACTTCTGCTACAGTGCCAATTAGTGAGCCGCTTTTTTCTAACAAACCACCACGATCTGCTTTTAGAGCTTTTTCGGCCAACATAACAAACAGCATTTGTTCTAATATTTTTTCGACATGAACATCATGAACATAAAAGCTTCCAGGTTTGGTTCCAGGCTTTAATGATTCATTGATTTCTTTGATGTTATTTTGTTCTTTAATGTTTGCTTGTTGTTCAGCCTGAGGTTTCTCGCTAGGCTTCATTCCTAACCATTTGCCAAGTCTTGAATTGGCAAACCAATCATGAATGCTGTCCCATAGCGAAGTGAATTTCTTGCCAAATGATTTGAAATAACCAACAGATTTAACAATGAAATTTGTGAGAGATTCAACAATGCCATTGTAAAAATTGCTAATTCCATCACTAATTGCAACACCAAAGTTTTTAGCACCAGTAAAGACAGAAGCAGCTAATTCTCCTGCTGATTTGGAAAGCCATGAAACGCCTTCAGAAATTTTATCTGCTAAATAACTGGCTCCTTGATTAACTAATATCCATGATCCAGAAGCTATTTCTGAGGTTGCATCTTTTACTGAACTGCCAAAACTACGCAATGCACCGCCAATTGTAGATTCTTCATCTGTGGCCAATTTATAAAGTTCAGCACCAGCCCCAACAACTGCACCTACTCCTGCTCCTACAGCAGTTCCTATGCCAGGAAGAATAAACGAACCAATAGCGGCTCCAGTCATAGCTCCTGTTCCAGCAGCCCCTGCAATTCCCATTGCTTCATCTGCTGTGCTTCCTTTTTCTATGCCCAACCACGAACTAAACATAGAGCCTTTTCCAGCACCTCCTGTTAATGCTCCGAGAATTGTTCCTTCAACTTTGCCTCGACCTTCTTTTTCAGCTTCCATATAGCCTACGGCACCACCAATCAAAGGTGCTAGCCATCCGGCTATTTTGCCTGTCATTTTTAACAAACCTCCTGCTTTACCTAGCAATGAAGTAGCTTTACCAGCCATTTTTGTCGCATTAACAACCGCAGTAGCTTCTTCGGCGGCAGCAGCGGCGATTTTGGCCTCATCAGCAAGTTTAACAGCGGCATTAGTAGCTTTAGCAAGAGCAGCCATATCTCCACTGGCAGCAGCAGCATCAACAGCAGCATCAGCAGCTTTTGCAGCGGCAGCAGCTTTTTCAGCAGCAGAAGTGGCTTTAGCAATATCAACAGCAGTATCAGCAACTTTGGCGGCATCAGCAACTCCACTGGCTGCATTAGCTACAGTCGTACCACCCTTCCACGCAGTGTAGATGCTGCGACCAATGTCTAGTGCCCATTTTCCTGCTTTGAAAAGGAGAAATGCCTCTAACATATATGCCAATGTATTGCTGATTATATAAAGAGGCATAACAGCAGCACCAATCATTTTGCCTAAATAGGTGTCGTCCCCACCAACCTTTTTCAAAGCCTCAAACATTCCTCCTGTAAAGAAATTATGCCACTCTCTTAACTGTTCTCTTATGTCTGAGATATTATCTTGCATGGATTTTTCTTTGACATTAGACTTCTCTTGTATATTTGACATAACTGTCAGAGCGTCTGTCATTTTTGCAGAATCTTTAGAAGCTAATGCATCTCTAAGTTCTTGTTCGCCAGAATACCCTTGTGATTGTAGTTCTTTCGCAAAATCAACTTTAGCTTCTGTTGCTTGTTCTTTTAATTTGTCAATTGCTGATTGTGCAGCAATTGCTGCATTTTGAGGATCTTGAAATCGTGCTGCTTTATCTTTTCCTAAAACATTCTCTAATTGTGCTTTTTTAACTTCATCTGATAATTCATTGTTGGCAAGAGTCTTATATGCTTCAAAGTATTGTCTGTTTTCTTCGTTTCTAAGTTTCTTTCTTAATTCATTAGTAGCATTAGCCTTTCCACGACCCGCTGCTATTTCTTTATCTATTTGAGTTTGTAAATTACCAACTCTTTCATGAATTGGTTTCGACAATTCCTCCATCTCCTTGGAAGCTTTCATCATATTCTCATAAACACCAATGGGTATGCCCATCATATCTTCAAAAGCTTTAGCAATTGTGCCTGCTTCAAAATCTTTGCCAGCTTTTCTTAATTCATCTAGCTTTTCATTCAATTTTGTCATGTCCAATTTATCAATAGGACCTAGTAAATCTGCAAAACCACTCAAAGATTGTCTGCCTGCAACTTGCATGCCTTGATTAAAGTTTCTCACTGAACCAGCATCTTTTAAAGCACTGCCGCTAATCATCTTTTCATACATTCTGGGATCGCCAGATCCTGCGGCCACTCTGGACATGAATCTAAATGTTTCTGGAGATGCATTGTAAAAAGCTTTTCTGCTAGATAATGCACTGAGTAAATTAGCTCCTTCTTCTCCAACTCCATATTTTTCCATCGATACCATCATACTTTGTATGTTTTTATGGGTATCTGCGGAATAAGAACCAGCTTTCTGGAAGCTTTTCGCTAAACTTTCAGAAGATTTAATAGCTCTTTCTAGTCTTTCGCCTGTTACTCCTGTGGATCTAGCAATAAATTGCATATGATGACCCATTGAAACGAGGTCTAATGTGGCTAAGCCTAAGTGCATATGCCAATCCATAAACATTTCACTGGTTGAACCCAAATTCATGTTTAACATTTTGGCAGTGTTTAAAGCCGTAGTGGTCATCTTCGTGGTTCTTCGTAGCCCCATGTCAGACAATTTCATCTGTTTTTCTTGTAATGTTAGATTTCTTTTCGTGCCATTTTCTACAATTTTAAACTGATCCACATAAGCTTTGTCTTGTTGGGATGTTAAATCCAAGCCTCGTTCTATATTTTTTGTTTGTTCTATGTAGAATTTTTCTGCTACAACCCCTGATGCCGAAATGGCTGAATCTAATCCAGCAAAATAAGAATCTTCCATTTTACGGTTTTCTTTGCCATAACCTCTTGTTTCGAATACGATTTCTCGGATTCTTTCACGATAAAAATTTGCTTCTTTCCAAGCAGGAGCGATACTTCCAATGCCAATATCTAATTGATTGGACACATCTTTAACAAAGTTGGTCATTGCTAATAATGTTGTTTTGGTAATGGCTCCAAATTTAGCCCATTTACTACTTCCTGCTAATTTAGATAGGTCCATGCCACCTTCACCACCTGAAGGTTTTGCTGTTCCTTTTTTGATAATTTTGTTTGCGGCATCTCTGGCTTTTTCACTTGCTGCACCTATAGCGTTTCTAGATTCTCTTTCTGCTGCTGCTCGATCTGCATTTAGATCTTCACCCAATCTACGACTTACTACTTCTAATATTTTGACGATTTTCTCTAATTTTTCATCTGACTTTTGAGAATCTCTTGTTTCTACTATTCTTACAGGGACAACTAGATTATCAGCAATATCTTGGATAGTTACATTATATTCCCTGTTAAATAAATCTTTTACTGTTTGAAACATTCTTACCGCCGATATAATCTAGTGCAGATTATATATTTATCTCATGTCCGCAGCTAATTGTTGCATACTTCCAACTTTTTGTCCAAATTGACGTTGTTGAGATTTGCTCAATTTTGCACGCCAATCTTCATATGATGTCATTTCGTTTGCTTTAGCTTGCAGCCTTTGTTGTATTTGTTTTTGTATTGTTAATTTGATTTGTTCTAATTCTCCAGGTGAAAAAGTACGAACACTTTTTAAAACCTGTAATAAAAAAGGCGAGTCTAACTTCTTTGGGGTGACAATACCCCCTCTTACATACATCCTGATTGCATATCGCAAAGGCATATACAATCTGCTTTTTTTAATTGCAGCCCAGCTAAATCCTGAGTTGCCTCCCCAATAAGTCAATAAACTTTGAATCTCTTGGTATCTAAGATAATGTAAGTTTACTCCACAAACATACTTAGACCAAATATTTGTAATTAAAATTACTGGATAAGGGTCATGAATTATATTAGGAATAATCGCCCAACTACGAGGATAATGAAAAGAAATCAACGAACCACGACCTATTTCTTTTACACTTGCCCCATATTGATTGGCGGCTATCCTTTGTATAGGATTAAAATCTTCAAATAAACCAGGCATCAATATTATTTAGTTTAAATTACAAAAATCTGTATAAATATATCAGGAGCATTATTATGAAGACTTATACTGAATGGCTAAATTCTCAAAACGAAACCATGGGAACATCTCCTGTTGTATCTTTTTTACAGAAAATCAAACAAACATATGGCCTTTCAGGTCTCAAAATAATGCAAAGCATGCGATTCACTGGATTAGAAGCCGTGGCCAGTCAATTTCATGTTTCTTTAGAAGAAGCAAAAGCAGCTAAAGAAGCAGGATATGTTAATAGACAGGCAGACAATCATTACACAATAGATCTTGCCAAAATTCTAGGAGCCATGAAGACCCTTGGACTAATTGCGTGAATGAATTAAAGAACTATAATCTGTTCCTGTACTTCTAATTAAAACGTTTCCTGCTGAATCTTTGTCTAATATGTGCCTACGTTCATCTCTTTCTGCTTTATGGCTATCCTCAAAAAACTTTCGCATTTCCAGACACATTGCTTTAATAACTTTTTCTCCAGCCTTTTTTCGACTTATATTATCGCTTAAATAGCTATCAAACATTTCTTGAACAGGAAGCGGATAGGCCGCACCATAAGGATGGGTCTTGCTTTCCTTTTGCACTCTGAAGGCAATTTGATCGCCTATTTTGTAAATGCGAACTCCCCGAAAATCACCTGCATTCATTGGAGAATAACAAAATATATAAGGATCACTATCGCTATCATGCAAGAAATTTTCAGTCTTAAAGCCGCCTTCATCTAACACATTCTTCAAAAGACCTAGTTGATGAATTGCCTCACGCTTTTTCTTGTCTACAAATGAACCAAAACTATTTTTTCTCATTATTCTCTCCGGTTTTTTTGAACTTCTTTTTGGGAACACATTTCTTGGGATTTAATTTAGAATTCTTAATTACTCCAATTATACCTCGCACTCCCTCTTTAAAATTTCGCTCCGCTAAATACTCGCTAAATGTTTTAAACATAATTCTCCTAGCAATTTCTCAATATAATTTCTGAAGTACTAGGAACACATCTTTGCACTCTAAGTAAATCACTGGGATTGCCTTGCCATAATGTTTCTTTGAATACAATCCCTTGTAATGAAACGGCAGCTTCTTTCACCAAAGATAATGGAGCAGATAAATAAAGCACTCCATCTCGATGGCTTATAAATTCTAGCTCTTCCAATTCCGTTTTTCCTGATTTACTTAAACTATCTGACTCCTTCACATAATAAATATCCATATTTGGAATCGGAATTATCGAGCCTTCTTCATTAACAAATGCTTCTCTTTCGTCATTGTCGCTTGTTCGGACTACTAATTTACCATCCAAAAATGCTGCCTTTAAAGAATTGCCTAAATCCCAGCCCAAATGATGTATTGTTCCATCAGGACTTACAACATTGATAATGAATGCTCGTTCCATAAAATGTTCGGCTATTGATTCAATAACAATACGACGACGTAATACGTCTCGTTCTTCAGGACTTCCTCCTTCTAAACGTTCCAATTCGGCATTCTTTAAAAACTTCTCAGGATCATCTTCTGTTAAATACCAACGGCCAAGATTGACATCCCCCCATTTGGTATTAAATCGAGTAGACATCCGAATTGAATAATCTGTCTCTTCAAACACTAGATCCTCATTCTGACCACCGCTTCCTACTTGCACTGAACCGGTTAAGGCAGCAATGAATTTTCGATGACAATCGCCCTTTGCTCCACCTAGTCCAATGAATTTAATGTATATTTCATTAAGCAATGGACTACGTTCCAAAACTGCTGTAATATGATTTACTACAGAGGTTGCGGGATTAGTCCTATCGAAATCTTTCTTGATCAACTTGCGAATTTCAGAAGAGGCTTCAAAAATATTTGCATTTTGACGCAAGAAACAAATGTCCAGATTATCTTCTACAAATTTTCGAGGATATGGTTCTAATTCATTATCTCGTATATGTAAAATTGCATTGATTAATTTGTTAGGATCACCTTTGATGGATTCCTTGACAAATTTCATCTTCCATGTCTCAAAATCGTTTGGTCGTTCTTTCTCCTCAGGCATATCTGGAACTTGAGGATCTTGACTTATATCTTCCTGTCCTTGTGGATCTACCGACATATCTATAGGTCCCATTTCGGACTGTCCCATCGGATTCTGATTTATCCCTGGCTGGCCCATGGGAGGACCGCCCGCTGGTACATCAGGTTGTCCCCCCATTGGAGGGATGTCTTGTTCAAACAACCATTGATCGGTATTAATTCGATTACTCATGTTTTACCTTTCTGTGCTAATTTGCTAATGGACTTAATCATTTCACGTTTGCTGCCTTCGATTACAACTTTGGTATTATGTTGTTGTGCTAAATAACGAGGAAATGTATCTCGATCTTTTAGCTTTAATCGAGTCATCAATTCTGCTATTTTTGTCATTTTATCAGCGATATCGCTTTTAATTTTCAGCAAATTCACCATTGCTTCTTTGCTAGCAGAACTTGCATCTCCGTCATTAATAACCATTTCTGCGATATTTGACAGAAGATCATCTGCATTTACTCGATCTTGTCTGCAATTATTTAGAACTTCATTGTATACATTTACAAGAGTATCATCACTTATAATGCATTCCTTTTCCTGATCCATAATAGCTGTTGGTGGTTCTACTTTAGGAATTAATTGCCCGATATCAAAATCAGGAAGATTTTCTATTGGACTTGAATTTACAGAAATTTCCTCTGTTAATACTTCTTTTTTTGACATTAATATCTCCCAATAATCTATTTATGATCTTGCTACATTAAATATATTATCTACGAGGCAAAATATGGATGAATGTAACATTAGAACTGATGAGCGCATTAAAGTGCTACAAGATAAAAATAGGCAGTTAGAAGAAATTCTTGCTGATATTTCTCAAAATAAACAAAACATTTTAGCGAAATTGTTGGTTATTGAAGAAACCACTCATGAATTGCACGAAGATATGAAAGCTCTTGAAAAGAGAATTATTATTCTTGAGTCAGACAACAACAAAAACAGAGATCGTTGGAATAACATAATCAGTTTAATTATGCAAATTATCTGGGTGCTTTTGGCTGCTTGGCTACTTAGCAAACTTAATTTACAACCCCCAATTATTTCATAATTTCACTTGATTTGCATAAATAACTAAGGATTAAATTGGAGAAAATTATGTTCAAAAAGTTTAGTGATTATAAACGCTCTAAAGATCAACTCAATGAAGCTTCTGAGACTAACGGCAAAAAATCTGAAAACGATCTAGGATTAGGAGCCAAAATTACTCTAGGAGATAATAATGACTATCTCCCCTTTGAAGTTAGTGATGATCCTAAAAGTGAATCTTATGGAAAAAACAAAAATTTAGCTCCAATCATCAGAGCCTTTAAAGATGGAGCAAATTGGGGCTGGTCTCGTGATGATAAAAACGGCAACGATAAGCCTGTTAAAATTGGCAGTAAAAAACTTTACCTTGCTGGTGGAGCCGTTCGCTCTCATCTTAAAGGTGAAAAACCAAGAAATATCGAACTTGTTACCAATGCCTCGCCTGATGAAGTGTATCACATTCTGAAACAAAATGATTTTAATTATCTTAAGGACGAAGAGCCAAAAGCAGCAAAAGGAAAGAATTTCTGGATTACTAAAACAAATAAAAATGGAAGACCCTTCGCTTTTGGCGTACAAGTAAATGAAGATGAATTTGAATTAGAAGTTTTCCGAAAAACTCCTCGTGGCATCGAGCACGATAGTGATGATCCAGAACCAGGAACACACAAAGACGATGCTTCAGGACGAGACTTCACCATCAATTCTATGTACATTCTGCTAAGCAATGACAATGGTCCCAATAAAGAACTAGTTGATTTTCATAGTGGAATTCATGATCTTAAAAATAAAAAAGTCACACCTATCGGCGGAATGAAAGCACTTGACGAACATCCTTCCAGAGTGATTCGCATGATTCGTTTCATGCATGCTGATGGTGATCCCAAAAAATTAACAGACGATGAAAAAGAATCCATCAAAAATGCTTCTAAAAATCTTAAGAAAGTAGACAAGAAATACATGATGAAAGAGTTCAGAAAGGGCTTTAAAGGCGACACCCGAAAATACCTCAGTCTAGCTTCTGATCTAGGTATTACTGACAGCCTTTTCCCTGGAAAATTCTTTGATTCTAAATTGCCTAAGGAACTTTCTGAAATTGAAGATGCAGATATGCCTTTGGCTTATGCTTTACGGCTCAATAATCCTGATCATTTACGGGGATTAGATCTTGACAATTTAAATAAAATTCTGGTACTCATTAAATTGCTTAATTTGAAGTCTTTGGATCAGAACAATCTTGATGATCTTACCAATTGTTACAATCAAAGCGATATTTCTACCAGAAAGCTACAAGATTGGGCTCTTAAAATTGGAAATGTCGATCCTAAATTAGTTCAAGGCTTTATTGCACATTGTCGATCACCTAGAGTTAAAGTCTCTTTCAGTGATCAGGGCAAAGATAAAGTTCATGACGATTTTGCTGATCTTATTGATCCCTTTAATGGGGAATTAGATGATGAAAGAGCTAAAAGTCGTCGTAAAGAAATTGAATATCGAAATTTCCTCAGCAAACTATAATTTCAATCTTGCTTAACATTTTTCTATTTGTTACATTGAAAAATGATCGGCACTGTTATATATTATAGAAGCGAGGTTATAAAATGCGTAAAGCTGCACTTTATGTCCATGGCCGTGTCGTGATCGCTGACAGTCACATGCTCGCTTATCAACAGCTTACTCATCATGAAAAAGAATCGCATATTACCAGTGGCGTCTTCGATTCAAGTACCAAAGAATTTGAAAGCGATTTGCCTGAAGAACATTTCTATAACATTGAATGTGTTCTAATTCGTCATGGTCATGTGACTGATTCTAATGAGCCTGATGCTCCCCTTTCTCCAGTCGGCATTCAAAAAGTCAATGAACTCTGCAAAACCTTGAAGAATTTTGATTTCAAAGATTTTACTGGCATTACCAGTCCTTTATTGAGGTGTCTTCAAACCTCTCTAATTATTTATGAAAAATTGCACATAGATTTTAAGACTCAAGCTTCCCTTATGGAATTACCTTGGTTTTTAAATCAAAAAAAACAATATCGATTGCAAAATCATAAACTTAAATTTCCCCAATTTTCCTGGGAATCTAATGATGACTTTATTATAAATTATGAATCTAATGAGGATTTTCTGGAAAGAACAAAACTGGCCTTGCAAAATTTTCAATCAAAAGTTATAGTTATTACTCATTACGGTTTTATTGTTAATGCTATTCGATTGGCTCTTTGTAAAGAAAAAGTGGTTTCTGATATTGCTCCAGCCAGTCTTACTTATATTAACAACCAAGATCTCATGTATCAAGGATAATTTATGGAATTGGAATTTTGTACCAATCAACAACTTATCGATGAATTGGTAAACCGCTCTACTTTTGCTGGAATTATTATTTACTCTGAAGATGAAAACAGAGATATTTTACAAAATCATGATCAATTCGATTTAGTAACCAAAACTTCCCCGCAAGAAACTATTGATGTACTAGAAGCAGCTATTCAAGAGTTGCAGCCTCTTATTTAACGCTTTCACTTAAAAAATAAACAAATGATTCATATGTCTTGTTTAATTCAGAAAGTATTTCAATATCATTAGGAGTCTTCTGCTCTTCTCCAAATTCTATTACTAACGAAAAACAACCGTGACGATAATACCAATCAGCTTCCGTGCCAAATATTGGATATCCATAATTGTTCCGTAATTGTAGTTTCTTGTAGCCACTTAATTCAGTCATCTTGCTTAATATTTTGCGGTATTTAGCATCGTCTGGAGTTCTGTCTGATGTGTCTCCATATGGGTATAAAAATACTTGACCATTACTATGCCCCGATATGGCTGCTGCTGGCTTGATTTTTAGAAAAAATTCCTTCAGTCGTTCTATTGGAATACATGAATCTCTTTCTGGATAACGGTATTCAGAAAAATCTCGGTTTGGATCTACTCCATCTACATACCGACTTTCTTGATAACTATCTGGACTCACCACTGGTATAAAATATAAATCCCGATTGTCCAATAGCTCTTTTATCTCTGGTCTAGATTGATATTCCACTAACAAACGACCTATGTAATCCATTATCATAGCTGTCGAATATAATTCATTGCCATGAATGGTTCCTGTCGCTAATATTACTGGCTGCATTCTTTTGCTTGGATTAATCCTAAAATACACCAAATCTCTATTGCCAGAAGACTTACCGTATGTACCTATTTCGGTATTTTCGGGACATTCTTTGTGCCATTCATTTAATTGAACGATTAATTGATGATAGTTCAAAATACTAGGTGACGGATTGTTTATTCTATATGGAATTGCTTCTTTTTCTTCTAATAACAAAGAAAATCCGCCACTTTCTATTAAATTATTTCGTTTTCCTGCTAAAATTAAGAGTAATACAAATATTGTTATATTAACTATTATTAAATAACTTCGCATATGATCAATAAAATTCTCTCTAAATATGGATTCCCTATTTCTGCAAATTATATCCTGCCAACCTTTATCAATATAAAATTATCTGGTACAGCAGATATCACACTAACCAATGTGGATTCGCTAAAGTCCAAGCCACAATTTTCTCAAGACTTTCTTCCAAATTCATCGGAGCAGTCCACCCCAAATTCCGTAGTTTGCTCCCATCTAAAGCATAACGACGATCATACCCAGGTCGAGCAGATTCACTAGGAATTAACCGATACTTCAACGGTTTCCCCATAATCTTTGCCACCATCTGGGCCAGTTCAAGATTATTAATCTCTTGATCCCCGCAAATGTTGTATCTGTCTGGACGAATATTTGCTTGACCTTGTTTAATTGCGTCTAAATAACAAGTCGGCTTGCGTTTAGAAATGAAAATTAACGCATCTGCTAGACACTTGCAATGTAAATAGATTCTAGTGCCAATATTAGAAATAGAATCCCCATAAATCGGCATTTCCTGATCCATAGCGACCATTTTGACAATTTTTGGCAGAAATTTCTCCACATCCTGCCTCTCGCCAATCAAATTCATGCAATTTGTAATCACAATTGGCAAATTAAATGATCGAAAATAACTAATTGCTATTGCCTCTTGTGCGGCCTTGCTTGCGGCATAGGGATTGCTGGGCACTATAGGAGACCATTCCTTGTGGGCACTATCTTTTGGAGCTTCTCCATAAACCTCATCCGTCGAAATTTGCACAAATAACTCTAAACCCTTACTTTTTCTGGCAAATTCCAACATATTCACGCCCAAATGCCAATTATTATTCATGCAACTGATAGGATCAGTTACCGATCTCTCGACAGCACTCTCAGATGCCATATTAATGATATAATGAATGGGCTTTTCTCTGATAATTCCATTATCCAACCATCTTTCAAAGAGTAAATTTTCAAGTTGTGGGTCAATGGGAACAGTCAGATCATGAACGTAAGTCTTGACACGAGGGTTGTTTGCAACGGTTTCTACGACTCTTCGTACCGTGCCTTTGTGTCGAAAAGAATCAATACAAATTATTTCCCAATCCGTTTTTTCCAGAAAATATTCAAGACAATGACTACCTACGAAACCACCATGACCTGTCAATAAGACTCTTTTTGGCATAATTGTAATTCCTTTTACGAATAATATAGTTATTTCTTTTGCAAAAGTCTAGGTCGATTCTTTAAAGCGGCTTCTATTTCTTTGCCTGTATAAAATGTTTTTACGCCTTGTTGAGCATCCAAATGCCGATAAATCATTTCTGCATAAGCCCTGTCACCAGATAAATTAATAACAATAGAAACTTTGGTGATGTTTTCTCGTACTCCATCTAGGGTAATTTTGAAACGATCTCCTGCATCTGCTTTAATAAAAACTGTTCCTTCCCCTACTTGCTCATCTACAATCGGAAGTTTCAGTTCTTCTAATACATTTTTGGTGGCTGTGTGCATTACTCCTAGTTCTGTATTGTAATATTTTCGAGCTTCTCGTTCTTTATACCACATAACTCCTGCTGAAATTATGGCAACCCCTGGAGAAATAAAGTCACAACCAACAACAAAACACAACATCATTGCTAAAAATATTTTTTTCATTTTTCCCTCTTTTACTTATTTATAGTATATGAATACCAAACTTCAATCAAAATTAGCTCAAGAATTTCCTGCTTTTTTCCCAGGTTACCATCCTAATGAATTTTTGTCTTTCGAATTTGAGTGTGATGATGGATGGTATAATTTAATTCGACAGCTTTGTTTGGATATTCAAGCCGCCAATCCGCCAAAAGAATTTACCGTATTACAGGTTAAACAAAAATTTGGAGAGCTTCGCTTTTATGTAGCAAATTCCAATAAAACAATCGATGAATTAATCGATAAAGCAGAAAGATTGTCTGTGCAAACCTGTGAATTTTGTGGATCAAACCAGTCTGTAGAAAGCAGGCCAAATAAAGGTAAATACTGGATTATGACATTGTGTGCTAATTGTCGAAAAGACTAGGAGTTAGCTACTAGAACTGCTGCTTCTGCATAAGTGACTAGTTCACTTTCTTTCCATCTTACGTTCAATGTATCTGTATAAATCACAGTGCCTTTCACATTTTGTACTTTTTTGATGCAAACTTTTTCAAATCCGCCACGTTCAGCATCTGCCTTTGAATAAGCGATGGATCTTGCAGGGAATTTGTTTGTAACACGCAACTGGAATTGACTGGAGCCACTAATCATTACTTCGCCTAAACTCACATAATTAATGTTACCGTTTATTATTGAATAGGTTAGATAGTTGTTGACCAATATTGCTGCTTGTTCGTAAGTAATTAGTTCATCTTCATTCCACATTGCATTTAATGTATCTGTGTAAAATGCGGTGCAATTTCTTCCATCTACATTATCAAAAATAATTGTGACTTTTTTGATGACGATCTTTTCAAATCCGCCACGCTCAGCATCGCTCTTTGAATATACAATCGATCCTACAACGAATTTGCCGCAATAATATGCTTGACATTCGCTAGAACCGCCAATTACTACTTGTCCTGAAACAATATGTTTGAAGTTCTTAAATAAAACTTCTGCAACACCACCGACTTTAACGCCACCTTCTCCAAATGCTGGCCCTGCCGATGGACTTGCACTTGGGCTGATACTCGGACTTACGCTAGCTGATGGGCTTAAGCTTGGACTAATACTTGCACTTAAACTCGGACTAGTACTAGGACTAATGCTTGCACTTGGGCTTAAGCTTGGACTAATACTTGCACTGAAGCTTGGGCTGACACTTGCACTTGGGCTTAAACTGGGAGAGATACTTGGACTGATACTTGGACTAATACTGGCACTCGGGCTTAAACTGGGGCTTAAACTCGGACTGATACTTGGACTGATACTTGGGCTAACACTAGGACTTAAACTGGGACTTAATGACGGTGATTTGCTGGGACTAACAGAAGGGCTAACACTAGCACTCGGACTTAAGCTTGGACTAACGCTAGCACTTGGACTTAGGCTTGGACTGATAGAAGGACTAATACTCGGAGAAACACTTGGGCTTACTGATGGACTTAAGCTTGGACTGATAGAAGGACTAATACTTGGAGAAACACTTGGGCTTAAGCTTGGGCTTAAGCTTGGACTGATAGAAGGACTAATACTTGGAGAAACACTTGGGCTTACTGATGGACTTAAGCTTGGACTGATAGAAGGACTAATACTTGGAGAAACACTTGGGCTTAAGCTTGGGCTTACAGATGGACTAACGCTAGCACTTGGGCTTAAGCTCGGAGAAATACTTGGACTTAAGCTTGGAGAAATACTTGGACTTACAGAAGGGCTTACAGAAGGACTTACAGAAGGACTAACACTTGGAGAAATACTTGGACTTACAGAAGGACTAACACTTGGAGAAATACTTGGGCTTACAGAAGGACTAACACTTGGAGAAATACTTGGACTTACAGAAGGACTAATGCTAGGACTTACAGAAGGACTAACACTTGGCGAAGTACTCGGACTTACTGATGGACTGACACTAGCACTTGGGCTTAAGCTTGGACTAATGCTGGGACTTACTGACGGACTGACACTTGGAGAAATACTCGGACTTACTGATGGACTGACACTAGCACTTGGGCTTAAGCTTGGACTAATGCTGGGACTTACTGATGGACTGACACTTGGAGAAATACTCGGACTTACTGATGGACTGACACTTGGAGAAATACTTGGGCTAATACTTGGAGAAATACTCGGACTTACTGATGGACTGACACTCGGAGAAATACTTGGACTGACACTCGGAGAAATACTTGGACTAATACTTGGAGAAATACTAGCACTGGGACTTAAACTCGGACTAACACTAGCACTGGGACTTACGCTTGGAGAAATGCTCGGACTGATGCTCGGAGAAACCGAAGGGCTTACAGAGGGGCTAACACTTGCACTAGGACTTAGGCTTGGAGAAATACTTGGACTCAGACTCGGACTCAGACTCGGACTCAGACTCGGACTTACAGAAGGACTAATGCTAGGACTGATACTTGGGCTGACACTGGCACTCGGGCTTAAGCTCGGACTTGCACTTGGAGAAACACTTGGGCTAACACTTGGAGAAACGCTCGGACTAATACTTGGACTGATACTCGGACTGATACTTGGACTAATACTGGCACTTGGACTTAAACTGGGAGAGATACTTGGGCTCAAGCTTGGACTAATACTTGGAGAAATACTCGGACTGATACTTGGAGAAATACTCGGACTGATACTTGGAGAAATACTGGCACTTGGGCTTAAGCTTGGACTTGCACTTGGAGAAACACTTGGACTTGCACTTGGAGAAACACTTGGGCTAACACTTGGAGAAATTGAAGGGCTAATACTTGGACTGACACTGGCACTCGGGCTTAAGCTCGGACTTGCACTTGGAGAAACACTTGGGCTAACACTTGGAGAAACGCTAGGACTGATACTTGGACTGACACTAGCACTAGGACTTAAGCTCGGACTGACACTGGCACTCGGGCTTAAGCTCGGACTGATACTTGGAGAAACACTTGGACTTGCACTTGGAGAAACGCTAGGACTTAGACTTGGACTGACACTAGCACTAGGACTTAAGCTCGGACTGACACTGGCACTCGGGCTTAAGCTCGGACTGATACTTGGAGAAACACTTGGACTTGCACTTGGAGAAACGCTAGGACTTAGACTTGGACTGACACTTGGACTAATACTTGGGCTAACACTTGGAGAAATACTCGGACTGACACTTGGACTAATACTTGGGCTAACACTTGGGCTAACACTTGCACTTGGGCTTAAACTAGGGCTAATACTTGGAGAAATTGAAGGACTAATGCTTGGACTAATACTCGGAGAAACACTTGGACTAACACTTGGACTCACACTTGGACTGACACTAGCACTAGGACTTAGACTTGGACTAATGCTCGGAGAAATACTGGGGCTAACACTTGGAGAAACACTCGGACTAATACTTGGAGAAATTGAAGGACTGATACTTGGACTAATACTAGCACTAGGACTTAGACTTGGACTGACACTTGGAGAAATACTTGGACTAATACTTGGAGAAACGCTAGGACTTAGACTTGGACTGACACTTGGACTGACACTTGGAGAAATACTTGGGCTGACACTTGGAGAAACACTCGGACTGATACTTGGACTAATACTTGGGCTAACACTTGGAGAAATACTCGGACTGATACTTGGACTAATACTGGCACTTGGACTTAAACTAGGACTAATGCTTGGACTAATACTTGGAGAAACACTGGGGCTCAAACTAGGACTGACAGAAGGACTAACACTGGCACTAGGACTTAGGCTTGGGCTTAATGAAGGGCTAATACTTGGACTAATACTGGGGCTTACAGAAGGACTGACACTTGGAGAAATACTTGGGCTAATACTTGGAGAAATACTTGGGCTGATACTTGGAGAGACACTGGGGCTCAAACTAGGACTGATACTTGGACTGACACTGGCACTTGGGCTTAAACTTGGGCTAATACTCGGAGAAATGCTTGGGCTGATACTTGGAGAAACACTGGGGCTAATACTTGGACTAACACTTGGACTGATACTTGGAGAAATGCTAGGGCTAACACTTGGACTGATACTTGGAGAAATACTAGGACTAACACTTGGACTAATGCTAGCACTAGGACTTAAGCTCGGACTGATACTTGGAGAGATACTCGGACTTACAGATGGGCTAATACTTGGACTGACACTCGGACTGATACTGGCACTTGGGCTTAAACTTGGGCTGATACTGGGACTAATACTTGGACTTATCGATGGGCTAATACTTGGACTGACACTTGGAGAAACACTAGCACTAGGACTTAAGCTGGGACTAATACTTGGAGAAACACTAGGACTTAGACTTGGACTAATACTTGGACTTATCGATGGGCTAATACTTGGACTGACACTTGGAGAAACACTAGCACTAGGACTTAGACTTGGACTAACAGAAGGACTAATACTAGGACTAATACTAGGACTTAATGAAGGTGATTTGCTTGGAGAAACACTGGGGCTTAAACTAGGACTGATACTGGGGCTTATACTTGGACTGACACTTGGAGAAACACTAGCACTAGGACTTAGACTTGGACTAACAGAAGGACTAATACTAGGACTAATACTAGGACTTAATGAAGGTGATTTACTTGGAGAAACACTGGGGCTTAAACTAGGACTAATGCTTGGACTGATGCTGGCACTTGGACTTAAACTTGGAGAAACACTGGGACTTAAACTAGGACTAATGCTTGGACTGATGCTGGCACTTGGACTTAAACTTGGAGAAACACTGGGACTTAATGATGGACTAATGCTTGGAGAAACACTTGGACTTATACTGGGACTGATACTTGGAGAAATGCTAGGACTTAAGCTAGGACTTAGACTAGGACTAACAGAAGGACTAACACTAGCACTTGGGCTCAAACTCGGACTGATACTGGGACTGATACTTGGAGAGATACTTGGACTAACACTCGGGCTTATCGATGGACTAATACTTGGGCTGACACTTGGAGAAACACTAGCACTAGGACTTAGACTTGGACTAACAGAAGGACTAATACTAGGACTAACACTAGGACTTAATGAAGGTGATTTACTTGGACTGACACTGGGACTGACAGAAGGACTAATGCTAGCACTTGGGCTCAAACTTGGAGAAATACTGGGGCTGACAGAAGGACTGATGCTAGCACTTGGGCTCAAACTTGGAGAAATACTGGGGCTTAATGATGGCGATTTACTTGGACTGACACTTGGACTAACAGAAGGACTCAAGCTCGGACTTAAACTTGGACTAACACTGGCACTTGGGCTTAAACTTGGGCTGATACTGGGACTAACACTTGGGCTTATCGATGGACTAATACTGGGACTTACAGAAGGACTGACGCTAGCACTTGGACTTAAACTTGGAGAAATACTGGGACTTACAGATGGACTAACAGATGGACTGATACTGGGACTTACAGAAGGACTGACAGATGGACTAACAGATGGCGATTTACTTGGAGAAACACTAGGACTTTGAGAAGGACTGATACTAGCACTAGGGCTTAAACTAGGGCTAATACTTGGAGAAATACTAGGGCTAATACTGGCTGATGGACTTAAACTGGGACTTAAACTGGGACTTAATGAAGGCGATTTACTTGGAGAAATACTCGGACTGATAGAAGGACTGATACTTGGAGAAATACTGGGACTGATACTGGCTGATGGGCTTAAACTGGGGCTTAAACTTGGGCTAATACTGGGACTTGCAGAAGGACTTACAGAAGGACTTAGACTTGGACTAATGCTAGGACTGACACTTGGTGAAACACTAGCTGACGGACTCAAACTTGGAGAAATGCTTGGACTGACAGAAGGACTTACAGAAGGACTGATACTCGGACTTAGTGATGGCGATTTACTTGGACTGACAGAAGGACTGACACTAGCACTTGGGCTTAAACTTGGACTAATGCTGGGACTGACAGAAGGACTGATACTCGGACTTAATGAAGGTGATTTGCTAGGGCTAACACTTGGGCTTACAGAAGGACTGACACTAGCACTTGGGCTTAAACTTGGACTGATACTTGGACTGATACTTGGACTGATACTCGGACTTAATGAAGGTGATTTGCTAGGGCTAACACTTGGGCTTACAGAAGGACTGACACTAGCACTTGGGCTTAAACTTGGACTAATGCTGGGACTGATACTTGGACTGATACTCGGACTTAATGAAGGTGATTTGCTAGGGCTAACACTTGGGCTTACAGAAGGACTGACACTAGCACTTGGGCTTAAACTTGGACTAATGCTGGGACTGATACTTGGACTGATACTCGGACTTAATGAAGGTGATTTGCTAGGGCTAACACTTGGGCTTACAGAAGGACTGACACTAGCACTTGGGCTTAAACTTGGACTGATACTTGGACTTAAACTTGGACTTAAACTTGGACTGACAGAAGGTGATTTGCTTGGACTAACACTTGGGCTTACAGAAGGACTGACACTAGCACTTGGGCTTAAACTTGGACTGATACTTGGACTTAAACTTGGACTTAAACTTGGACTGACAGAAGGTGATTTGCTTGGACTAACACTTGGGC